CCTTCTATCGCCTTTCGGGCCCTGCGAAAAACCCCGATCTCGCCTGTCGTCGTCGTCGCCGAGTCTTGAAGAAACTCTGCTTATGCTCGACGGATTACGACCGGCGTTCCTGTTCGAACTTCTCGTTTCTTTCGGAGTAGCCGAAACTCCGTACTGAGGCCTCAAAAATCTTTCCAACGCCCCCCTGGGACCTGGTGTAGTTTCGTCGCGACGTTTTTGTTTTCGCTCTCGTCTGGCTTTTTCGGCGTCCGCATATTTCTTTTTAGCCGCGTCGTGAGCAGCTCGCCTCTTGGCGTCTTCCATTTGTTGTAATTGAATTCTTCCGGCCTGGTTCTGATATTCGCGGAATTGCGGGTTATCCGAAGCATAGTATTTTTGCGGTTCCCCATATCTGTCGGCTGGTTTTCCAGTCGGATTAGTTCTGTTGTTGCTTGATCCCGTGTTCGGATATCCGGGTTGAGCACCGGGAAGCCTGTCCACCGGTCGTCCGACTGGACGCTTGGCGGCATTCCTTCTGTCCTCGTTGTCCTGCCAACTCGTATCGGGTTTCGGAACCGGGTACCTGTCGGCCGGAAGTCCCGGAACGTATCCAGGTGGATACGTTTGATCTTGGGTGGGAGTTCCCGACGAAGGTTTCTTCGGTTCCCCCGCCCTCATGCGACGGTCGTATTCCGCTCTTGCTTCTCTCCGAGCCTGACGTTCTTCGTCGCTTCGGTTTGGAGCGTTCCAATATTTTCCTCCAGTTTGCGGGTCAACAGTAATCGAGCCTTCAGCTGGTTTTATTCCTCTCTTGCGCAATTGGTTGTTGACGAAACGCTTGCGGTCTTCTTCGACGGTAAAACTCTCCCGCGCTTCCCCTCTCGCGGCTCTCTCCTCGTCGCTGCGTCCGTAAAGCTGGAGCGATCCATCTTCCATTTCTTGTATTTGATTTCCCTGCGTTGGCGTTATTCCCTGTTCTCGCAACGACCTATTGACGTGCCTTCTCCTGCGCTGTTCCAGGAAAGAGTTGTCCAATCGTTGATACGGTTGACCAGATCCGGATTGTTCCGCTTTTGGCTTGCGTTTGACCGGTTGTTCGTCCGGAGTTCCGTCGAAAATCGTCCCGTCTCCGTCGCGATCGATCATGTCCGCGGCGTCGGCCGTCGACGCATTCCCACCTATGGTCGCGCCGAGCGCCTTGACCGAAGGCCTTACGGAAACCGATTTGGTTTCCGTGATCGGCCCGCCGGTGACCCAAGCCCTGCAGGTTCTCTTAGAGGCACACTTGAAGTCGAACGCCTCGCAGTATCCGAGATGTCCGGCCGCGTCTATTGCCTCCCATTCGTCCTTTCCCTTGGGGCCCGTCACGCCGTTCTCTATGCATGATTTCATTTCCGGGGTCACGATGAACATCGCGCAGTTGCCGCACGTCTGCTTGCGAGCCTGATCGGCCGACACGTCCCACTCCGAACCGAGTTTCTTGTAGTAAGCGTCGTTTGGTTCCGCAGGATTCAACGGACCGTACATTGCCGTCTTGATGGCGCGCGCCCTGTTTTTAAGGTTCGTGGCTATGTCCCTGGTTGCCTTCGGGCACGAGGACGTTTCCGCCTTGACTTTTATTTTTCTTTTCCTGGAACTAGATGGGATGACGGGAGTTTTCGCAGGATCGTAAACTCCACCAACGACTCCGTCCGGGATTACGGCGAAGCGACACTTGCCCCCATCCTCGACTTTTTGGGCGATTATCTTGCAGACCCCGTTGCCCTCGTAAAGCGCGCAGTTGGAGCACTTTACCCCGATGTGCGCAACGACGTTGTCCTTAGCAGATTCGTAACCTGCCCATATCCCGGTTTCGTCCTCGTTGAATTTTCCGTACTTCTTGGCTATGGCGACGAGCGAATCGGCAAGCTCCTGTTCCTCCGCCACGAGTTTCGGCTTGGCTGGAGTTGGGGCGGTCGGTTCTGTTTGAACGACGACCACGAGCTCTCCCGACATCAATTTGCTTATCATGTCTGAAGGGTTCATCGGCACTCCGTTTATCTGGGTTCCATTATCGCACGTCAAAGATCAAATGAATACGAGCCGAGTCGCCGGCATTGACCACTCCATGCAACATCCCCGTGTTGTTTATTTCCCATATTTCCCCGATCGGCAAATGCTTGGTTTCCCCTCCCACGGAGAAAACGCAACCTTCGTTGGTGACCACGGGAAGGTGCAACCTTTTGGTACTGGACAAAAAATCACCTTTGTCGTAGTGGGGAGTTATTTCGGACTGCGGCAACAGTTTCACGAGATTCGCCCTTTTCACGGACGCCCCTACGACTTGAGATAGTTGCGTCAAATGATTCGAAAATAAATCGTAGTTTCGGTGTTTTATGGGACGATATTTTTTGTGCTGATCGAACAACAACGGAACGGTTTGCGTTTGTTTGTGTCCGACTATGTTTTGTTGCCTGTATTTGTATCTTCGCCATTCTTCTTCGTCGAGCTTTGCCACGTCCGCCAACAACGAATCCATGAATTCGTAGGTTCCGTGAAACACGAACGGAAGTTGCGGTTTGTTCTCGTCCATAAAAGGCGAAACCCCCGCCCCTACCCCGAATTTACGGGGCGGGACGGGGGCATCGCTTGATTCGTCAGCCTTGGATCAGGCTTCCGGTGCTCCGTCGAAGTCGACTGCGACGAACGCTTCCGGCCTCTTGACCGCCAGCGCCAGGCGCTGCTCGGCCAGGATGACGATCGCGTTGCGGACGAAGAAGTCCGAGTGCTGTTCGCTGACTCGGATGCTCGCCTGCTCGCGGTCGTACAGCTGTGCGCCCGTTCCGAACGCGCCGACGAGGGCCTTGCCCTCCGGCATCGCCGGGGTCTCGACGACCGGGATTCTCCACAGTCTCGGCTGACCGCCGAGAGCGACGGAGACGGCGACCAGGTACTGGCCGTTCGCGTCCTTCGACAGCTCGACCTCTTCCCAGTTGGTCGGGTGCATGATGACGCCGGTTGGCTCGTAGTAGGCGAGGAACGACAGGGTCGCGGCACGACGGATCGCGTCTGCCTTGTTGTCGCCAACCGCACCTTCTGACCAGGCGTACTCCTGGATTCCGGGGGTCTCGAGGACGCCGAGGAGGTTCTCTCCCGAGCCGTCACCCTGAAGGATCTGGTAGTCCTCCTGGAGTCTGAGACCGTACATCAGCTCGTTGTCGATGATCGAGCGGAGCTGCGGTTCATCGGCGAGGACGTTGCGGTGCGCTGCTTCCCAGTGGGCCAGCGTGCGGACTGCTGCCTGCTCGCCGACGAACTGGAAGCTCGACTGCGGCTTCTGGGCGAAGGCGCCACCCGAACGCTCGGCAACGGTTGCCGCGTTGTTCGAGGCGGTGCTGCCTGGCGTCGTGAAGCCGAGGTGACGGAAGTACTCGATGACCGCAGCCGTGGTCGTGCGCGACGGGAACAGGTCCCTGACTCGCTTCGTCCTGGTCGGCTGAGTGACCATCGGGTCGCGCTGGATCGTTCCGAAGTCGCCGAGACCGCTTCCGCGCTCAGCGTTTCCGACGGTCGGCATGGCCGAGTAGACGTCCTTGACGTTGTACTGGGTCAGCGAACCGGCGAACTGGAACGGCGAAATCATGTTCGCGCCGTTACGGCCACCGTTGAGCGACTTGAACTCGGGCGACTCGATGAATTGCTGGCCGACCGTCTTGAACGACGGAGCGGCAGGAGCGACGGCTGCGGCATGCGCGGCGACCGATGCGTCGGCCGGAGCAGAACCCCAGTCCTGAACCTTGTTCAGCGACTCGAGACCCTCGATGAGTCCCTTGATCTCGCGGATGTCGGACATGTTCTTGTCGAACGCCGACTTCTGCTCGGTCGTAACGACGACCGTTCCGTTGTCAACGCGGAACGAGTCCGCGATTTCCTTGTTTTGCTGCATCTTCTCGCGGAGTGCTGATTGCAATTCGCGGAGTCTGCTCGTGTCTTGCGACATGATTTTGCCTCCTGGGCGTGGTTGTTGTTGCTGTTTGATTAGACAGCGCCAGGTAAGCACCCGCTGCTTGCGTCTGCATTCAAAGTTAGCAGAATAGTAAACGTCGTAGTGTAAGTAGCGTATTTTTTGTCAGACTATGTCGATTATTATTCCGCGATTACGCATGTCTTCGTATTCCGTTTTTAGATCGTCAACCGTTTTCCGATTTTCCGGGGTGTCGGACAACCCGAAATGGGACAATGGCAGGTCGTTTATCGCCGCCAGCTGAATAGCCTCCCAAGCCGACAACCCGGCACCGGCTCGCGGTCTCCTCGAAATCGGTTCGTCGCTCATCGTCATCTCCCCGAGTACGGTATGGTTATCGACTGAGTTTTGCGCGGTTCCAGTTTATCTCCGTCCGGCCCGACCCTGTCCTTGAAAAGATATCTGAACAAGTACGGATGCTTTATCTGGAGCATCTGGGGTTGACCCGGCTGTCCAAGCAACAATTGACCGACCAACAAAGGTTTGGCCGGATCCTTTTCCGTGTCCCATATGTAAAGTTCGTCGAACAGTTGCCTGCCAATGAAGTTCGGAAGCATCTGCATCACGTTCCACTGAATGGTGGTCACTATGTTCGACGGAACACCCCTCCCGGTTCTCTCCTCCCGTTCCTTCACCCTTCTCAAAAGCGTTTCTTCCGGGGCGAAGAAGTAATGGGCGACCATGTCGTACCCCTTCTTCTTCCAGTCCTTTATGTCCTCGAAACCGTCGTTGAACTGGCCGCTCGTGTCGTAGACGAGATCCAATCCCTCCCTCGTGGCCGCCCTCGCCAGCACCGCCGTGGCCTGACGAGATTCTTGATGGACGAGACTTGACGCCCCGGGCATGCGGCGGGAATACCACAATCTTGCCTCAGGCATCATTATTTTTGCGTCGTCCGGATCGGCGACTACGGCGCTGTCGTAGTTCGGTATTCCGGCCAGACCCGTGTTCCTGGCGGCCGATTTTCCTACTCCGGAAGCTCCTCCGAGTATGTACACGACCGGTCGTTGCTGGTCGTTGGGAACGTCGCCGCGCCTAGCCCTCTCCAGGCTGGCCTCCACGTACGGTTTCCATAGTTGCTCGACCCTGTCTTTGTCTCCCCAGGCCGAGAACAAATCCTCGCCTCCCCTGGAGTGACCGACCTTGTAGAAACCCGAGGTATCGGATCCCTGCTCCAAGATTCGTGGCGACATCTTGCTTTGAACGGACAGCAAACCGAGATCCCTGGGCAGCGAATCGTCTATTTCGTTTCGTTGCGGGCCCGACATTCCGGCTTCCGCGACTTCGTCGCCCCTGAATCTCCACGACGATCTTGCCACCCTGTTGCCCCACGGCATCATCGGGTGCGGCATGTTACCGCTTTCCGGAAATAGCTTTTTGCCGGTCGCTCTTCTCACCGAGTTGACCGCGGCGATCATCTTTTGGTTGCGAACTCTGGAGGCCTTCGACAATAGTCCTAGTCTCTTGGTTATCGACAGCCTTATGTCTCCGTAGGGATCCGAGGACGGATCTATTCTCATGGCGGCCACGGCCTTTCTTATCCATTCTGCGTGCCCGAAGGCGAGCCTGTGCGTTCCGGATGCTATTTCGGAAAGAGGAACCCAGCGCGCTCCGCTCGCATCGGAAGCCGCCGATAGTTGCGTATCCCAAGGAAGAACGAACATGCCCGCACCGACGCGGGCTCCGTTGACGAAACGCGGATCCCAATCGGGGGCTTCTATAGTTCCCATGTACTGGGCTTGATACGTATTTTCCAAGGAAACGCCGACTTCCTCCATCGTCTCCCTGGTGGCGGTCGTCATCAGGTCTTCTTGGCCGTCCCTCAAACCGCCAACCAGGGCCATGGCATCCCTGAAAGGACCGCTCTTGCGGGAAATCATCGCTATTTCCGCCGTGGATATGTCTTCGTTCCTCATCCTTATCATCACGGAATCGGCGGCCTCGACGAATCTGTCGTCCTTTCCGAACGACCATTCGCTCGTGCTCCAATTGATGTCGTCCTCGTTACCGTCCAGGTTCTTCGAGATGTCGAAAGGCGAACCGAGCGACGTTATGTCGGCGGCTCTTCTCAGTTCGTTTTCGCTCAAGTCGGCATCGCCGTATATTCCCTCGTAATAGAGTTTTTGATCGATTTGTTCAGATCTGGCGAAGTTGTCGGTAATCGGCTGCATCATTTCGGAGAATTCTCTGGTCATTCCGGCTTCCGGCTGCGCCGAATCCTCGCTCGGGAGGTGCTCGTCGTTGTCGAAATACAAGCGCATTACCGACTTCAGCTTGTTCAATCTCGACTGTTCTCCGTCATTCGTGACGAGTGCCTCCGCCCTGTCCATTGCGTGCCGTATTGCCCCGACCAGGTCGGACGGTTCCTGTCCGTTTTCTCCGTGGACCAAATACGAGTTGGTCATGCGAACGGCGTTCGGGGCGAAAGGAGACTGACCACCCCTGAAGTCGTATGGTGACAGGTCGTTCATGTTCGCTGCGGCCGAATAAAGATTCATCAATCTTTCAACTTCACCGACCAATTCGGAATCAGAAGCGGTACCCGTCGCTATGCCGTACGATCTTCCCTGGTTGAACCAGTGTTCGTTGGCCAATATCTTGTTTCGTTTTAGGTCGTCGGATTTGTCTATCGAGTTAATTCTTCTTCTCGACTTTGACATTCCGGCTTCGGCCGAAGGCTCCGGCGCTCCGCCTCCGGTGATGCGGGCGGAAGCTATGACCATGCGTATCACGTTCGGCGATATGTTGGCCGCGTTCAGGGCCTGCGATATCCCGTCGTCGGACGAACCGCGCAGATCGTCGCTGAAGATCGACTGTAGAACGTCTCCCAGATCGACGAATTCGTCGCCTCTCCTAGAAGCGGCTTTTATCGCCCCGACCATTGCTCGTTGAGCGGCTTTGGAGAAACCAGTCGGTCTGTCGCTCGGCGAATCTGACGGTTTCATAAGCGACGAAAGGGCTTCCGTTACGCGGTCCGAAGTTATTCCGAGTCTCCTGAGGGCTACCGAGTATGCGCCAGGATTGTTGACGTCCGTCATCAGCGAGCGCCACGCGCCGGAAAGCAGGTGCGCAAGATTGAATTCCGGCGATCCGTTACGCGCCGAGTCCTCGTAGCCCTCAACCACCGCCGAAGCTGCGTCGTCGGTGAATCTCGCTATGGCCGCCCTGGTGACCGACGACATTCCGGCATCCGTCTGATCGCCGTCGCCGTTCTTGTCGTAAGTCAAGTCCTGGAAACCGTTGGCGTCAAGCCAATCGTTGAAAGTCGGTATCGTCTTCATTTTTTCCGAGTCGGTCAACAGCGAGTCCCTCATCGGATCTATCACTTCTCGCTTATATCTCGGAAGCAACATTCGTCTTCTCTTGGTTCTTTCGGTGGCGAGAATGAACGGCTCCATCTCCCTTACGGCTTCACCTATGGTCTTGACCGATCCGTAGTAACCGCTTCGAATGTGTTGTTCGAAGGCGGTTCCCAACTTGTCCTGCATGTCCAAAAAATGTCCGACGTATCTTTCCACGAATTCCTGTTGACTTTGGTTGAGGGCGGGGGCGTCTCCCCCTTCTTCCAATGCGCTCGTATTTTGCGCGATAATTCCCATGAAAGTCGAAATGTCGTCCTGCGAACCTTCCACTATCGCATTCATTACTTCGTCTCCGAATTCGAGATCGCCGAACAGCGAGGCGCCGGCGACGCGAACTATTTCCGACATTAGTTTTCCGAAGGTTTCAAGGTTTATTCTTCCGTCTTCGTGCATTGAGCCCAAGAGTTGGGTTATGGCCGCTATTTCTTTTTGGAAATAATTAATTTCCTGGGGGGCGAGCATTCGCTCCAATCCGGCCGAGAAGGCGGCGACCTGTCTATAGCCGACCTCAATGTTCGTCCTGTGCAGTTGCATGAGTCCCTGTATTAACGGCAACAAGAACTGGTCTCTCCACTCCCTGAACGGATGATTGCGGTCGTTGACGATAGAAGTGGCTATACGCAATTGCGGTCTCAGGGAATAAAGGCGTGTCACCTGGTTTTCCGACATCTCGGACAATGACTTTCTCAATTCCGACATCGCTTCGGCGAGAGTTTTGCCAGTCACCGGATATATGTCGTCCATGCGATTCGTATCGAGCCACGGGAATATGTTCTTTAGTTGCGCCAAAACGGCTTCCTTTGTGACCGTACCCTCGGGAAGTCCCTTTATGATCGGACCGATCCATTCGTCGAATCTCTCCAATTCCGGAGTTGGATAACCCATCGCCGAAACTCTTCCCACCACCCTGTTCAGTAGTTGTGCGTTGTTGTTTTCCGACAATTCCCCTTCCTGGAACATGGAAAGCGACGAGACGTAATCGGCGAATTCCTCGGGATGCATCGCAATTATCTGCTCGTCGGACAACTCCCCTTGGGCGGCTTCGGTCTCCCACCAATACTTTCCAGGCGTCTCGTCTACGATTTTTTGTAGGGCTTGCATCGTTTCCTGCTCGTACGACCAATCGTCGTCGGACATGCTTGCGATCCCGCCGAGTTCCGAGATGGCGTTCGTTTCGTCGTTCCATCCCGGATTGTAGGGATTTCCGTTCGGACCCGCGTAAACGATGTTCGGACCGTACATCGACCAATATCCGTACGAGTCAACCCTCGGCCTGGCGAATCTGAACCAATCGGTGCCCCCCTGGGTTCCGGTGAAGAACGGGGTGAGATTCTCATCCATGTCCGGCCTGGCGAGCGACTGCACCGCTTTTCTGTACAGACTCGTAGCGAGCACGTCGGCGACTATGCGAGACAAAACTTTCGTCGATTTCATCATGCTTTCGGCTTTTGCCTTGTTTGCCTCTCCGCTAGGCGCATACAACGAAGACCATGCTTCGGTCGGCAGCGACTCCATGAGGATCAAACCGGGTTGCTCCGCCGCGTCCTGAAGAGCCTTGAACACCGAGTCAAACGCAAATGCAAAGACCTGGTCGTCGACTTCCCTGACCGGAACATACATGCGATCGCCCAGCATCGCCCGCGAGCCGGGCTCTTCGGGAATGTTCGGCGACGCCGTGCGCACGATCTGCGTGGGCATCATTTCGCCGAAAGACTCGACTATTGGGTCAACGGCCGTATAAATTCCGTAAACCCAATTCGCCAACATTATTTGTCTCGGAGTGAGTTGGTCAACTATTTTCTTTGCTTCAGCATTTCCCTGCACGACCGAACCAATCAACAGGTTGGAGAACATCGGGACACCCTTGAGCCACGGATCTTCATCCCTGTTCCACACTTCGTTGCCCATTTGAGTCGAACCGGTTATCGCCTGGCTTGGATCCGAAAGAGTGTCGGTGGGCGTGGTTCCGTACCTCATGCGCATCAGATTCTTTTCGTCGGTGGCCGCCATCATTGGAATGAGCAGGCGCATGACTTTTTCGTCGCCTTCCTCGAACATCGGAGGCGCGTCTACCATGTTTGGGTTGCGCAACATCTGCCTCAACTGCCACAACTTGAGACGCATTTCGTCGCCCAACCCCCGCGGCAACTCCGCTTCGTCAAGCAATCCTGCTTCTATTAATTCCCCGTTCGTGATTTCGCTAAACGATGCGAGCGAGTCGTCGTTCTGATCTCCAAATTGCTTGAACGCCTTGTCGTACGTCGCCAGCAGCATGGTTCGAAGCATCGGCATGATTCCTCTGTAAACTCCGGTATTGGCGAATTCGTCTCTTATGACGGACGGAATCGCGTGGTATCCGAAAATTTCCTGAGCCGGATTTTCCTGACGCGTCGCTATGTCGAAAAGTTGGTAGGATTTGCCGGTTACGTTTCCTGCCGGTTCGTTGGGAATTAACTCGAATACGGCCTGCTCGGGCAACTCCGACCCGACGTCTCCGAATATCCCCATCAACAACTTTTCTTCTTTGCTGATCGAGTCCGATTTGTTCCTGAAGTAGCCGCCTTCCAGGACGAGGGATATCCACGACGAAACCGCTTGCGCCCACAGTTCCATCTTTTTCGGATCTTTGACGTAACCGTCAACACCCAAAGATGATGGCCGTCCCTGAATGAATGGATCTCCCACGACGGCCGGAGGAGACTGGACGTTGGGGTCTATCGTGGATCCGTCCGCTCTCGTCAGGCGCGATTCCCTCCAATCCTCGCTCGGACCGTCGGAAAGTTTGGATTCTTCGGGGAGTCTTCTGTTGGCCATTCCGGCCATGGCTTCTTCCCCGTAGGCGTCGTTCATCGTCAACTTGTTCGGCTCCGACGCAAGTATCGATTCCAAAGTTCTGGAACCTATTCCGTACTTGCGCATCAGTGAGCGCTTGGATACCCCAGATGAGAAGTCCGAAAGTACGGCAGGAGAGTTTTGTGCTATCCATCTCGGGGAGCCGACGACGTCCGGGAGAAGGCCCTGCTTCCTGAGCTCGTGCAACGAATTCCTTACCGTATTGGCGTTGAATCCAGTAGCGTCGACTATGTCTTGCTCCCTGTAACCGGCCGAAGCCATCAGTTCCACTACGCCCTTTCTGCTGCGCGGGGCGGAATTTGCAATGTAATTTGCGGCGTCTTCGGCCGTTATTTCCTCGATGCCAACCGCATCGAAGAAACGGTCGACCGTGCCGTCGTTCACAAGTTGCGAAACCTTGTCCACAACGAAAATGCCGTTGTCGATTTCCGATGCGACCTGGTCCATATCGGCACCGTCGTTGATGGCCGACAGTGCTTGTCCGGATCTATCCCACGTTGACGCAAGCCAATAGAAATTGCCCGGGTCGGTGTCTGGCGATGGAATTTCCGACGGCCAGATATCCGCTCGTGATTTTCCGAAAGCCCTTGCGATGGTTTCCGCCGATTCCGGGGCCATCGCCATTCCCTCTTTTCTAAGGTTGGATATGACGTCGTACGGAGCATTCAGGAACCTGCTCATGGCGCGATCCGACATCTGTTCTATTCCTGGAACGGCTTCAACAAGCGACGCAAATTGATATGTGCCTCCGTTGACCAAATCCGCCTGAGACAAACCGCGCGAGGCGTAAAGGGGGCTCATGCCGTCCCTTCCGATCAGCTGTCTGCCGAAAGTTCCCATGGATGTGTCGTTTCCGGAAATGACCCGCGCCAGCGCCGGGTACGGTCCGTCCATGGAACCAAAATCTTCTATTTCTCTTTGTAGTTTTGCCAACTCGTCGTTTACGCCCATGCGGCCAAGCGAATTGAAAGCCTCTTCCGATCCCAGCCACAATTGCCTGTCCCTGAACGTCATAAAATTCCAGTCGTGGGGCAGGGGCTGGCGGAGGTCTGGTAGCGGTGATTTGTCCCTTCCGGCCGCCGAGATGAGTTGCGCAACGTCTTCCGACACCCCGAAGGCCGAAGATATTGTCGACGGGCCGAGACCGATCATACTGTTCAGCAATATCGCCGATTCGAGTTTTGCGTTCGCTTCTCCGACTGCGTCGTCGTTTACGAAAATAGAGTCTAGATATACCGACCCCAGGTTCTCCAACTCCGGGAATCTGTTCGCCGTCATTCTTCTAACCGACCGTTCCGAATACGTCGCCGAAAGTCCGGAGGCGTATGTTTGGGCAGACCTGAGAACGTTGCTCGTCTTTGCCAAAAGGGTCTCCGTCGCTATTGCGTCGGCAACCTCCTCTGGATCCACGTTGAAGTAACGGGCCGTAATTTCCAGAGGATTGTAAATTGCGAAATTGCGCGCGTTTTTCGTGGCATCGTTCAACATCAGCAATGCCGCTTCAACGTCCTGCTCTTTGGCGTTATTCGCGGACATGGCCACGGCAAATCCGTCAACGATCACGTCTTCGGCTATTCGTCTCGTCAGACCAGGCAGGGAGTTGAGGGCCATTTCGGAGAAACGCGTGAAACGAGACCCCATTATTTTTCTGGTGGCCGATTCGGCATCCATGTCGGCGCGAATCATTCTTGCCGCGATTTTCTTCGCTTGTCGGATTTCCGAGTCCGTACCAAAACGCATTTGCGGAATGACCCTGTCTGGTATTCCGCCTCGCAAAGTGGCCATGGCGGTTCGCAAATCCGGAACGAACGACATGTCTTCAAGATTTGTTGCCGACACAAGATCGTTTATCTTCCTTAGTTCCTCGGCAAACAACTTTTCTTTGCTGGACAAAAGCTCGCGTTTTTGACCGACGCGATCGGGGGTCTGTCCGACGATTCCGAATTTTGTCTTTCCGACGCTCATGCCGGCGTCGTTATCGTCGTTCAGCGCGTTCGGATCGTTTGCCAAATGCGATAACCCGTTGTTGACTCCCCTGAGTATGCGCATCCGAGCATCCATGTCGGTAACCGTCAAGTTGACCGCGTTGCGTATTTCTTCTATTCTTTGTTCGATCTCACCTATTTGAGTATCTACGGCGTCCCTGGCCCTCTGTGATGCGCGCGTCCTCCTGGAGAGATCGGCTATTTGGTTGAGGGCCGAGTAAGCCGCCGGTTGCATGGAAAGCCACAGTCTTCTTATTTCGTCCACGACCTCCTGCGGCGTCATCCTTCCAGCCGAAAGTTCTCTACCGAGCCTTTCGCGCTCGGCATCGAACGACGCGGTCATGGTTCCCCAGGCCGAATAAAGGGTCTGTATGCGCGCCCTTAGTCTGTCCTGGTAATGACGACTCAGCTCCTTGCTTTGGTTTCGCAGAGTTCTCATTAGTTGATCCAGGCGCATGAGCTCACCGGCCACTCCTCCGCGCGAGTTCATTGCTATATCGTTCAACGCCGCGGTAACTTTTTGTAGAGCCACCTGGTTGTAGCGTCCGTTGGCCGCGGCCTGAGCCGTGGAATACATGGCGTCAAATTGGTCGTCGGAAATACCGTTTTCTCTGGCGTATTTCCTTAATCCCGAGAGTATGGCGTCTGGATGAAAATTGTCTCCGTCGGTAGTTTTAGAAACGGCCGCTATTTCGTATTCGTCCATCGTCGTACCCGACGAGAACATCGCCCACCAAGACTGGCGCGCGGCCGCGCTCGCTTTGGCGCTTGAGACGGCTATTTTCTTTTGTTTTGCGATTCTGTCCCTCGGCATGTCCGAACCGATCATCACATCGGGATTCGGATAGCTTTCCATAGTTGGGAAAGGGCTTACGTCGTCGGGGTCGGCACCGAGATTCGCGGCGTCTTGAGCCAAGCGAACCGAGTCACCGTAGCCGCGGATTGGAAATTGTTCTGCTACCTGGCGAATAACTTTTTCCAAATCCATTGATGTCGGATCAGCGAGGACTTGGTCTATTATTCCGACTCCGAATTTAGCGGTGTCTTTTTCGTAATGTTCTCCCCCGAGGGTTCTGGAATAACGAGTCGACTGGTTTAGCCAGTCCCTGAAATTTGGGAATTGTCTTTTTAGGGCACTTATCGTCCTGTCTACGCTTTGTATGTCCGGGTGAGCGGATGGATCCCCGGTGAATTCGTCAGCCGGTGGCTCCTCGTTGACGCTCCTGACGGTATCGTTCGGCTGGTCTGGGTTGTACACCAATCTCCAATTGGAGATGTCGCTCGACATCTGCAACTGAAAATCATTGCGTTTTATCTCGAAATAGTAATGCGTGGGATCCCTGTCGGGGGAAAAATCGTAAATCGGCAAGACGTCTCCGCCGAGCGTCATGTGCAGGGAGAGGTACTCCTGCATGGCCGACAGGAAAAAATTGCGCCTGTCCAGGTCCGAGTCGGATCGAGGGTCGTAACCGTTTCCCGGAAAATCGTACGGAGGGTTGGGCATCGCCGAAATGAGGTCCGCCGTTCTCCCTATCAAAGCCCTAAATATCAATTGCGAAGCGGCGTAGTTTCCCTCTTTCCTCAACCTTTCCGAAACGTCGTCCGGCAATTTGCCTTCCTGTACGGAGAACAACGCGCTTATCGCTCGCCTGACGTACGCAGCTTCGTCCGGATCGTCGGTAGTCGGGAATGTGGTTCTGCCAGCAGTCCACGTTCCTTCTTTTATCCATCCGACCACGTCGTCCCCGAACAATTTCTTGGCAACTTCCTCGGGTAGCGGTTTTAGCTCCCTCTTTTCCCCGTCTCCCTGGGTCGGGGTTGGACCAGCCATTCCGGCGTCGGTGCTCTCTCCTTTGTCTTGGATAGGACCTGATTCGATTCCAAGATCGTCCCAAAAATCGTTTTCCTCTTCGGCCACCGATGGTTGAGTCGGTTGTTGCTGCGACGACGCGGTGGAAGTAAATTCGTTTTCCGACGGTTCGGCTTTCGCCAACCTTTCTCTCCTTGACGCCCTGGCATATTCGGATGGATCGTCAAAAACTTCAGAGCCACCCGAAACGTAGTAGTCGACTATGTCTCCGTAGTGTTCGCGTTCTTGCGGAGACAGCATGGATAGCTCCGAAGACCTGTCGCCGAAAGCTTTTATTAGGGCCTCGTCTATGCGCGATACGACGTCTTCCACTTTTCGTTCTGCCTCTTCGCTTCCGAAAGTGATCATCTCCAGACGACGACCGAGATTGTCTATTCTCGCCCTGGCCTGAGCTATTGAGCTTTGCTCTTGTCTTCTTTCGTAGGCTTGCCTATCCAGGCGTTGAAGAATCGACGGGATTATGTAGTTGCGTCGCAAATTTTCCAATTGCGGTTCGGAGAGCGAATAAATTATTTTCGCCGCCGATTCTGGGCTGCCGTCGTATTCGGCTATAGCTTGCGCCAAGTTGAGTATTTTTTTCTGACGGTCCGTCGGTTCGGCCGATATTCTGACAAGATCGTAACCCTTGCCGCCCTTGGGGTGCGCATCTATCGTTTTTCTTGCCAGGCCTCGTCCGCCGTCGGGTTGCGATTTGAGTATGCCCACGGCCCTGGCCCTGCGAGCGGCGAGTTTTTCTGCTTCGTCTATGTTTCCAGGCAGCGCAGAAGCTATTGATCTTCCCGAAGAGTCCCTGGAGAATTCCCACATCGCCCTGAGCAACGAAGCCTCGTTTGCGGAATCGGCCACGTTCATTTCTGAGAGAATTTGCGATGCGAGCAAGTCGTCGTTTGCCATTACGGCTCGCAACAAATCCTTGACCGGAGAAGAAAAAGATTCGTCATCCAGCATCTGTCCGACGCGTTTGGAGAGTGACCGCAACTCGTTCGGCTCGGATGAATGAATCTCGGCTAAACCAAAAAGTTTCCTTGTGGCCGTGGCAAACGAAAGAGTTTTCGTTTCTTTTTCAACGGCATCCGCAACGCGTACATCCGGGACAATTCCTTCGAGACTCGTCAGTTGTGCGTCGTCCAAAGTTTCGACGAAATTCACCAAAGAATTCGAATCAAGCGGAGTTATCGAATCGGCCACCGATATTTGCTCCATGTGCATCGGCGTCGGAACGTATTCGACCTTTCCTGGTTTCGATTGAATGTCCGATCGTACGGCCTCGGCCCCTATTGCCTCCGAAATATTGCGCTGCGCTTCTTCTGTCGTGGATTCATTGGTCATGAGCGCGATCAACTGATTTCTGTCGAGAGAAAGAACCTCCAGCGCCGCCTCCGCTTTTGCTCGCACCGACGGAACCGCGTCAACGTCGGAGGGGGTGATCGTCATTGCATCGGAATCAGGAAGAATCGCCTCCCACGAAGACGATCCGATTCGGTCAAGCAATTCTTGGTCCGTGAAATTGCCGGTGGCGTCTGGTCTGAAATCCGGGTCTTCGGCCAGGGCTTTCGTTTTCGCGGCCAGATACATCGACGAATAAAACGCTCCGTACCCGCCTTCGGAAAGTTCGTTCCTTGCCGAAGATACGAAATTGGAAAGAGCTTCCCAAATTTGATTTATCTGCAAATCGGAGGCTTCTTTTATATACGCCTCCAGTCCGCCCCTCTGCGCGGATATTCGTCTGAGGTACAGGGGGGATCTTTGGTCCCTTATGCCAGCAATTATGAAATCAAGAAATTCGCCAGGTGCAGCCATTGACGTCAACCGCCTGCGACGCGCCTCGGTGGTTCGCATGACGTAGTCCTTGGCGTCGTCCATGGCGGCTACTTTGCCCAGTTCTCTCACCTCTCTGGCCGCGACGACGCTTTGCCTAATCCTGTCAAGCGTCGGCCCTGACATCCCGGCCTCGGTGTCTCCTTCGTCAACGAAGGAATCCATGACTTCATAGAAGTCGGGGAACATCCTCGAGACTCGGGCCTTGATGGCCGAGGTCGTCAAATAGGAATTTTCCATGACTTGTTCTGCAAAATCGTCGCTTGTTGCCCTACCGCTGCGCGCGCTGAGCGACCTGATCGTGTCGTGGAAGTCCTTGCTACTCCTAATTCCTGCTATCCGGCGTAAATCGGAAACGAAATCGTCGACGGTCCCCGTGGTGCTAACTCCAAGTTCGTCCAGCACCGAGTTCAAAATTTGGTCAAGATCGTCTATGGCGTCAGATGAAACACCAGCGTATGGGTTGGAAAAAATGGGACGTGGTTCCAGCGAATCCTGGGGCAACAAAGAATCCGCCAAATCATCCAAGATTTCGGCGTTTGAGAACGGAGAGTTTATTCCGGCTGCCCTTAGTTTTTCCCTCCAGGAGTCTCTGTCGTTCGGGTTTTCCCTTATGTTTTCGTTTTGAAGAGACGAAACAACGCGCATGACTCCGTCGAATATCGTCGTAGTTTCGGCGTCGGAAAGTATTCTTTTTTGTGGCTGTGGTGTTGGGCCAGTTTGTAATTCGTCTTCCTCTATTAATTCGGGAAATTCGTTGCGGGTCAAAAAATCCTCGGCACGACGAGACATTTCGTCTTCGTAAAGTTGCTGAGCTTCCTCTTCCGATCCGTCGTCTGTACGGTTCATTCCAGCCTCGGTGGGAACCTCGTTTCCAGAAACTATTCTCCTGGCCAGGCGACTGACGGTTCTCGAAGGAATATCGCCCACCCTGGCAAAAAATTCCGAGTTTCCGTCGTCCATGTTTTCGGAGATGTCCTCCAATGCGTCGGTAAACATGTCCGCCAATTTCTGGCGTTTGTCCGGGTCTGGCACGTCCCGCACCATTGCGTGCATCATCTGAGCAACGTCTTCGTAGAACGAAGCGATCGTTTCCTGATCCCATTTGAATTGTTCGGCCGTCGTTAGGAAAGTTTCGGCTATGTCTATTACCGGTCCGCTGGGATCTACGGTGAGCCTCTCGACCATGTCCTTTGGTTCCGAGTCGGAGAGAATCGCATTGGCTCTCTCGATCAATTTTCTTTGCATTCTCATCTGCGGAAGCCCCTGTCTTTGACCGGAGCCGAGTGGATCCTGTCGTTCGGCAAGCGTCTCCCGAACGTCCATCGGAACGGGTCTGTTTACCGTCATGCCTGCTTCGGCGTCTTGCGTCACCGAGGGGAATATTCCCCTTTTTCGAGACGTTACTGATTTGGGCTCGGAGTACAACGGAAGGACGGTAAAACTCCACGAGTTGACCTCGTCGAGAAGATCAAGAACGCCTTCCTGCTCGTTTCTGGATGGGGCCACCTTGGCGGCGGAGGCCAATACAACACCTATGGCCTTGAGCAATCCCATTTTTTTGCCTGGATCGAATATGGATTCAAGATTCGTCGGGTCGAATTCGTCCAAAGCAAGCTCGGCGACGTCCCGGTTTTTCCAGCCTTCGCTTGCGTAGTCGTCAAATTTCAGCGACCCAAATTCTATTTTTTGTTTCATTAGGTCGACGAGTTCGGCTGCTTCATCCAATAATTCCGGATAAGAGAAATCCACGAAACGCGCCAGATCGGCGGAGTTTGCCGCTGGCGCGCCGTATTTGCCCTTGTAGCGCTGAATTGAATCGCGTATTTTGTTCGCTATCGGAGACCAATCGCCGCTCCGCCTTCTGTGCCTCGGATAATTTCGCCCGTACCTTACGACCTGTTTGGCCATCGCAGCCATGGGTTCGTCGCCCGCAACCATTGCGTCGGAAACGCCAGATATTGCGGTTCGTGACGCACTCCACGAGCTGTCGTTCTCCGTAGCGTTGGCTATGAGGTTCCTCGCCGTGGCAAGCAGCTTGTTTCCCGAACGAGAGACCGTCACCGATCCGTCGTAAGCCTCTGACAGTCTGTCCTTGTTCGTCGCCACCATTGATGCGAAAATCGCAGCCGTTTCTGAGGCGTTGTTTCCGAGGAGTTCGTCAACGGCGTCAGCAAGTTTTGGCGTGTCATAGCCGTTCGCTATCGCCGAAATGTGGTAGTCCTTGGCTCTCAACATATGGGCCGCCACTTCGAAAGGATCGTGGTCTATCCTTGAAATCCACGAACCACTGGGGCGAATCTTCTTTTTTGCGGAACGAGCAGAATTGATTATCGCTCTCGGATTAACCGCTAGAAAATTTTCAACTGATTCCGGCGACATTTCCAGAATTGCGTCAGTCAGCTTCGGCAAACGCCCCTCTTCTATCAATGCGCCAAGTTGAGCCGCGTATGCAGACTCGACGGGGGCAACGAACCTGCGCAACGAAGATTGATTTTTCATCACGTCGTAAAGAAGTTCGGCGTTGAGTTTTCCGGTTCCGTCGGTGCCCCCTGCGTTTATGAGGCGAGAAGCTTTGGCGTCGGCTTCCGTCAAGTCCTCCATCGAAGACGTCTTGAATACGTCCAGTATTCCAGTCGGGATTCCGACCAAATCCATTCTGTTCCTGGTTACGGCATCCGCCGTTTCGGACTGTCTTTGCGTCCTTCTGCGACGCGGAGCAGGCGCCGAATCGGTCACCCCCGTAGCGGATCTCATTTTTCTGATCATTTCGTCCAACGACGAAATAGTTCTGGAATCGGTGGGAACCACGTCTCCGGGCAATTCGATAACTCCGTCGCCATCCAGAGCTTCCGCCATATCGTCGGCCACGGCGGGGATTTCCCTTGCTTCGCCTATTGCGAAGCCAGCGGCCCTCAGGGCGTCTAGCGCCTTCTGTACTCTCCCCATCGCTCTGGATCGGGACTCGTTCGATCTTTGACGAGCGAGACTTGGAGCAAGAATTTCAAGACTTCTTCCGGTTGGGTGCGGTATCCATCCCGTCCCATTTTCTATGCCGAATATGCGAGCGAGCAACTCCCATCCGCCCTGAATACCTATCGCGCCGCCGAGCAGGGCCTGAATCAAAAATGCCCAGACGCCTGGCTTGCCACCAGTTTCGGCGACTCGCTTGGCTCCAGATTCGATCATTGACGAAGCGAATCGTCTCGCTACGGATTCGTTCTGGGCGAAAATTTCCGGAGGGTTGTTTGTTAGTTCGGCGATGGAACCAAGAACCTTCGCCGCAATTCTCGCCGACGTGTCGTCGGCGACTCTTCTCGACGAATCTGGCCGTCCGTCCGGAGCCCGGAACGACGAATCGACCGTTTCCGACACCCGAGAGGCAACGTCCTCGATTGCCGAAATAAAGTCATTTTTCGCGGCGTCGGCATCGTCAAAATCAAACAACTCGGAATCGATCAAATCCGCGGTTGCGTTCCTCCACATTGCCTCGAAACCGTCGTTGTCAAAATTGCGTACCGCCTCCTCGACGTTTCTTCTTGATCTCGTCGCTTGGCTTGGTCGAACGTTTCTTTCGCCCACCTCAAAAAGTTTTGGTTCGGAAATGCGTTCCGTCGTCGGCGTTGGTTTTCCTCTCGTCATCGCCGCCAAAGCAAAATTGCCGTCTTGCGCGGCGAAGGAGTCCCTTCTGGCGCCGCCGGGAGTCGGATCTGGCACGCCTCGCCCCATGTTGATATGTGGAAGTCCCTCGAGAACCAAGCCGTCAAGGTCGGCGTCTATTGCGCTAAATGGATCGGTGTTAATTTGTCCACCGACCGCACCGATTGTGGAGCCGAGGGCCTTGGTTTGCTGGTTTTCGGAAAAACCGGCCTTCATCATTCTTCTTCTTTGACGTCTTCCTAGTTCGCTTTGGCCCATCACGCGCCTGTAATCGGATTCGTTGCTGCACGGCATCCAGACCATTCCGCCAGTAGTCGAGCTGTATTGGCGTATGCCGATGCACCCGAGCATTCTTGCCCTGGCTCGTGCCGACTCTTTGTCAACGTATGCGTCAAAACTGTCGGGTCTGACTTGTCTCGCTCCGAAGGAGACGCCTTTGGTCTCTATGTCTTCGTGCGAAATAGGGCAACAATCGCCCTGTTCGGTTGAGTCGTCCATTTGTTCCCGTTCGTAAACGCATTAAGCGCGCTTATAGTACCGATAAGAATACTTCAATACCGGTTTGTGCGGTGTTAGTTGATCAAAAAACGAGAAGTTGTCAATACTTGTTTTACTTCCGTCGCAACCTTATTGAGATCTCTCGGCGAAGTTTTTGAGGTAAGGCCCAAGTTGGGCGTGGACACGATTTTTTCAGGACCTCTTTCGGCGAGCTTCTCCCAGCGCTTGCCGCGTTTTTTTCTTCTGGGCCCAGGCCCGCGACCTTCGGTCTCGGTGAATCTTTGCATCACCAGGGTTTGTTTTACGATTATCGGACTTGCTGATTTGACGGAATTTTTCCTTGCTTTGGCCGCCGCTTCGGTGTTGGCTACGAATTGACGACCGCGTTTGCTTCCCTCTATTTTCTTTTTATTGGTGGCAGCCCGTTGAGAAGGGCTCAGCTTGGACCAAGCTTTTGCCGGAAGGTATCTTCTAGTGCCTCCCTGCCTGATCGCCGGCTTGCCGTCGGAGGTGGTCCATTTTTCCGAAGTCCACTTGGACAACGATCTTTGTTTTTTGGTTTTTTTACCCCTGTATTTTCCGCCTCGTTTTTTGTATTCCTGGGCGACGAGTTGCGCTTTTCTGGCGGACCACTGCCCGGGTTTCCCGCCGTTTGATCCGGCCATTATGCGTTTCTTTATGCTTTCCCTCAAGCCTGGATTGGTGTAATTTCCAGACGAATCGCTCTTCGTGAAGGGTTCTGGTTCGATTCCGTACGGCCTCACTCCCCGTTTTTTCCTTCCGTTGATGTCGACGTTGGCGGCGGAGGTTCCGAAACTCGCATTTCCGGAATACAAATCTTTCTCGTATTGTTCCAACCATTCGTCGTTCTCGGCTGCGGAGGACAATCTCTGCAGAGTTTCCATGTCCGCGCAAGGCATCCAATTGCCCGATTCGTCCTGATGTGCGCCACGACAACCCATGTAACGGGCGATCTTCAAAACCTCTTCCCTCGAAGCCTGCTTTTTCACGTCGCCCCCCATGGAAGTATTTCGTCGGCGAACATCTGCCCTACTTTTGCGTTCGTTTCATATTGTCTGCCGACCAAGTATTCGGCGACAGTGTCGGGATATTCTTCTTGTTCCAACGATTTTCTTATTGCCTCTTTGGCTGCTTTTTCGGGAGAGTAGCCCAAAGACCTCCAAGCCCTCGATTCGACTAATTCGTCAGCGTATTCGTTCTGCAACCCCTCGAATGAGTCGTACGGTTTTTCTCCGGTCACGAAGGCGTCGTACTCGCGCGACAAATTGAGCAAAAAATCGTTTTCCTTATCGTTGGTCGGCACGCTAAACGGCGGATACTTTGCGTCCTCGGCGACTGATTTGAAATCCTGAAGATACTCCTCGCGCTCCAGCTCGTTGATGGAAATTTCCGGCATGTCCGTCATCGCTCGTTTCACTCTCCTGAACCTTGGTCTGGGTCTTGGACCCACGTTCCACGATACGGATTCCACACCATGGATGGGTCTCCGGGTTTCCTAATTTGCGGGTTTCTTATTGCGTCGGCGATGTCTCGTTCCGCCGACTCGGTGACTGGCCTCTTCAGGACTATCAATGAGGTTCGGTTTACGACCATTATGTGCGTGCCGATATTGTATCCCTTTAACGCAACCAACGGATTCGTCGTCAACGGGATCGAGCTGTCGGCGCTATATACATCAACGCCGAACAACATCGCCTGTATTATTTCGTCGTTCCACCACGATATCAATTCCTGCGCCATCACGTAATTGGCCACTTCGGAGCTCCAGGGAACCTTTCCTTCGGATTTCAGTTTGGCCATTTCCATCGCCTTGAGTATTTCCAGTTGCACCATCCATCCGAACACTTGCGCCCTCGTCGCTCTCCACCACTGATCGCCGTAGAAGGGATCTCCCGGTATTGGTGTCTCTTCGGAATCGAACGTGTTTTTGAACTGTTCCTCGGCGACGGCCATTATTACTTTTGCTAAATCCCTTATGGATTCCAGATCGCTGGTATCCACCCTCGGTATCGACATGCCCATTTCTCTTGCCTTCCTTAACAGGGCCTCTCCGCTGGATTGACCCCTGTGAGCTCCAACCGTTCGGGCTCCGTGCGGAACGAAATATCCGTGGGCGACGTTCGGTCTATCCTTCTTGTAAAACGGATTAGAGGCGTTGTCGTGACTCCAGTCGGGGTCGTCGGTCGCGTCGAGATCTATTGGCATTGTCTTTTCTATTCCCGCAAAAAGCGTTATGGAAGTAAAGAAAGCTCCAAACATTTCATGCAGTTCGGACTGCAACGTAGCCATTCTGCCCCTGTTGTCCAAACGCGCGGTTTTCGGAACGGCGGCGAGAATGATGTCGCCATGAGGATCGTTTCCGCCGTACCCAGACATTCCGGCACCCGTTCTCGCGAAGTTGTGCCCGTTTCCTCCGGCATTACCACCCTCCAATGGAATGAATAGTTTTCCGTCTATGAATTCCTGTGCCATTTGGTGGGTTGTTTTCCCTGTTTTTTGCTGGCTTATGCCTCTTCGTATTTGGTAGAAGTTCGGAACGTAATCTCTTGGCTCGATCGGGGTGGTCGTGTCCGGGATCGCACTACTACCGAGCAACAACGCCATTTCGTCTTCGGACACGAGTATCGGACGACCCTTCGCCCCTATCGCCCAGTAGATGGCGTTGTGCAACGCGTGTTTTCTCGTCACTCCGCCTCTTATGTCCGGATAAACCTCGGCGAGAGGAAGTTGGGTTTCGGGATCTATCATTCTTTCAACTGACATGCCTATTAGGGCCAACGTACTTATCGCTTCCTCCGAAAGATCCGAAATTTCCAACGGATCGCCGGGGGCCATCGTTCGCGAAACGTGCGGCAAGAATCCCTGCGTCGCATGGGCTTCCAGCATGTCAAGTATTTGCTGGGCTTCCCTCGGGGCAAGTGGACTTCCGTCGGGCGCCGTCGGCGGAGAAAGCATTCCGTCCTCCAGTCCTGCGACGTTGCGTATTCCCGTCTGCTGGGCACGCCTGCGCAGCCTGCCCATTTCGTTGGTGACTTTCGCCGCCTGCGATTTTTTGTTTCTCACCGAATCCGCTACTTTGTGCATATTGGGACCGAACACGTCGGCAAGTATCGTCTCCAGCGATTCGACCAAGTCGCCGCTCAATATGAACTCGCGACGAGGACGCGGAGTCCTGCTTTTCTCGCCGGCCGCCCCCCTCCACTTTCTCAACGCCGCGTCGCGTGCATCTTTGGCCGATTCGTAAGCATTTTTGACCATCTCGAATGCTTCGTACCAATCTTGCGGAGAGTCCGAAGCCAAGGCCTTGTTTATCGCTTGCGCAATGCTTTGAATGTGGGTTAGATTTCCCGAACCATATCGATACCTATAACGATCCCGCGGATAGTTTTCCGGGTGGCGCCATACAATAACCATCTTTCGCACGGCTGGTTGCGAATCCGACCTCATTCCGGGGACGAGTCCGTTCTTGTCGGAGCTGTCGTCTCCGCCAAATATGCTGACCAGTTGCGCCTGGCGAGAATAATAATTTGACCCGGACGACGAAGCGGCGCCCTTTAGGTGCGTCGGCACCAATGCGGATACGGGTATGTTCAAGCCTTGGCGAGCGCTGGAGTCGCCCATGTCCAGGAAATTTGAAGGTCTTCCGGCGACTACATAGGCGACGGCTAGATCCGGTTTTCCTATGTGGTTTAAGTAAGTCTCTATTACATCCGCACCCTCCGGGATGTCCACCAGTTCCAACAACTGGAGATCCTGCTTTTCGGCGTCGGGTATCGCCGACGTCAGTGACGCCGTGTGCAACATGAGCATGGCCGCCTGACGGAACGAATCCGTCGACTTTCCAGGCATGACGCCCGGGGCGAAGTAAATCCTTGATCCGACCAGCGCCTCCGCTTGGGTAGCGTCCAGACCGAATACCGCCGACAACATTTCCGTTTGCGACATCGATTGGTCCCTGGTCAATCCGTATTGCTTGTTTTTGTCCTTTGCCAATGGGGTCACCGACGGATAGCTAACTATCGACCCGGTCTTCTTGGAGGTTTGCACGGGCTCCAAGGCTGCGGCCGGCGTTATTTGAGTATCTATCGAGATGGGTACTTTCGAATAGTCGGTGAGATATTCCCCGGAAATCGGGTCTCTGTAGAGCCCAAGGTTCGTTTCCATGACGTAGGCGACTCCGTTCACCATCACGCCGTTCGAAAAATCGTATTGATTCGGCCTTCCGAAAGAGCTCAATTGTTTTGTTTCCTGCGTTCCGTCCTCGGCGGTTGTCGTGACGGTCTGCGTGCTTGCGTCGAACGTGGACACGGAATCCTGATCCGGCACTTTCAAATCTCCCAATTTTCCGCCCACCCGAGAAAGACCTATTCCCACCTGCGGTTTGTTTTGTTTCGCTGGCGAATCGGTGGTGGTCGGCGTTGTTGGTGGCTGCGGAGCACTCGGCGCCACGGGAGTGGGGGCTTTCGGAGTCCTTGGCTTTCTCTTTGTGGTTTTGACGGTTTGCGGGGCTTTTACGACGTTGGAATTCGCCAGTATTCTTTCTCTCGCCGGTTGCGTTAGGTTGTTCCATTCCAGATCGCCAGACAATCCAGCGGCTCTTGCCGCCAAGAAATCGTCGAGAACTATGAGGTTGTGGGCGTATTTTTGAATTCTGGCCGCGTTTTCCGGTGACGACCTGGACATCCAATCGGCGAGCACGTCTTCCGTAAGCTCCGCGGTCTGCGAAATCCCCAGGTTTGCGCGAAGGAAATCGGAGATGCTCTTGCGCATCTCCGCGGCGCTGGCCAGTATCGCATCCTGTTCGGGTTGCTGATATTCGGACATGAGTCGTAGACCACTCGGTTTTTCAGGCGTGAAAACGAGTCTTCGTGGTTGCAGTTTGCTCAGCGTTAAAGTTCTGGGTTCGTTCGGCGACGCCACGGTTTCCGCTTGCGAAATCACCGTTCTCTCCCCCAGCGTTCCCCGCGCCCTACGAGACATTTGATCGCGAATTTCCCTGCTCTGAATATCCGCCCTCTTGGATATGACGGACCTGTTTCTATTGTCTATTGACCTCCACGCCGACGATTGTCTGTCCACTTCGTACGGCTTGGCTCCGAGGAAATCGTCTATCGCCAACAGTGACGCGACGTCGGCGTAAAGGTTCCCTCCGCCAGGATGCAACGAAACGTGATTGTCTTTTATCGCCTGTCTCACCGAATCCGGAGTGACGACTCCATCCACCCTGTAATCCTTGTCTCCTGGCAATATCGGGGTGAGAAGCTCCTGGACGATATTAATCAATTCGTCGCGCCTGAAAGCTATTTCCTTGGAAACCGAGGATTGTTCGGCAGGAGACAAATCGTGCCAATCTATTTCATCCTCGCCGAATCTCGAGCTAAAAGTCGCGTACGTTCCGATCGGCGTGACACTCCTAACCAAAGACGCCAGTTCGGCCCTGGTCGCGTCGTCCATGACCCATGGGTCGTCCGATATGACTGAGGGGGTTGGTATCGGGTTGTTCGGCGGATCTATTTCTTCCGTTTCCGATTCCGGAACGACGTTTTTATCGGACGAATTGATCCTTCTCGTTATTCTCGATATGCGAGACGACAGCCTCCCGAGCATTCCGTTTCCGTCTCCCCTGGGAGAATCCCCCCTCTCCGATCTGGCCACCGTTTCCGTTTCTCCGGGAAGTATCTCTTTGTCTGGTTTCGTCAATCTCTCCTCGGCGGCGGAGACCGCGGGGGGAGTTTCGGGGGAGTCTCCCCTTATCTGCCTCATGCCGGCGGAAGGTTCGTCCATTGCGTCGTAATCAACGTATTCGCCCGCGTTTTGAATTCTCGCCGAAGATTCGTCGAATCTTCTAATTTCTCGTCTGGTTCTCGGGGTTGCGGTTATTTCTCCGTCGACAAATTCGGACACTTCCTCGGCCAGATTCAACAGTCTGTTTTTCAACCTGTTGTTTCCGCCCCTTTCGGAGCTCGGTTTTGGAACGAGTTGATTTAAGTCGTTGATCGCGGCCGTCGCGTCGTTTCTGCGGGAATTTTCCCTGTCTCGCCTGGTCATTCTCCTGACGCGATTTGGCTGATCGAATATGTTCGCCAGGCGACCGCCGAAAGATCTCATTCCCCTGGCAGCGGATCCCATCGCTCCGTCGGGGGTCGGGTCGAGTATCCCTTGTCCTCTATTTATCCACGAGTACCCTTCCCAAACCCTGAAATCTTTGTCAGCGTCCCTTGCTATGTGCGCCGGGGGGAGACCCGCAAATCCGATCGGAACCATCTTTTCGAAGTATCCGTTTCTGTCCAGGAACGCAAAAGCATTGGTTTTTATTTTTCTGTCGAATCCCTCGAGAACTTGCGACAAATCCCTAGACGCGTGCGGCCTGACCGTCCAATTTCCAGACACGACGCTCGCCTTGGATCCTTTTACCGAAAGAACGAACGACGCAAATTTATTGTTTCGCACGAATTGCCTGGCCTTGAAGTCCACGGCGTCGCGTTTCATTTGCACGTCGAACATACTTATGCTCACGTCGGAGATCATCCAAGACCGGATTGGTTCCGATTCCGGCTCGTCCTCAACGCTACGATCGGAAGGATGCTCGTCGGCCGCCTCCGACGACTTCGTTGACAGTTCGGCATTCGGATCTGATTTCGTTTCGATGCGAGTTTCGGCGTTGGATTTCGTATCTATCAACGAAATCAGTTCCTTGGCGGTTGTCGGGCCGAAAGACGAGTAGTCCGATCTGACGTTTTCCTCCGTCAGCGGGACGAATTCGCCCATCTTCAGCGAAGGATCCAGCGATGAGCTGAGTTGGTGCAGGGACTTGTATCCCGAGTTGACCCAATCCGCCCAGTCCTTTCCCTGTTTCATGGATCCGTGAGCGGTGACGACGCCGTCGCTGAGCACCAACACGGCAAAAGTCGTATTGGTGTCCGAGTCGACTACCGTCGAAAAATACGACTTAGATTCCATTGATTATGTTCCTTGCGTACCTGAGCGAACCAGACAGCATTTCCAGCCTGTTTTCGAATATCTTCGCGACTATGTCCATATGACGGCGCTCCGCCTCGGTAAGTTTTCCGTCTATGGCCATTCGCCTATAGAATTCTGCCATATTGAACCTACGCGCCCTGTCAAGCATCTCTTCCAGCAAAGCGACGGCTCGTCGTCTCTGTTCTTTTCTTAGCCTCATGAAATAAGACCGATAAAACGAATTTTCCAACTCCGACATCAGTACGACCCTCGGGGCGTTGACTCGCTCTTCCAATTGAGTTTTCGTCAACCCTGCTCCACCGGAAGAGGCGACGGGACCAGCAAAAGTGCGTTTTTGCGAGGATTCGCCGACCGTAAAAAGATTCGACGGGTTTCTGTCGCGCGTGTCGGTGAGGAAGTCGGCGATCATCAGCCTCACCATGTCCTCCGGATCGGCTAGGTCCATTCCCGTGTTTCTAGAAAAACGACTGAGAGATTCTGAATCGTTTGGGTAGGAGATCAAGTACGGACGCCTCGTTCCCGAACCCGCGAACCATACATACGGGGCCAGTGCGCCCAACTGCGACTGCACCTCCGCCGCCGTCATTACCCCGATGTGTTCGTTGGACGACATCGGAACGATGGACGTTATCAAATCGTCGCCCAGTCTGTACCTCGTCATCCTGTTGTTCAGTTTTCTGCTTTCCGCATACTTGCTCATCTCCAGGGCTGGTATTCTCAGTTCGGGTGCGACGTTCCCGATCTGACCGCCTTGGTTCAGCATGCTTACGGCCGAACGAAGATCTTCTATCATCCCCGCCTCGTCCTCTATCTGCGTATCGCGAGACGCGACGGTTCCCCTTGTTTTGTCCAACATGAACGCGTCCCTGTACCAGCGACGCATCTGGCGTTGCTTCTTGGTTTTTGGGTCGGAAACGGTTATCAAATCGTTCGGTCCACGCAAATCGCCGAAAAATTGTTCGTACGCGACCGGGCCGTCCATTTCGGCCGCTATATGCTCGATTCTTGCGGCTGCGTCGTCGCCGTTGCGCATCCGTTCCGCTTCCGCAACCAAACGACCGAGTTTTCTACGCTCGCCGTTGCTCAGATTTCTCGTTTTACGAAGGGTGAGCGTCCCCCCGTTGGGAAGCACGTAAATCAAAGAGTTGATCCCGCTGTTGGAAAACATACCCAACTCCTCGCCCCCTATTTGATGGGGCTTGGACACGTACGAAACGTAAGCGGCACCCTCCATGTTCCTGTTGTCGGGAACGGTGCGCAGTATTTTCGGAGACACCAGAGGGGTAAGGACGACGCCGTCTCTTCTCACCAGCCTTGACACGGGTTTCGAGTATTCGTTCATCTCGGATGAAACGTTTCTGATGGCGTTTTTCAAAGCTCCGAAATTGGGCGACCCGACCTTGGGTATTTCTATGTCTGGTCTCCTGACGGTGGACACTTGGCCCACCCCGCCGATTGGCGTCACGGGAACCCCGGATATGTTCAACTGCCTCGGCAACCCGAGCGAACGGGCTTCGAAAGCGTTGGTCACTCCGGAAAGCAAGGACACCGCGAGAGAAAAAAGTTTTTTCCCGCACGTGGAAAAATATTTGTCGGTGAATTGACCGCCGAATTGAAAACCTTCTGGGCACCTGAATCCTCGTTCGGCTTTCGGAAAAGCCCCCGCCGCCGCCCTGGCCAACGGATTGATTGAGCCGGTCGGCAGGACGGAGTTTCCTCCGGGCGTAGCCGCCGACCACAGGGTGGCTCGTGCCGGGTTTCTGAGCGCCGACATGTTTCCGGGAAGGGCGGAAGAAGCTACGGCTTGGGCCGCCCTAACGGCCGGATTCGAAGACCTGACTATGCCTGCCTTGAATTTAACCTTGTTGTCGTAAACGTCTGAATACGGTCCGACTTTTGCCAGCTGATAACACTTGAAATCCACTGCATTCTGTTTGCTGGTCGCCACCGACAGCGGAAGCGTATACACGTTCTCGCGTGATATCGCAACCGACGGGAGTATGGTTCTAACCAACTTCCCTTCGGTCGGGCAGCATGAAACTACTTCGTTCCGTTCAGACATCAGAGTCGAACATCTCCCAGTTATTGTCGTCGCAAACGAACTTAACGAAAACTGGTTCCATCTTCACGAAATCGTCCATCACCTTCCAAGCGTGGTCCCAATCGTCGTCGGTTATCACCGGAACGAAAGGATCGTAGGCAGGAGCGGCGTCTATGCCGTTGCTCGACCTTGCGTCCTTCTTGGCCGCGCGTCTCGTAACCCTCTTCAGCCTGTCGTTAAAATCCGAGTCGCTCCAAATCGAGCCATTGACCACCCCGCGAAGTTTTCTCCTGCAGTTCTTCATTCCCGGGTGATGACAACCCTCGTTCGGCCACAATCCGGTCGTCTCATGGTGCAACCAGGCGCAGATGTTGTTCAGTGGGTAAAGTTCTGGGTGGTCGGCAAGAATGACCCTGCATCTCCTGAACCCGCCGGGCTTCTTCATGATGGGGCGCCAGTAGCGAAGCAAGCGCTCCAAGTTTCCTCGCCTAGGTCCGTAACCGCGCATTATGTCGCCGCTTACGATCTCCTGCGGTATCAACCCGCCTAGCGGGTCAGTAGAAACGCTCACCGAAGGCAAATTGGCCTTGGTATTCATTTCGTCATTCTGCATCTTGGATCATCCTCCGCAATTCGTCCCTTATTTCGCCCAGTTTTTTCGTCGGTTCGGTTTCCGATCTTTCGGAAACCGGTCCGGCGGCGAAACCTTTTGCTATTATTGGTATAAGCATTGACATTAATTTCCTGCGTTGTTCCGGCGTATCTCCATTGTTCATCGAATTTTCGTAAGCCGATGCAACCAACTCGGAGGCGATCGGATTGGTTCGTCTCGGGAAAAAGAAGTCTTCCGTCCCGGTTTTGCCGGCCAGTATCGACGGGGCCAAATCGTCGGGTATCCCGTATTTGGCTTTAAGTTGTTCGGGGGTCAGTTCCCTAGCAGAGCGCACGCTCTTGAGGTATTGCTCGTCGTTCATGGCGTTTGTCCTCCGTTGCCCATGCGATTGAGAACAGTCTGGGCCTGTGCGATCATTTCGTCGTGCAATTTTTCAACCGCTCGGCGTTCTTTATCGCTAAGTCTCTTTAATATCGACTCTAGTCTCATCAAAATTATCGGGTGCAATTCGGCGTACGTTTCCTTGTTGGTCGCGTACTCGAATTTTGGCAAAGGCATCACGAAATCGTAGTCCGCCGGTCCGGCGTACTCTGTCAATTTGCCGACCGCCGATCTAATTGCGTTTATGTCGTCGTCTGGCAGGTTTTTCCACCCGTTGGAATTGCGCGCCCTGTGCCAGCCGTTGACCATTTGAATCGCCGTCTCAAGGCTTGCGCCCTTGATATTGGCGGGGTCTTGAAACAAGTCGACGAGGTAAGCGACTGGATCGAACTTTCCGTTTTGATCGAACCAAGGTTTTGTCTTTGTTTTTCCGTACAAATCCATGAATTCGCCGACGGCAGCGGGGTTTCCGCCGAGAATGTCGGTGAGAAGGTTTCTGTAACCCTCCTTGGCTGACTGGGAGTGTATGGTTTGGTTCGACAACCAAGAAACAAGATATTGGTACCCAATGGCATCTGTTTCGGCTTGTAGCTCTTTTTCCGCCAAAACTCTGATTGCGTCGGAAAATGTTTCTAGGTAGGCGTAGTGTATGCCCACGGCAGTCGCCGCCAATGCAGCGGCCCTTCCGGCTGGAGTCGGAAGGTTTGCGATCAGTTCGGTCGCCGCTTTGATTCTCGGCTCTATTTCTTGATTGTAAAAATCGTAATATTGCCGCAAGCTTGGATCTCCAGCTCCGACTATCGTCGCCTCTCCCATCGCTTTTATTTTGTCGATTACTCCCTGGGCCAGCGCTGATAGGCGATCTGGATCTTGAAGCAAGGTCGCCGATATTTTTCCGGATGCGATTATGGGCCTCGTGATCGAAGAGGCGCTCGAGGCGTTTATATCCTGTGGTTCGTTCGTCAGGAAGGCCTCCAACCATCCGCCGAATTGCGAACCGCCACCGTTCGGCGCAAAAACGGACACGTCCTGTTGGATGAGGCCGAGTTCGTTCTGCGTTCTTTCCGTAGTTTGACGTAGATTGTCTATCGCTTCAAGCAGGGCTTCGTTCATGAGGACGTCAACGACCTTGTTTTTCATTAATTTGCGCGACATTATTTCGGCGATGTCCTTGGTTATCGGGTCGTTCTGTCCGGTTGCTATGCGCTGCAGGGTCGCCACGTCCCTCGTGTACTCGATGTCGCTGTTCAATCCTTGCGAAGCTTGTCCAACCACGCTTTGGTAATCAGGAGAAGTCCTGTATTCACTGACGTAGTCGAGCAAGTGTCCCATTTCGTGCAGGGTCGTTGCAAGCGAACCGGCTTTTTGCGCTTCGGCGTAAAGTCGCGACAATTCGTTCTCGAGTTCTCGCACCATCTGCAGGGCGTTGTCCTCTGTCTGTTCCCCGGTGACGTTCTTTAATTGTTCAATGCGCGCTTGAACCTGGTCCATTTGTTGCAGGTAACCGATTATGATCCCGGACGAAACGCCGTCCATTATTGGCTGTACGGCTACGCCGCTCCCGGCCAGTATTTTTTCCGCCTCGGCTAACAACTTGATGTAATGCTCGACGTTGTCCTCCGGGGTTGGGGCCATTGCCACCATCGGGGGAATCGCGCGCCCCATCAATTGCGTCATCATCTGTGTAATCGGATTAAAAAGATGCATCACTCCTTTTTGCTGATCTTGACTTTTGTATATCGGCAAACTCACCACAATTGGTAGTCGCGCTCCGCTCGTAGCTTGCGCCCCGACGACGGATATATTTACGTCCGACATATCTTTCGCCCCGGATTCGGCGGTGACTACGCCAACGCCAGGCACCTCTCTTTGGCTATCCGATTTTACGGATACCAGCATGTACGAGGGAAGCGACGTCGCCTTACCTCCAAGCCCGTCTTCCGTGGGCATGTCTGGATTGTTGTTGGCCGTCAAAACCAGATGAGCGTGCTCGAATGCCGTCGGATAGGAAAGAAGGTTTAATGCCAATCCGTAATAAACTCCGTAGTCATATTGCGACATGGGGGTGTTGTCCCCGGAAAATCTTGGGCTTACCGCACTGAGTTCCGGTTGCATCTGTGTTTCAAAATACGGAACGTCAAGTTTGAAGTTTCTGCCGTTCGGTGTTCCGGCATTGACGAGGTTCTCCAATTTTCGCAAGTTGTCCGTCGCTTCTCTCAGCGTGTTCGGTTTGGATCCTAAAACGGCGTCTACTTTTGCTTCAATGTCTTGGATGGCCGTCCTGGAATCGTCCACCGAAATCACGTTTTGGGGATTTCTGATCACTCTCGGATCGGCCATCGCCGCCATCGGTCCGTCGGCATAACTCATCGTCTGCAACGGGCTGATTCTGAGGGCGGAAATACGAGAAGGAGTTCCGAGGTCGCTTCTGTATTCTCTTCTAAGCCTTCTGTTCAGCGGCTGATTTAGGTTTCCAGGGGTCGGATCTATTATTCCTCTACCTCTGTTGATCCACGGAATTCCTTCGTAAATGTACGGGTCAAGGTCGGCGTTTCTGACCAAGTGCGGGGGCGGTAGCGGACCTGCCCCTATCGGACGCATCACCTTGGTGCGAACGACGTCAGACATTTCCGATACGGAGGACAGGGCGGCGTCGGTTTTGTCGTCGACGAACGAAGAGCGACTCGTGCGCTTGGAACCTATCTTTTTACGCGTCATTATCAAAAACCCTCGGTGTACGGATTCGTTACCCCGGCCAATCTCAACAATTCGCTCACGAACTGCCTGCTTCGTCCGGTCTTTTCCGCTATTTCCTCGATCGTAGATCCGTTTCTGGCCAACATAATTATCCTTGAATTTTCCACTTGTTTGCGCGCCTTCATTACGGATTCCGGGGTGACCTCCTCGCCTCTTCTTCTTAGGTCAACCGCCCTTGCGGCCAGGGCCATCCCAATGTCGCCAAGCAGAGTTCTGTAATTTGCTGCCTCCGAAACGCCGAAGGAAAAACCGAAAACCGGCGTGTTGACGCCCATTATTTGAGCTTCGTCTCCGGGGCTATTTCCGAAACCGCGCACTATCGTGTCGTCCCCTCCGATCGCCAACCACTGCGTTCCCCTGAGCGTATTTTTCCAACGATCGAGCATCGGCCTGTCCTTGACGTTGACGAAACCGTCGGGCGTCGCTCTCCCCGAACTACGTCCTTCGACTTCCGTGAGGAACGTTCCGATATTCGCCGGAACCTTCTTGCCCGAATTCCTGCCAAAATAACCTTCCGTTACCGTTCCCTCCGCTCTCAGTGGATAGGCGCTAACGTATCCGAACTTTGGACTTTCGTCGACTCGTTTTAGTATGCGATCCTGCTGGGCCAGGGAAACGCGATCTCTTTCCATTTTTGCTGCAAGTAGTTCGCGGATGCGTTGCGATAGGGTCGCGGCATCGACGCGCGAATTGGCCTTGCTCAAATCCAGGGCTTCGCCGGCGGAAAATTTATTCGAATTGGTCAGTCCGTTGAGTAGATCGGCTTCCGCCTTGTTGCTCGGGGTTATTTTGGTCGTTCCGGTTTCCAGTTGCTCGACGAGTCGTTCTGCCGCTTTGAGTGTTTCGGCGAGTTCGTCTCTTTGTCGTCTGACGTTGCGAATCTGACTTTGATTCAACATGCCGGTGTTGCCTCCGCCGGTCATCATTGATTCGTCTCCGGCGGTATAGCTTGGATCGAGAACGCCCCCCTCCAACGTGTCGGCACCGACGTGTATGGCCGCCCTCTCTCCTCGCCCCGGGGAGAGCGGATCCGGCATTCCCATCCGTTCCAACTCCTCGTCCACCGCCGCCACTCGCTGTTCCCAATCCAAATCCGAGAATCTTGAATCCTGCATGAGCTTCTGGCGTGCTTCGTCTCGTAGTTTGACGGATTGTTTTATCGACTCGGCTTCGGCGACGAGTTGCTCCAATTCCCCCTCGGGAATGTCCTCTAGGTCCAGGACGTTTTGATCCCTCCTCGCCCTCTTGTCAACTGCGACCCGCTGGAGTCGCACGAGTTCTTTTTTGGCGGAATCAATTCGTCTCTCGGCTTTGCCGATTGCGTCTTTTTGTTTTGTTTCTTCCGCACTGAGATTCACTGGAGCCACAACGCCACCGTTGGTTCTCGTTAGGTAAGCCCTTTGCGGCGTCCGATTTGGTTCTTCGTCTCCGAAGTGAACTCCGAAATCGGCACCTCTCCATTCCCCGGTGGTTTTCGCCTCCGCAAGCGCGGCTTCCAGGGCGCCAATTTCCGATTTGACCAGCTCAACGTCGTCCTCGGCCGCTCGGAGGTTGGCTTCGTGATTTTCGTCCACCGTTCCGTTTCTTCTCGGCGAGGCGACGCTCGTTAGCGGTCTCCCTTCCCTATCCGTACTAACCATCGGCCTATTCGTGCCACCTCCGCTCATTCCGGCTTCCGGGCCTTCGTCAAAGACGTCGCCCACCCCTCGGCCGCTTCGACCGGACGATATTTCGCCCTCGGGATCCCAGTTCCTAATCCAATCCGGGACGGTTTCCGTAGTCGTGGCGCCGCCGACTCTCGCACCTCTCGCGGCGTCCATGTCCGCCTGGGGATTCCATTCTCGGGAGATCGGCTCCGAAACCTCGTTTCTCGATCTGCGACGACCGAGCCTGTCGGCGATTCTTGTCAATCTTGAAGCCGAGGGCTGATCTGGGCCAAGTGGCTCGAGGTCCCTTCTGTACGGGATGGTTACTCCCTCTTCGGCAAAGAGCCTGTCGGCTTCCTCGAAGTCGACCAGTTCTTCCGCCGTGGCATCGGTTTGAAATTTGCCGTTCCTGCCCCGCCTGTACAACGAACCTATTCTTTGTCGTTCTTCCGGCGTGAAAATACCCGGCTTGTTGCGTATGGCGTCGTCTATCACGGATATGAACCGATCCTTGGCTTCGTCGTCCCTCCACGTGAATCCGTTCCTGGCCCAGTGGGTAGCGCCGGTTCCGTAGATTATCGATCCCATCGGATTGTTCGAATCGGGGCCCGACGACGAAGATCCGCTGGTCGTTATGCTTCTGGCGCCTATCGCCCTGTAAAGATTTTCGTTTCTTGCGTTGAATTCGCTGGCTATTCCCTTTCCTCTGTAGTCGTCGCGTATCGTCAGGGAACCGTGCTCGACGTTGATTCCGTTGTCGCCAACTTCTATATAGCGCGTGGCGTTACCGTAGGTTACTTTTCCGTCCGGGGAAGTGATTTGCATGCTGACCGGAACGCGTAGCGAACCGTCCTGGCCGACCGAAACCAAATTGGGATCCACAAACGCGTTTATCGCGATTTTGGACCTGCCGTTAGACACCATTTCCGTCGTCAGGCTTCTTTCTAGGTTTCTGTCTATTCGCATGTCGCCCGAGAACAGATTTTCTATCGTCGACGCTATTCGCCCCGCTTCTTCGTGCGTCACCATCCTTGCGTCGCTCCGCTCTGAAACTTGGAGAACCTTCTTCGCCTCCTCTATTTCGTTTCGTTTTCTATCCACGACGTTGGCGTGTACTCCCAAAAAACGGTCGTAGGTCTGTCCCATTCCGGCCGAAGGCTCGTCGTCTCCGAACGCGGATCGCGGTCCTCTGATGTTTCTGCCTCCGCCAGCTTTCGGTCCTTCGTTGATTCCTGGGATGCCTTCCGTCGTCGGCGTACGACTTTCCAGGTTTCTGGCATGAGAGTCGTAAAGTTCCGCAGTTTTGTCCATTTCTGCTATTTCTCCGGCCAAATCGTCGATTTGCTCGTTGAGGCGGGCGACCCGTCTTTCCGCCTGTTCGTCGGTCAGGTCGGCGCCTATCACTCCGTTTTCGATTCCGTCCCTCTCCCTTATCAATCTCTCCATGCGATTCCTTGCCGTTTCCCTCCTGGCGATCGCTCCGTCCCTCTGCAAATAAGCTTGTTCCGGCGTCATGAACGCCCCGTCGCCTTCGGCGAGGTAGTCGGCCAATTCGTCCACCCGCCTCCGTCTTCCAAATTTCCTGTCCTCGCGTTCGCCACTCCTCCTGTCGGAGCCCAGCAATCCCAACAGGTTTCCGTCGTCTTCGGTGTCTATTGCGAATCTCGGATCTTCCGAGTCTCGTCTTCCACCCGAACCCATCCCGGCTTCTGGACCACGCGATTCCCTGTAACCGTCCTTTTTCGCGTCGTAATATCCGTCTCCGTCGTCGGCGGAAATGAATATTACGTTGCCCGAATCGTTGACCATCCTGATTCTGCGCCCGCCCCTTCTAGGTTGGGACGGTCTTCTCGTCGTCCGCGACGGCGCGGACGGAGCGGAACCGGTTCCCCGCCTGGCGTCGGGGGCGAAACCCTCTCCGCGGAGGCGCCGAATGACGTCGTTATCGGTCGCGTCGACGTACACGATTTCGCCAGTCGTCTGGTTGAACATTTTCATCGTTCTCGGGCGAGCTCGTCCCAAGTTCGTCGGTTGCGACGTCGCCGATCCGAGAAGGTCGGACGAGTCAGATTCTCCGAATATCCTGTCGGCGATCGCGCGACGAGCGGCGATTGCGTCCGGCGATTGATCGATTTCGCCGATGCGCTCCGTACGCTGCCATTCGGTAACGGAGGATTCCAGACGATACAAACCGTCGTCACCGTAGTAAAGGGGAGTGCCGTTTAGGTCCGCCAAATCCGACAAAACATCGAGTTGCAGTCGTTCCGATTGGAAATCCAGGTCGCCGTTCCCTTCCATCAATTTAATTTCGTAAGCGGTCGCCAAAATTTGCTGACCTCGCCTCTCCTTCGGATCAGTTGCGGTCCGAGCTCTCTCGATGGCGTTACGTCTCGCCGCGATTTGATCGTCGATTTCTTTGGCCATTCTGAGCGTGTTGGAATCGGGATTTCTTCGTCTAGCCAAAATATTTTGTTTTCGCTGTTCGGCCGCGAGTTCCAGAGTGTCTCGCTCCCCTGACGACGAGCCGGTATCGCCGCGCGACACACGATCCTCCAATTCTCTTGACTCCCGCAACAAGTTTGCGTTGGCCGCGTCCGCATCGTTGAGCTCTTCGTAGGCCGCCCTGTACTCCGCCCACGCGGCTGAGTCGCCGTCTCCGCCTCTGTCCGGATCGGATCCGGTAGACCTAGCTCTTCTCAGTGCGTCGTCGTGGCGACGTTCGGCTTCCGCGACTCTTGCTACGGCGTCCACCCTCTGCTCGCGAATTTGATTGAGGCGTATTCTGTCGGCGTTTGGATTCGCGCGCGCGTCGGCTTCGCGCGCCTCCGCCATTCTTCGGGAAGCCTCTTCCGCTCGTTTTTCCGCCTCTTGTCTTTCCGCAAAACGCCTATCTCTGGCTCTTTCTCTGGCACCGTTCAATGAATCTCTGGCTTCGGAGACAGTAGTCGAAGGACGAGAACGGGTGCCGTCTTCTCGCGCACTCCCGGGAGCTTTTTCAGTTCTCCTGCGCCTATCCGCGCGCTCTGCCTCGCCACGCGCGCGAGCCTCCCGCCAGTTTGGCATTTGCAACTCGATCAACTGATCTCCGATTTCGTCGTCTTGTGCCTCTAGTTCCTCGATTCTGTCGTAGTCATCGCGAGTTTTTCTACCAGCATTAAGCCCATCGAGTTCTTTTTTGATTCTTTCTCTTCTGCCAAGAAGGTCGTCTCGCAACGTCGTCCTGTCGCGCTCGTCCATTTCATCGTCGCTGTATTCGAACATCTCGGCTGTTCTTCTTCTCCTCTCGGCGTCGGCTCTTCGTCTTTCCGGCGAAACACGGTCGGCTTCGGTTTCCCCTCTCACCGTCGGCTCAACGAGTTCTTCGTCACGGGTCGGCCTAGCAGGTCTCCGAACTCCGGGTCCCCTGAGTCTTCCTGTATCAACGTCGGGTTCGTCAACTCCGGTTCCGGGAATTCCCGGTTCCGGTTCGGAAACTTCCGTTCCGGGGCGTCCAATATCGATGACCGGCCTCACTCCCCTTCCCCTTAGGTTTCCCGGTGCCGGTTCGCTAGGCGGAGGCGTTGACGGAGCCGGTGGTTCGTCGGCTCTCGGAACCATCGGAATCGTAGGCCTGTCAACGGCAGAACCGCGCAATCTCGGTGTTCTACCGCCGGGGGTGGCCGGAGGCGGAGTCGGACCACCGCCGGGTGGCGTAGGCGGAGTTACGCCTGGTCCCGGTCCCAATGGAGTGGCAGGCCTGATTGCGCCGCCACCGCCACCACCGCCAGGAGGCGTTCCGCCCCCACCTCCGCCGCCGCCGCCGCCTCCGGGACCGCCCGGATCACGGTGAAAAGGAGCAAAACGGTTCGGTGGCGCGGTTTCTCCGTAAAGTCTGTAAACCTCCTCTTCGCCCACGTATTTGGCGACGAGTGTCATGAAATCCGACTCGTCCAAATTATGTATATTGCGATCCGAATCCGCCAAAAATTCCCTGATGTCTTGTAGCGCCCCGCGTTTGTTCAGGTGGGTTCTCAATTCGGCGGCGAATTCCCAGTCGCTTTCGCCGGAGTACGTGCCGCCGATGAATCCCGCCAACAAGTTCGATGCCATGTTGTCTAGGCGCGCCTGTCCGCCGGGAATGACTCCGCTCGGATCCATTCTCCTATCACCTATGAGGAGACTCACTATGTTTAGCGGTTTGGTTCCCTCGAAGGTTCTCGTCGTCGGATTCCAGACTCCCGTCAGGGTGTCTATCATGTCTCTCCAGAAATTCATTTGCGGAACGCCGGTTTCCTCTCCGTAACCGCGAGCCAACAGGTTGTCGCGTATTTCCTGCAGTTTTTGGGCTATCGCCTCCTTGGACAGGCGAGCACCGCCCGCTCCACGCCTATAGTCTCCGCTCAACCATCGCGCGTATTTAGATTCGACTTCGGAATTGAAATTGATATTTCTCAAATAAAATTCCCACAAAGCGTCCATTTTTTCCCAATCGGAAACTCCGGGACGATTGAGAACCGCGTCGAGCTCTTTTATTTGATCGTGAAGATAAGTTCCGTACTTTGCGTCTTTTCTCAGGTCTATTACGTTTTCCCAACTCCTACTCGACGGTATGAATTTTTGAAGCCTCAGTCTGTCCATCCATTCCGACTGCGATTCAAAACCCAATTTTTGGCCCAACCTCCAGGAGAAATCGTCCACGTGATTCAGTTCGTGGTCGGCAGTGTGCATGAGAAAAGACTCTCTGCTCAACTCCATTCCGAGGTGATTCATGCCGAATCCCTTTATCTTTTGGTTCTGGTAGTCGCGGCTTCCGAACCACATCGGGTCCAGGGTTATGGTGAATTGGAACGGAGTGTTTGTTCCGCGAGCCCACAGTGGTGCGCTGCCGCGATCGACGCTGGAAACCGGACCGGGTGTGAGTTCTCCGGTTCCCGGGGTGGGTCGCGGGAATCCTGCCGAAGTAGTTGTTGGGGTAATCGGAAGACCCGTGCGAGGATCAAAACGAGCACCAGAGCTTCCGACGAACCCGACCACATCCGGCCCTCCGTCACCGGACCAAAAATTATTCACCGAAGTGACTGCTATGGCGTCGGCGAGATGATTGCTGCTCATCGGATCGCCAGGTTGTTTGATCCTGAAATACCCTGGTACGGCCGAAATGAAACGCTCCTTGTGCTCCGGATTGTCGACCATTTCTTTGGTTCCGTCCGGCCTGACCACTTCTATTTGTTTCGGTCCTCCGGCGTTGTACGCGGAATGGAGCGTCATCAAATAGTATTCCTCCAAGTTGTCCTCTATTTCCTTGCGCTTGGCGGCTATCTTCCTATCGCTTTCGTACCCGATACCGAACGGCCACAAGCGAGAGTCGTTGAGTATTTCGTCGACCATCGCTTCGTGGTGCGTCTTGGACGCATCGGTCGACGATGTATCCGCCAATCCCATGAAAGTTCCCCCCTCGACGGGGCTTTCGTAACCGAGGTGCAATGCGTACTGGTGTATTTTTTCTCCTGCATTCGGAAGCCTTCCCCTGGTCCTAACGAAATCCGCCTCCCATCTGCGGTAATCGTCACTAGACAGAAATTCCGAATATTCCCGCTTCGCTTTCGCGGCGGATTCCTCCATCTTCTTTTTTCTTTCGCGCGCCTTGTTCCTGTTGACGAGCGATCTAAGACCCATGAACTTCCATCTTTCGGAGGGTCTCGCCGGCGTTGCCGTACCCATACCGGCGGCCGGGTCAAAATCCGTCATCGGACTGTCGCCTTCTATGTGCGGAGTGTGACCGCCCCTGACGCCGGTCAATTTCGCCGAAAGAAAATCCCTCAGGCTGCCGCGTTCTCCGGGGGTTTCGGTTCCGTTAATACCGTCTGATATTTGCTCGCGCGCTCCCTCTAATTTTCCAGCAACGTCGTCTACCGGGCCCGGAATTTCGTCGCCGGAGCGAATCATCCCCACGATGTTTCCGGCCATGTCAGCTCCCGGGACGTCGCAACCTGTGCCGAAAATGTCGGTGAACCTGTTCGCGTTCGGACCCGATCCGCAACGAATCTTGTTCAATTCGTCGCGCCACAGGCCCCTGGCGCTGAGGATCGAGTCGGCTATGTTGTGGGCCATGTCCCTTATTTCGCGACCCAAAATTCCCTTCTGCTCGAATTTCGGCATGCTTTTTGTTTCTGGTTCTGGAGCAAAGGCCAAATCGGGATTTATGTCGGGAAATCCCATGGCCGACAAAGTCTCCTTTACGACGTCGTCAACCGTCACCCCGGATTGCGAATAGGAGTCGTTGCTTACGGAACGGTCGCACAGACGTTTGTCGCCGTACCCTGGGGGGATGATCGGCAACTGGTCGCCCGGCTTGTATGTTTTCGCCCAATTCAAAAAAGCCTGCGGTATGAATCTCATTGCCCTGGTGAAATTCGTGTCTGGGATTTCCTCCTCCTCGTATCCCGATTCCGACGGAGGCATCGCCGATTGTTTTGGCTTGACGGCCTTAACCCTGATCAGGGCGTCGGACCCGCCCTTTCTGGCCACCGACGCGAGTCTTTCGTCGGCCCACGACGAATTGTGCCCCGATCCGTAAATTTCCGAACCGAAATTCCTGCTCCCGTCCAGAAACATTCTCTGTTTTTCGTAATCGACGAAAGCCAATCTTCCGTCCTTCAGCGAGTAAACGGAGGTCGTCCCGTGTTTGGCGACGATTTTTGCGTTTAGCGGAAGGTTGAACGGGGTTGGCGACATTTGCCTTGAATCCTCTATTCCCGGGGACGGGATTTGACAATTACTAAACAATTATAGACGTATTGTCCTTAGCTACTGGTATCGCCGTAGGGAGCGGTTTTCGGTTTTCTGGCATCGACGATCTCCGACCACTCAGACTCTGCGTCGGGAAGAAAAGGGTCGTCGGGGTCCGTCGAATCGGCCGAGAGCGCCTCTCCGATCGAGTTCAACGCCTCGTCGGATGCGACTATTCGCAAAGCGGATTTGAAAGCTTTGTCCACCATTTCCGTTCGTTCGATCATGTCGTTTCCTCGTAGAGTATTTTACTCGCACCGCCGTATGGCCAATACTCCCTGGGAACCAGAAAATCTTTTGCCGTCATCAACCTGAGAACGGGGATATTTTCGTTGAAAAAACGACCGACTCCGGCTCTGACGGCGAATTGTCTGCGTATCAGTTCCTTTATCTTTGCCTCGTCTTCGGAATCCGCGTCAATCAATTCCGGGAAAACCTGGGAGAAAATAGCCATCTTTTCGTCGGGGGAGGCGAGCATGCTTTTCAGCCTGTCGTAAATCGCCCTGGAAATAGAATTGAATAGAGCTTCGGATTCGTCCCGCTGGGCCGACGCTTCGTCGGCCATCTGGTCGCCCCGTCGCCCGAACGACTCGCGCATTACCTTCGATACGAACATCCCCAATTGTCCGTGGACGTTCCATGCCCACTGGAGATGACCGTGGTAAGAATCGGATACGTCCATCGGTCCCCTGAAGGCGACGTATTCCCCGTGCCTCGTAAAACCCTGACCCAGATAATGATGGAAGAACTCGTGCAATCCGTAATCTTCTTCCTCCCCGCGCCCGTCGACTTTGGTTATCGGCGAATATCTCGCCGAAAACGCCTTGACTCCGAGTCTGGCGGCGGCGCCCAGCACCGAACCCGGACGAACGGAATCCAGCGGAAAACCAGCGGCCACCACCCAGTGCTCGTTTATCACGTAGGCAATTTCGTCGTCGTTCAATCCGGATTCCCTCATCAGGTCGTAGGCCGTTTGCGCCCATTTCCTGGTTATGTTTTGATGCTCCCTGGCGTGCCTTATCGCCGACTCCGCCTGCGACCTGACCATGGGGGCGAGGTTTCTTGACACTTTGTCGTCCTCCCGTATCTCTATGTCCTCGAAAAATGAAACGTCCTCCCACGATGATGCGTGACGTCGTTTAGTGAGGTACGGCGCAAGCTTGGATTTGACGGACTCGGGCATCGCGTCTATCACGCTCCAGAGAAAATCGCTTCGCCCGGTGAAATACGCGAACGGATCTATGGTCCCCGAGAATCGCGGTTCGTAGTCGCCGCCGTCGGGTCTCGTATTTGTCGTCAGATCGGAACTTCTCGCCGAATCGCGACCGGGTTTCCACAACGAACCACCCATGTCGTCGCCGCCGTCGAGCCTGCGACCGACTTGTACGCCGTTCAATATCGCCGTATTCACCTGATCGGCAGTCATCGTCGAATCGGACAGGAACTCCGCCCTCGCCCTGATCAGCGCGTTGATGGCGTAAATCGTGAGCATTTCGTCGGCGGACGGGAAAGTTCCGGACACGGCGTTTGCCACGGCCATCGGCCCGACGAATCTGTCCGCGAAATCCCTCACTACCGGTCCCTGTATTTTCGGAACGACGTGCCCGTCCACGGGATACGAACCGAGTCCGGCTCGTTTCAAAGCCGGGGACAAAAGTTGCATGACCGGATCGGATGGATCCATTTTGTTTACGTCTACGTGCGGAGCCAAAAAATAAGGTTTCATGAGGCTGTTTCTTCCGATGGCGATCGGAGATCCGTCGACTCCCAACATTCTCAATCTCCCCGATACGGCGGGAACGGAATACAGCAAATCGATTTGAGCGTCTTCGTCGGTGGCTCGTTTCACCAACGCCGAGGACATGCCGGCTTCGGTGTCGTCGGACGTTTCTTGCGGTTGCGCGACGGAACCAATGTTGTTGCGTCGGGGGCGCCCCGGGAGCCTGGGGGTTATCAAATTCCTTCGCTTGGCCTCTTTGTAGACGTCCGCGTACTGGGATTTGGAAAGTCGCATTCGTTTCCTTATTTCGAGTCTCGATTGCCCCTCCGCGTACAAGCGAGAAAACATATCCACGGCTTGCGTAAATAATTCTTCCGTGCCGAATCTTGGTTGCCTCTTGCGACCCCTTTTCCTCGGTCGTACCAAACCCATTGAACGGGCTTTCCTGAAAATACTTTTAGCTTTTTCCAAGGTCAATTTTTGTTGCTTGACAATGTACTGCAACGAGGAGCCGGCGTTCCATTCCGAAACGAACGCATCCAATTGCTCCTGCGTTATGTTGGTTCTCGTAACCAGCGGACTTTCTACGCGGCCTGATTTTCTGGCCGAGGCGTATAGAGTTCCGTATTTGCTCGCCGAAATTCCCATTTCATTCATTATTTCGGATCTCTTGTTCCCGTCGTTATAAAGCTGAACGAAACGTTCAAAATCTTCGATTGTTGCTTTTGTCGGCCCGCGCAACGTACCTTTCAGCGGTCTCGGGGTTATTAGACCGCGACGCTTGGCGGCTATGTAAAGTCGGCGGTAATCGCCCTCGGACATATTCATGGATCGTCTTATCGTTCCCGAAAATTCTTCGTCGTTGTACATTTCGGCGAATCGCCTAATGTCTCTTTCGTTGAAGAAATTGTTCGCCGACGGCGACGTTGTTTCGGGCGAATCGGCTGATTCCGACAGCGAGTTGTCAATCGACTCGGCGACCCTTTCGGGATTTTGTTTGGCATATTGCGCTTTTCTCTTCAGCAAAATATATTGAGTTTCGTCAAGATTCATTTCTCGCATTATCGTTTGTTTTATCGTGGCCGTCGGACCGGTCAGTTGGCCGCCCTCCTTTAGCGCCCTTTCTCGTATGGAGTTGAATCGTCTTACGTCGTCATCGGAAAAGTACTGTTTGGCAATTGGGCTCGCTATCAACCTCCGGTTTCTCAGGTCCCCGACAATGCTCGCATATTGACGGGGGGTTAATTCGAAAATTGATTCCAGCAACTCCCTGCTCGCCCCCTCCCTGTGCCACTGAATGAAAGCGTCTTCGTTTTCCGGCGACAAACGAACGGGGGCGCGCGACTCCCGAGATCTCGTTCTGCTGGCTATTCGTCCTGATCTAAAAAGTTCGGTTTGAATCGAAACTGCGTCTTCGGGAGAAAGGTTCATCCTCTCGGTTATATCTACGAACGACACGTCGTCGCCCCACAAAAGGGCGAATTCCGCCAAAATTTCTTCCGGTATCTCCTGATTCAAGGAAAATTGACGAACCGGTCGTGGTGTTCCTTTTGGTATTTTGTTCGGAAAATCCAAAGAAGGATATATGATCCTGGAAAGCGATCTGCCAAGCAGGAAATCCTCGGTTGCCGCGTCGGATTCCGACTCTATGAGATTTTGTATTTCCGGATCGTCAAGGGACAAGTCGTCCGAACTTATTCCCTCGTCGAGCGCCCTCATCCGCCTTGCCATTCCCGCTTCGGTATCCTCGGACACGATTGCCTCGTCGTTCAGTAATTCCGGGTCCTCGAGCACGTCGGCGAGGGAGTACAAAATGTCGCCGTCGTCTGGATACAGGCCCTCGGCTTCGTCGGCGTATTTTCGCATTTGCGCGGCCGACTCGATTCTGTCTGTCTCTTCCTCGTCGGGGAACACTCCGTCCATGAGAAGCGATATTGCGAAATATATGTCGTCGGCGATCGTCTGCCTGTCTTCCTTGGGTATTTTTTCGTATGGGTAACCGAACTCGATTACGTCGTCCGGCTCGGACAACAGATCGGCCAATTCTTCGGCGTCGGAAAGTGTCGGGAAAACAAAATTTTCCTGGAAGTTGTCGTACGCGTCGTAAATCAACTTTTCTTCGTCGGTTTCGGTTGGGGACGCCGAAGGCGAGACGCTTTCATTTCTCGGCGAAGGCTGCCAGAACGGATCCGTCCACGACGCCGAATCGCTTGCCGGGAAGCGCGCCGTATCCGTCCTCTTTTGATAAGCGCTGTCTATCGGTGGAACGTCGTCAACCGTTCCGGGATTCGCCCAATAAGTGGAGTGATTGAAATTTATTCCGGCGTCCTCCAGGGATTGCTGAAGAACCAACAAGGACTCGAATTCGTCCTCTAGTCCGAATATTTGGGCCGATCTGGTCATTTTCCAAAAACGGGTCGGATACGCCTTTCTCCAATCCTGTCCTTTTTCCCAGTCAAGTTCGTCCAGGAATTTTCCTTCTCGCAAAGACCACCCGAGAGCGAGGGCCTGTATCTCTATTTCCCTGGCCAAGCTGCTGAGAAATTCGGGATCGTTGCGCAATCTTTCCAGAGGTTCTCCAGCGACGTTGAAAGTTTCTCCGTAGGCGGCGCTACCGCGGTCTATCGGATACGCCCACCAGTCGTAGTGATCGGAGTGAATTTCCCTCCACATTCCCGACCCGGCCATCCCCTCGTGCTCTATCCTCTGCATTCTCTGCTCGCGTTTGATCACGTCGTCGCCGCCGTACGAGTCCGAATAACCTATTTGTGGCGGTTGCCGCGGCAAGCCGAGGACGATCTGGGTCGGTTCTTGTGTAGGGGTTTCCCTACGCGGTTCCTCGCGCTCTTCTTTGTCTTTTTTTCTCGAGGTTATGTCGTTCACCATTCTCATGATGCTTCGCTTGTCGAACGACATGCCGGCTTCTACTTCTTCGTTTTTCGGAGAATCAAAAATTATGTCGGAAAAATCCGCCTTGGCTATCGGTATCCATTGACCGCGTTGATTTAGGACCTCTATGTTTTCGGGAGGTACGACGACGGATTTGAATATGGCCGTGCCCGAATTGCTGGCCGAAGCGTACCCCTTGCCGGCTCCGAAATCCCTCGCCGACACAGATTCTCCGTTTTCGTCGACCACGACCATGCCGAGTCCGGGGCCTGGCTCGACTCCGTCGTTCATCAACCCTGCTATCTTTCCCATTGCCTCGTTCATTTCGTCGGTCGGAGAAATCCTGAGCATCGACATTCCCTTGGCGTTTACCTTGCGAAAATCCCCGTAAATCGGGAACTCGTCGTTCCATGCGGAAGGGGTGGTGGCCAACCAAACCCAGCGATCCGAATCGCCCACCAAACCCTCTTTGAGTATTTTGGGTAGGAGACCCGTCGGAGTTCCGTGATACAGCGGATCTCCGTCCCTCCACGAAACTTTTTCCCCCGTCGTTTTTTTCATCGGAAACGAAAGCGACGGACGGAGATATCTTCGCCTATTCCCCGTCGCGCCGACGTACTCGCCGTAATTTTCCGGTTTGGGATATTTGGGGAACGGAACTCCGTATCCTCCGACCTCGACGGTCTCTCGTTTTAGTGCGTCGTAAATCGCCCTCTCCACTTCCATTTCCGGCGGTGGCGGGACGTTCCACACGCCCGTTTCGTCCTTTACGGCGTCCCAGTATCCCTCCGTCCATTCGGCGTGAAGATATCCGTTTATTGACGCCGGGGCCACGTTCCGCCTCGACCGAGGCGCCACGTTCAGGGCCGTAAAGTTCGTGTTCTTCCACATGGGCCCGTATTGCATCGGGAAGTAACCGTTTGGATTGCCAGCGTCGATGGGGTCAAGCCGCTGGGTATTTTTTTTGCCTCCGGACATCGCGGCGACGGCAAAATTTCTGTCGGTTGCCGAGAAAAAAGGCTCGGACACCCCGCCCGGAGTCGGATCCGGCACGCCTCTTCCGAGGTTGACCGTCGGTATGTCCTCGAGCACCACGAGATCCGCGTCGGCGTCGCGCGCCGTGAACGGATTCATGTCGCGACCATCGTCGCCGATCCTGGGTCCTAGGGATTTTTGGCCCGGACTTTTTCTGAGGTGTCGTTCGAGGCGCGTCACCTCGATTCTTCCTTACTTCCAGTTTTCCGGAATCAGATCTTCTTTTCCTAGCGCCTTCGCGCGCTTCGTTATGTGCGCCTTGGCGGCTTCCTTGTCCTTGGCTCTTCCGAACGCCTGAATCGCGTTTTTGAGATCGGATTCGTTCTCTATCGGATACGAGCCGTCGGGAAGCGCCATTCCGCCCTTGGCCAACTCGCTACGACGCTCCTCGCTGAACATTTTCTTGAAGTAGATGTCGTTGTCGTAGTCCGGCTCGGTCGAAGAAACTTCGGTGGAAAGAATCTCGAACTCCGCCAAACTCGACAGGAAATTCGCGTCGCCCTTGGCTTCTTCGTTTTGTTTCTTTTCATGCAACCATTCGTCCGGCAGGGACTTCTCTAGACCGAGGGCTTTGGCTCTCGCCATGATGTGGTTTTTTGCCTCAGTTCGCTTCTTGGAACGCGGCCAAGCCATGATCGCGTTGCGCAGGTCGGAATCGTTGACTATCGGCATCTCTCCGTCCTCCATGGCGTCGCCGCGCTCAGCCATTTGCTTCCTGACGTCGTCGCCGTACGCGCGCTTGAGCGCTATCTCGGCAGCCTCGGACTCTATTGCGAAGGCCTCCTGTTGCGTATAGGTGTCGTAGCCGAGAACTTCGCCGTCCAGGGAGACGAAAACGTCGTACGACTTGCCGTCGACGCCCTCTATTTCAACCGCGTAACTGTCGAACCCCTCGAAGACGTCGGCCTCGACCGAAACAACGTCGCCGTTGATGCTCTTTGTGGCTATCTGCGCCGCTTCGGAGAAACCGATCATTTGAGTCGGCTGGAATCCCGACTTAACGTTCAGAACTTCGTCGTTCAGGAGGTGCCATCCCATGCACTCACCGGTGGTTCCGTCAAAGAACGCTTCGACCGGTTTTCCGTCCTTGCGCTCGACGTCAACGACGAAAATATCCGCCTTATCCGAGTATCCGGAATCCAGAACTTTTCCACGGAACATGTCCTCCGCCACGCCTTCTATCTGTAGTAGCGCCGGCATATCGCCTTCCTTGACGCATCCGCCTGGGCAGTTTTCGCACACCGGGGAATTGGCCGGATACACTTTTCGCTCTATGGCGCAGACGAATGGATTGTCGCCCATTTCTCCCTGTTTGAATCCGAGGGTCTGGAGTCGTAGGTCCTCGTAGTCGGACTTTTCGTACATCCCGTAACCCATTTGTTCGGAGTCTTCTTCCATCTCCTCCTCGTTGGGCTCGTCCATCATTTCCTCTAGACCGTCTTCTTCGTCCTCCTCGTCGAGGGTCAGATCCATGGCATCCGGGTCTTCTATGTACCCGCTTTTCATCATCGGAGCCCGACCTCTTGCCATCGCGGTCGGCAACTCTTCGTCCATCATCTCCTCGTCCGGGTCTTCCATTTGGGGCTCGAAGGTTTCCATCTCCTCGTCCGCCATCTCCTCGTCCGCCATCTCCTCGTCCTCTTGTTCGATTCCTAGCTCTTCGTCGTCAACGAAATCTCCGTATGCTCTCGTTGGGGGAGCTCCGTAGAGGGCTGCTTTTTCCGACATGTATTCATCGGAATCTTCCTCCATGCCCTCCTGCATCATTGGCTTCTTCTTGCGTTTCTTTTTGGGGGGCCAGTTCTGATCCATGCCATCGCCCTCGTTCCACATTTTCACCTCTACCGCCGTTGCGCCGCACGCGGCGCACACGGAGTCACCCGATTTGTAACCACATGCCGATAGCTCGACTCCCTTGGCGCATTGAAGCACCTGGCCGTCGTCGCCGATTTTTACGGTTGGTGCTCCGGTCTCAGGTTCCATGTTTTCGCTCCTTGTATTGCATTGTCGAGGTGAGGCAAGCCTTGTGGTTGCCGCAACTTCCGCACGGAAACTGGCGTTTTTCGCCAGTTGCTATGCAGTGATATTTGAATTTAGCTCCGTTATTTTGTGCAGGTTTATCATAACCCATAACACGGTTGCCACGGGTGTACCCACCTCCAGAACTAGGTTTCATTTATCGATTGACCTTTACGGATTGCCACCGTAGTAATAATCGCTTCGGCCACGCGGGAATTTCCTCGGTCTCGTTCCAGCCGTGTTGATCCGATCAACGGGTCTTTTCTGAAGCTCTCTTGTATTTCTGGCACTGCGACTCTGCCTGGAAGATTCGTTTCTTTCAAAAGACCTATCGGCGGGACGCGACCGATTCATGCGATTTGATTCCGCAGTTTCGTTTGAATTGTCGACCCTACGCGAACCGGAACCACTAAGTCGATCAACCGGTCTTTGCGGTCTGGCGCCCCTTTGGCGAGCGGTTTCGGCCCTCTGGTTTGACGTGTCCGCAGGACGCATTCCCTGTTGTCGGCGAGATTCGTTTCTACCGAATGATTCGTCGTATCCGGGGCCTCCCGCTCCCGGCAATCTATCCACCGGTCGTTGCGGCCTCCTATCCCTGTTTCTTGCGTCTTCAGCTCTCTGGTTTGACGTATCGGCCGGACGCATTCCCTGTTGTCGGCGAGTTTCATTTCTATTGAACGATTCGTCGTAACCCGGTCCACCTGCACCGCCGAGGCGATCAACTGGACGCTGCGGTCTGGCAGCTCCCTGACGGGCTTCTTCCGCTCTTTGGTTTGACGTATCCGCCGGACGCATTCCTTGCTGTCGGCGAGTTTCATTTCTATTGAACGATTCGTCATAACCTGGTCCGCCCGCGCCGCTAAGTCGATCAACTGGACGCTGCGGTCGCTTACCCCTATTTCGTGCATCTTCGGCACGCTGCGAAGAAGTGTCCGCTGGGCGCATTCCTTCTTGCCTGCGCTCTTCGTTGTCCTCGAAAGACGTGTCGCGCAACCCTTGCTGTCGGCGATTTTCGTTGTCCTCGAACGAGGTGTCCCTTTCGCCCCCGTAACCAAAACCGCTTCTGCCTTGGTCGTCCACTCTTCCGGCGTTGACGTCGCCCATGCGATTCTCGAAATTGCGCTTATCACCGGCTTCGATTCTGTCCGCCGGGATGAAGCCCTGACCCTCCAGGGCGATTCTGTCGAATCTTGCTCTTGCCTCGGTCCTGAAACGTCTTTCTTGTTCCGAACGTTGCGGACCCCTGTTGAGTTGTACGCCCTGTCTGGCGGCTTCCCCGCGCACGAATTGTCTGCGTCGCGCCTCCATCCCCGTCGGCGCTCCGCCACCCACTGGTTTTCCGTCGCGACGCTTGTAGGGGACTCTTTGCTCCTGAGGAGTTCCGTCGAATATGTATCCGTCGCCGTCCCTGTCTATCATGTCTGAGGAGCTGGCTCCTCCTCCACCTCCCCCTCCGGCACCGCCGATCGTCGCCCCCAAGGCCTTTTGCGATAGATCAAAAATCGCGGTTTTGAGTTCCCCCACCAGCGATGGACCGATCGTTTTTGCATCGTGTAAAACTATTCCGCCGTCGATGGCGCTCGAGCTCATGTCGTAGGCGGACAGCACTTCGTCTATCGCCGACTTTGCGTAAAAAAGATCCGGAGTGGGAATGGAGAGGACGTAGTCGTCGTTGGGTTCGTCCTCTTCCAATTGGTCCAGTTCGCCCATGACGATTTGATATTCGGAGGCAAGCGACTTGACTTGGTGTTGGCGCAGAAATTTCATAATCTCTCCAATTGTAGAAGAATTGTTCGTATTCAAATGCAACAACAATAATTACTTGACTAGCTCCGAAGAAAGCGTTTCGGTAATCATTGACAGACGCTTATCGGAAATTCCCCTTTCGGAAGACTTTCTGCCACTGGATGTCCCCGACATGTCGGAAATCATTCTGGACATCTGACTCCTTGCCGTCATGCTCTGAGCTTTGCTGATCCTTTCGGCGACGACGTCCGACGAAGACTTGGCATTCCTCAGCATCGTTTTGGCGTCGGACTGAGTTATTAGTCCCACGTCCACTGCGTTTATCAAGTAGGCGAGGCCTAATCTTGCTCCTCCGTCCTGCATCATTTTCTTCAATCCGGCCGAAAGTATCGCTTTCCTCACGTCTTCTCCGGTGGAAATTCGAGACGCCGCAACTATCGTCTGAGCTCCGATTCTCGCCGATCTCTGTCCGAATTTCATTACGGAATCCCTGTTTTTCCTGGACATTTCGCTCACGTCGTTCTGGATGGAACGCAACACTCGATTCATTTCCGAGCGGATGTAATACTCTTCCTCCTTGGGAACGGAGAAATCGGACGAATACTCGCCTATCGCATCGCTGATCATGTTCTCGAGGAACGCGGCGTCGCCGGACTGGTTCGAGTATTTCGGTGATATCTGCGAATCGGATAGACCGTATCTCCCCAACCCCGAAGGCAAAACGTAACCGGGCAAATTTCCGGAGCCGAAACGAGTCGTGGATTCCCTGTCCAATCCGGCTCTTTCCGCGTGCCACCCCTCCAGCGTCTGGTATGCGGGATCCGAGCTATCCAGTCGGTCTCTCAGCTGGTTGTAGAAATAGTTTCTGCGTTTTTGCAATTTTTCCATGTTCGAGATGAGACGAGTTATTTCGTCCCTCGTTTCTGCGCCCGGAGCGTCGTCGTCGGGCGCCGATGCTATTTGCTCCAATCGTCCGATGACTGTGTGAAGCGAAGAATCCGCGGCGGCGTATCCGCCCATTAGTCTCGATACCGGCACGTCTTCCGGTGACGGATACGGGATGGATGCCCTTCCAGTCTCGTACTCCGTCATTGCGGTCCTTACGTTGTCCCTGCTTATTCGCTCCTCGGTTCTCTTCCTCGGAGAAAATCTGAGCCTGTTCGGCAAGGAGCCGGAGGACATTCCGACGTTTGGGTCCCCGTTGTCGTCGAACAAACTCGGTTGGGCTTCGCTCGAATCTTTTGGTTTTGGCGCGGCCGGGTCCGATGCGATCGCTTCGGATATCGTTCTTGGTGGCGGCGTCGGTTGCGGACTTGCGAACGGATCAAAACTTCTGTCCCCTCTGTCCATCTTGGCCGCACCGCGTAGCGCCTCGCGCTTATCTTTGAAAACCCTGCTAGAAACGGCGTTCCTATTGTCTAGGTCTATTATCACGAATCCCCCGTCCACGGGTTTCACGTCGTAGCGCTGACGTATGAAGGGGCGCCTGCCCGCCATTCCCGCCTCCGTGTCGTCGCCGTCCGATTCGTCCCTTTCCATTCCCATATGGTCGGAAAGACCGTCCATGGCTTCGCCTGGAGTTTCGTCGAAGAATCCTCCACCGGACGAACCGATCAAATCCTCGAATTCCGAGCGTCGCCTTCCGGTTCTAGTCTCGGATTCGCCTTTTATGGATTGGGCGGCTAGCCACGCGGCAAAATCGTCCCCGAGTTCCCGCTTTTTGTCCTCTATCAATCTTGCGAACGCTTTCCTGCGCCTGATTGCGTCCATTTCCTCCGCCCTGGCGAACGGGTCCATGGCCGCCAAGCGTCTGGTTACGGCGACGTCCCTGCCGCGCAAAATCAATTCGCCGATGCGTTGTTTCGGCGCTCCGGAAAAATCCGACACTTTGTCCATGACGGCAATAGATCCGTTGTCCACCGGGTCGCTGGACACAAAGTCGACCATATCCGACCTCTCGTTTCTTCTGGTCAACTCCTCTATTAGGGCATCGTGATGGAGCATCGTGGCGTAGTGGTAGACATCAACTAGGTCGTCGTCGGTCGGGGAGTCCCAGTTTCTTTGAGGCAACGTCCTGAATCTGTCGCCGAATTTGGCCGCTTGTTTCTCGTATTCGACGTCCCCGTATATGGCGTGGAGGCGGGCGTCCAACCACTTTGAACCGCTGAGTATCGGCAGTCCGTCCGCTTCCCCGAAAGGAGAGTTTCCGGAACTCATGCCCGCTTCTGCCTCGTCCGAAACCGAAGACGACGGCGCCGCCTCGGGAAGCGAGGAGAAATATCTGTTTCTCATTTCGTCGGAAATTTTTCTCAGCGAATCCCTGGTGGCATCCGCCTTTATTCTGAATTCCGGCGTTTCGTACCTACCCGAATGATCGAACGAGAAAAGATCGGAAACGGATTCGTTGAATTCGTTCATCAGGTCCGACGTTTCCATTTGCGAATAATTTCTTCCGCCCCTCGCAAAAACACCCGTATATCCGAGGGTATTTACGCCGAGAATCATCGCCGCTCTATCCGTCAGTATCGCCGCCGTTCTCGGATCCGACGATGGATCTATCAGTAGTCCGAGCGAAGACGGGGTTTCCGTCCCTCCGGATATTAATTCGGATGCGTTGCGGAATTTTCTGTAGTAGGTCTCATCGGCGTAGGTTGGGTAATCGTGCGCGGCGATCCTTCCGATCAATTCTCTTGCCGGAATTCTCGACAATCTGCTCGCCCTTTCTACAGCGTTTCTTAGTCCTCCGTTTGCGATAGAAAAATCGAGCATCATGGAAAGTTTTGCGTTTTTCGCCATCTCCGACCTCGTCGCAACGTACGAAGACGGAAGAACGTAACTTCCGTCCATGACCCCCGGCGGAGGAGAGAAAGAACCAGAAAGTTTGTATCCCGAACGAGACAGGGCGACAGTAAAACCGTTGTTGTCTACCGAATCATTCGACCTTAGTCTCATTATCCTGTTGGCCGCCGCCACCGAGTCGAGAACTTTCGATGCCGAAACGTTTTCGCCCGGCCCGGCGTGGAATAGGTTTTCGAACCTCGTCCTGTCCGAAGACAGTCTGGAAACGAGTTGTGCATCGGTCATTCTGACCATTTCGTAGTCGTTTTCGTTGGCCGTCCAATAATCGGTCGAATTGGTTACCCCGTCCCTGTTGGTCAGACCCGACATTCCGGCCGACGGGCCGTCGTCGGATCTGCCCCTGTTGTAGGCGACCCTTCTCGCATAATCTGCATACTGAAGCGGAGTTCTTGGCGCACCGTCTCCCACCACGCCGTAAGTGCGAGAAATCGGATCCCCGTAAACGAAAAGCGGCAATTCGGTCATATTGCTGGTCTTTGGGCCTTCGGCCTCACCCGTATTCAAAAGCGAAAATTCAAAACGTTTTAGTTTTCCGTCGGCTGCGTCTATTCCGTGAAGTTCCCAACCGGATACTCCCATTTGTCTCGCCTGAGATTCGGTAACGTCGCTCCTCGGAACAACCTCCAACGAGAGGAGCCTGTAGCGAGCCGGCTCTCCGTTTGATTTCGTTCCGTAGTGGAATTGGAATCCGTATCCTTGCAATCTTGCATCGGATATCGTTTTTGCGACCAATACGGATTGCTCGGCGCCGTCCGACGGGGACACCGAGGTGAGTTCGAAATATATACCGCCGTAACTTTCGAACACCTTGACCCCGCTCGGAGTCTGATACAAAAATCTACGATCCGGATCATCTCCGCCGGTGGACCACGAACCATCGTTCGGAGGACCTTGGTCGTCGCCGGCTCCGCCGCCAGAGGACGGTCCCCGATTGGAGCCACCGCCGGAAGACCCCGGTCCCGGCGGAGGTGTCGGCCCTTGTTGGCTCGGTCCAGAATCGAACAACGTTTCCCGTTGCCCGTCGGTTATTCCGTTTGCCCTTCTCCACGTCGAAACGTCGGCCGCATACTGTTCGTCCGTTTGGTACTGAACCCACTTGACCCATTCCGGACGAAACATCAAACTGGCCGAGTCCCATTTTTCCCCGAGGGAGATAATTTCTAACAACGCACGGAAACTCACCGATGCATCTTCCATTGCGTCGTGTGCCTTGACCTGCGGAATCCCGAAATATTTCGCCAACGCTTCGTTGGATTGCGAACCAGATGTCTTTGGATACCACTGGGGAACGGCTTTCTTTTTGGATAGGGCCGGGGTGAAAGTAAGTGGCCCAGTGGCTCTGCGGGCGATCCTATCCAGAACTCCCGGTTTCCTACCCCTGGAGCCCCATCGCTTTCCCCCGGGAAGATCTATCGTTACCAAGCCCGTAAACCAATTCATCATTGAATATCTTCCGCTCGAGCGTTCCAATGCGTTTATGCTTTTTGCTCGTTCGTTATCTATGGCGAACATCCAGTTGGCTATGGCGAGGGTGTCAATCCAGCCCAGCGTGGGATGATCCCCCATCAGCTGTCTCCAGACTCGCGAGTCAAAATTTCTAAAATTGTGAGACAAAACGACTGCGTCTTGGCCTATGAATTCCGCTATTTTCTGTTTTGCTTGTTCGGGCGATTCGAATTTTTCCGGAAACATTCTTAATGCGTCGGGTATGGTTTTTCCGTCGTACTTGATGTGTTTTACAACCCACGGTTCCAACGGGGTGGAACCGGGATTGATCCAAATCTCGAGTCGTTTCGGCTTGTCGAACTTCCCGTCTTCCACCATTATCACTGCGACCTGCAGGGCTTGTCCAGCTTCTAGCGAACCGTTCGGTATTCCGGTCGTCTCGACGTCGAAAAAAGCCAGTTTCTTGGTTTTCAGCCACTCGCCGAATTCCCGCCAACCACTTATTTTGTCCAATTCTCCACGAATTCCATCGGAAAGTTCTTTTCCGTTTTCGTCTAGCGGATTTCCCCACGGAGTCCACGGTTTTCTATAGGGGCTCCTATAAAACGGCAATCCGTTCGCCGGGTTTATCACTGGCGCACCGGATTCGTCCTTTATTATTTTTGATTCGTGCTTACCCCACGGTTTCAACCACTTTTGCATCCCTTTTCGTATCTTGTCCCACAGCATCATTTCGTCCGCCTTGCGAGCGAGTATGGCCTTTGGATCACCGGCCGCCAATCCTTTCGCCACCTCCCATGCCGTCGGCTTATCGGTTCCTGGGAATAGTTGCACATCCCCATCCCCAACTGGCATGGTCGTTTGTGCGTTGAAAGCCTGGGGTCTCGGTGGCTCCATGTGTTGCAAAAAGAACGGATCGTCCGAATCGCTGGCTTCTATGCTCGGTGCGGATTCCGCGTCCGTGGTTGTGGGGCGAGGTTGCGTAACGATCCTTTCGCTCCGACCCGTCGGAGCACCTTGGTCGTCGACGACGCTGGTCGTCCTCGGAGAACCTAGGACGGGCTTCATTCTTTCGGTATTGAATATTCTGGTTTGCGTTTTTCCGCCGACGATTTCTTCGCCCACGACGTACGTGGCATAGGTTCCGTCCTGAACGTCCGGATTTCCGGAATGGTCGCCAGCGTTCGGATCTCCGGCCACCATCGCCTTCAAATCGACTTTGGACATCGGAACGAGCCTCGTAACCCCGGTCTCGTCCGTGGCGAGGATGTAGGTTTCGTTCGTCTCCGGGTCGTACTCTCCGTAAACGACTATCGGATTTATCAGGGTTCTATTGCGTAGTTCCTTTTTCCCGGTAGTGCCCTTAATGCTGCTCGGGTACGAGAAAGTAAGTCCGTGTTTTTCGTCGTTGAAATCCGCTCCCGCGTCCGAATCCATGGCCCTGACTTTGTCGACGGCGGCCGCGATCACCGAGGCGGGGCTGTCGTCGTAATTTCCTCCGTTCCTAGCCGATTGGGTAGACGGAAGATCGACTATCTGAACCTCGCGACGTCCCTCGGAAGTTCCTTCGTCGTCCCTGGTCGGCTCGGTCGTCCTGACGTATCTGTCTATCGGTGCCGACATTCCGGCTTCCGTTACGCCGTCTTCGTAATCAGGGAAGTGATCAACGGACCTCCTCGGCGACGAGGGATTCGTTTCGTTATTCATCAAAACTTCGGACAGTTCGTGCGCAATCGCAGTTCCGGACGAATCAAAACCGATCAAATGATCCATCCCGTCCGGATCGGATACGAATTCCCTCGTCGTCGGATCGATTTCTCCTCTGGCCAATCTGGGCATGAACACTTCGCTGTCCGTCACCCTCGAATACGATTTTTCTCCCGGCCTGAATCCCGCTACGACGGAAAGTTTCAATCCGACCCCGTCCCTGTTGGCGGCGTCGATCAACAGTCGCAAGCCGTTCATGTCGGTGGATTCGGTCACCGTCGGAGTCCCCGGAAGTTCCGCGTAACCGGTTCTGCGTCTCGTCGGATATCCGTCTCCGTCGAAGGATGGAGTTTCCCTCATCGCCAAATCCCAGAATGAGGTTTCCCCAGAGGGGTAAGTGGGGGCCCTCCTGGCTATTTCTGCAAGAATTTTTTGCGGCGAATCCCCCAGAAAACCGAGACGATCGTCCAGGGTTTTATTGCGAGAAAGATGGAATTTTCCTTCCTCCTCGATTAGTTTGAAAGAATCGCCGTCGTCGGTCCAATTTATTGCCGATCCGTACGAATTCGGATCCGAATTGTTCGGATGGTTCCATTTCCTCATCTCGTAGTAATGACCTTTTTTGTCTTGCATCAATCTGACGTATCCGATTCTCGAGGCAGGGTGATACGAAAAGTCGTCGGCGCCGTACGTCGTTCTGCCTATGCGCACCGGGAAGTAATAAACCTCCGGATTCACGCCATCCAAATAGGAGTAGACAGAAGTATTCGGATCGAAACTCAGAAGCTGTCCGAAATTGAAGTTCATCGTCGCTTCCCTATTTCGGTATAGCGGGTACACGAAGCCGTTCCTGGCTCTCGTGACGTCGTACAGGCGACCGAGTCTCTCGTCGTCGTGATGCGGATGGCGCCTAGTCGGTTTGATCGGGAATACGTTTTCGGCTTTTTCCAGTAGGGCCGCAAGTTCTCCCTCGGTCCTCCAGTCAAGGGGATCGAATTCGCCGGACGATATCGTCCGCGCGATCTCGAACATCCTGTCCTGATCCCTGCGGGGCATGACGGATTCCGGTATGACGTATTCTCCGTCCTCGCTCGGGCGGTATTTATTTGTCCTTGCGACGAGATCCATTCCTCTCTTCGTGGTCGTCATGCCGGCCTCGGTTTCGTCCCCGAAACGACTGATCGGTCTTCGGTACGTAGCCGTGCGCGCCCCTTCACCTAAATAAATTTCCCTGGTTATTCTGGAAGTATTCCAGAGCTCCGATTCCGAAACTATTCTGCCGACGATGTTTTCCGGCTTCACGCGCACGACCCTCGTGTCGTCAACCAAATCTCCGTCCCAATTTGGATCCACGTCTATCAAAAGATCCAAGAATCCGAGACCTTCCGTCGTCGTTCGCCCGGGCTCTCCCCGTGCCACTGCCTCTGCATCCAGGCTTCTCCAATACGGGCCTCCGCCGGGCTGATCGTCGTCGGCCCTCATGGACAATCTCATTCTCGGTATCTCGCGAACGCGAACGATTCTCGTTCTTCTTCGTCCGTCGTATCCCGGACCCTGCAGGTCGGGTTCGTTCACGGTTTCCACTACTAGATAAATGGGTGATCTTTCGATCGGGGTGAAGTCCGAGTCGGGGTCGGCTTCCGTATCGAATCCCCTGTCGCCCAGCGCCTCTCTTTGCGCCTCTTTTTCGGCACGCGTCAAACCGTTTACGTCGTTCAACGCCTGAGCGAGAAAATCTATCGGCTCCTGATCGAGCATAAGCAATTGCCCTTCGTCGCCTACCGGGAATTTGGTGTTGTCGGGCGGCAATGCCGACGGCGAAACCACGTGAACCATTCTTTGCGGATATCCGAGCTCCGGCATGACGTCTGCTACCGAATCCGTGTACCCGACCGCCCACTGAGCCCTTCTCGTTTCCGGCGTCAGGTCGTTCGGCGGAGCCTCGACGAAAACGGAAGAAGATTGGGGAACGAGAAGACGACCTATCTGGCCTCCTTCGCTTGCCCTTTCGTCCCTGTCGTCGGCTATCGCCTCGTCGCGAGTGAGCACCGGGTCGAGTCTTCCGCGCTCGTCGAGTATGGGTCTTCGCGGCTCGAACGCGGCCATTCCGGCCTCCGCTTCTGTTTCGGCGTACGAGAATCCTGACGGAGCCAAGTCGGGGTCGGTCAGCACGGTTTCAACGTCCACAAAACCGTCGCGCTTGTGCATTTTTATGGCTCTCGCAACTATCGCCGGCCCGAGAGCCGACACGAGCGCGCGAGATTCGCTGTCGTCGCTCAGGACGGAAACCGGTGTGGAAACACCTATCAGCGGCTTGAGCGGGGCGACTATCTGGGCCTCGGAAGTCGGCCCGAGAAGACCGCCCCTCACTATTTCGGAATCCTCCCTGCCGACGGTCAAAAATGCGCCACCCCTGAGGGATCCGGTCGAGTCCCAGCGTCGCAACATCTCCTCGTCGAGCGGGTCCCAACGACGAGTCAAATTGTCCACGAAACCCGGTTTGAACGCGACGACGTCCTCGGGAAGGTCGTCGTCGGCGTACCTACCGTAAAAATTCGTGGAGAGCAGGGCGGATATGGGATCCGCCTCGGCCGAAAGAATCTGGTCCATGTTCTTCCCGCCGTGCTTGCGCAACGACTCCATTATTTTTCCGTAGCGTTCGGATCGTTCTTTCCGCAACGACGCGAATTTCCCTATTTCGAGGGCGATCGCGGATCTTCTTGCCTCGTCGAAATTCTCCAAATTGAAGTATCCTTCTCCGTTCATCACTCTCGCCATCAGCGGCGAATACGAAGCTAGAGATGCTCGAATCGCCGGAGCGACCGATATCGATCGGTCCCCTCTTGAAACCGACGCCAAAAGATCGTCGGCTAATTTCGCCATCTCCGACTCGGCGTTGGCGGACTGGACGAAACGGTCGACGTATATCCTGTTGGCTCCCCTCGTATCCCCCTGACCGGCGACGTCGATCGCATTCCTGGCCCTACCGACGGAACGAGAAGGATCGAGTACTCCTCCTGCGAGTCTGTCCGGTCCTTTGTGGACCGCGTAAACGAAGCCGTCCGCCCCTTGCGAAATCCCGGAGGAATCCATTTCCGTTCCCGACAAGCCGGAAATGAAGGCCGTTTCCGCGGAAAGTGCTCTCGCAATCTCGGGATCCAAGGTTTCGAGATCCACGACGTTTTGCGCCCTTCTCGCCTCCATCGAGTCCCTCGCGTGGGTGACTCTCGCAAGTTCCTTTCCGGCCAAATCGATCTTCCTGCTTATTTGATTGATTCTTGCCTCGTTCGCTTGCTCGACGAAAGAATCGAGTTCTTCGGCGGTGGCGTTCGGATTCCTCTCCAGGAACCACTCGGCCTGGCGAAGCACGAATTGCTCCCTGCTGGAGTTGGACGGAACGATCGGACTTCCGTCAACGTCGGCGTCTATTCCGTACCTGAGCATCGTGTCGGCGTCGGGAACCCTTCCTGTTACGCCAAGATCCCCGCCTATCCAGTCACCGGTGGAAACCAAGCGGTCCATGGCTTTGACGAGATTTGAATATCTCGCCTCCGATCCGATCACGTCTTGACCTGTTTTTATTCGAGAAGCGGTATCGTTCTCCCTTAGCGCCGATATTTTTCTGGCCCTCGCCCTGGCGGAACGCAACGGACCGTCCATCACCACCGGCTCGCCCGGATCGAACGCTCTTTCCCCGTAATACGGAACCGCCTTGCCTCTTCCGTCGGAAACGGCGACTATTCGGCCGCCGGACTTCGTCAAAGTCGCGGGGAATTCGAGATTGAATCCTCGCGAGTCGTCGCCGAGCAACGCCTTGCCAACCAAGGCGGAAACGGTCGTTTCGTCGTCGCCCCTCAATGGCATCAGCATGACCGACTCTTCGTTTCCCGAGGACCTGTCCCTGGCTACGACCCTGGATACCGCGTATTCCCTTCTTCCGTCGCCGAAATCCGCCTCGACGACGCTCGTCGATCTTTTCGCCATTCCCGCCGACGGACCGTCGCCGATTCTGTTGTACGTAGTTCTTCCGGCTTCGTCGGTGAGGCCGAAGAACAAACCGTGCTCGTCGTAGAAAATTCTTCCGCTGACTATCTTGCTGGTCAGTTCGGGTGAATCGACGTCTATTCCTATCTTTTTCAAGGCCGCCGACCTGGACGATATGACGGATTTTTCGTCCATTCCAGAACCTAATTTTTCGGCGATGTCTAGATTCGATGCTCCGTTTATCCACATTCGCAACATGATTTTTTCTTTGGAAGTAAGTTTGTCGCCCATCTCCTCGATTCGCCTGTGAATTCTCATCTTCGCCGGTCGCGACGAAGCTAGAACTCTCATGGCATGGGCATTTGTCCTGATCTTTACGACTTCCTCGTCCATTCCCATGGTGCGCGCCACGGCGGCCACGTCACCACCCGTGGACAGCATTGCTTCGAACACCTGAACGTTTATCGATCCGTCCAGATCGAGCGGATCGTGATCCCCGTTGGCCGTCTTCATGACCGAAGAAACGAGGTCCGACGGTCGACCGGTTGCGAGCCTGGCCGCCTCCGCCAGGGATTCGAATGGTCCGCGTATTCCTTTATTCAGGTCCTCTATTTCCGGACCGAGATTCGACAATCTTCTCTTTCTTGCGTCGGTGGCCAACATGTAATTTATTTTGTTTTGGATCGCCGTGCGAAGGCGCATCATCGACGCCAACCGTATTCTTTGTCTGCTCGTGATGTTCGTCGGTCCGCTGTCCTTCAGCGAATCGAGTATTTGGAGAAAGGTCGGATCAACCGCGTTTCTTTTTCTTCGGCTTACGGGCCCTTTGGCCCGTCGGGCTTTTGGGCGGTCGGCTTCTACCGCCCTGCCCCCGGAACGAGCGGCCATACCTGCCGAAGTTTCGTCCCCAGCCATTCCGTTCCTCATTTTTGCGAGAGCAAGTTGCTCCATTCGCCTGACGGCGTATCTGTCCGTACGAAGACGGTCGGCGGCCTCCTGGAGCAATTCTCCGTCGAGCCTCCTGCGCAATAAATCCTTTTCCGCATCGGTCAACCCGACCGAAGGGTCGTCCACCTTCGAACGAAGAACTCTGTTGGGATGATCGACGCCGAGATCCCTCAAGTATTTTTGGTGACGAAGCTCCAATTGCCTGGCCTCTTGTCTCGTTATCCCGTTCCGCCTACCGGCTTCCTCGAGCGAAATTCTGTCGTGCGTTCTTTCCAGCCATATCTTTCTTCCGAGATCGGCCGATTCGCTCCTGGAGGTCTTGCGAGACGCCATTCCGGCGTCGGTTCCGGTCGAACCAAATTGTTCCCTGCTGAATATGATTTCGTCTCCGGTCGGACTCCTTCTTACGAGGTTGCCCATGTCGTCGTAGCCGACGTTGTCTATTTCATCCCAGTCCCATTCGTCCATGTAGGCGTTTTCCAGGAAATAATCGTTTCCGAACCTAGACGAGAGGTATTCTCTCTCGATCGGATCGGCGACGTAAATTTTTCCTGTGCTTGGGTCTAGGTGCAGAGTTCGATCTCCGTCGAGCGCGGGGCTCTCTATCAGACTGTCGATTTCTTCGTACTTTCTGCCTTCGCCGTAGGGTCCGCTCATTCCGGCTTCGGCGTCGTCAAGGAGCGCCAACCTTCGCATTTGATCTATTCCGGCGTCCCTGACGCGGCGCTGTCTCGTTTGCCTGCTGGGACGATCGGACGAATCCAATTGGGCCAACTCGTCGGCCAGTTCTTTCGGAGTTCTCCTTCCTCCGCCCATCGCCGCTATTGCGAAGTCCTCGTTGCTCGCCCTTCCAACCGGAACGGGTCTTCTCGGCGGAACGGGTACGGTAGGCCTCGTTGGCTCCCTTTCGGGTCTTCTCGGAACCGGGACCGGTTCTCTTTCGGGTTGCGGCACGGATGGTTCGGTAACCGGTTCTCTCTCCGGAGGAGCCGGAGCCGGGACCGGTTCTCTGTTCGGCCTTCTCGGAGTAACCGGAGTTCTTTCCGGCTTCGGTTGCTTATTGGGTTCCCTCGCCGGCTCCGGAATTTCGTCAGGCTCGGGAACCGCCGGCATTCTCGGAGCGATCGGTCTTCTTCCGCCCACGTTAGGAACGTAACGCTCGGGAACGCCAGGTTTCCCAACGGCGGGGATGTCGGGCGCCCCGAAAGGCGTCGGGTCGGGAATTCCTCTTCCCAGGTTGACGAGCGGGTTTCCCTCGAGGACCAATTTGTCCAAGTCCGCGTCTCTGGCCGTGAATGGGTTGGTATCGATGTTGAACGATGCCCTGGCGTTGGGAACGCCTATCGTCCTCCTGGCGAGACTACCGACGGGATTCAGCAACTTCTGTTCCGGTTCGTTCTCTATTTTGCCGATGACGTAATTTTGTGCTTCCTCGGTGAGGAATCCAAAACCCTGAAGGACAAATCCTCCGTCGACCGGAACGACCTTGAAGTCCAATTGATCGCCGAGCGACTTGAGCTTCAGGAACGCGATCTTCGGATTTTCATTGTTCCCCAACGCGACGGTGGCGTCGCAGTTGCCTCCGTGCGCGCAACCCGGACAACAATGCGATCCCGGCTTGTCCTCGACCGCCGATATGCCCATCGCCACGCCGTTTTGAATTTGCCCGGCGTTGGAGTCGTTGACCGGTATGTACACGGTTTCGGGTTTGACTTTTTGTGCCGTCCCGAACATGAATTCGTCTCCGTCGTAGTGATACGCGACGCGCATCGTCTCCGTCGAGTCGCCGGCGCCCATCTCGAAAACGGCTATGTCGTTGTCGGCCGTGACGAGTCTGACCGGCCCTCCGAATCTCGTTGCCAGCGCCCTGGTCAGCTGCGAAGCCCTACCGAAAACTTCGTTTTGCGGAGAAGTCATCGCCGCGTATATCGCCGCGACGTGGTTCTTGCTCTCAACCGAGTCGGAATCGTCCTTTTTCTTTTTCTTGGTATTTTCGTACCGCTCCAACAATCTTCTTCCCTTGGCGGCCAACTTCGCCGCGTCGGACGCGTCCTTGGGAACGGGCTCCCCCCAAGCCGCGGCGGAAAGGGCGAGTCTCGTCGGCTCCCCGTTCGGTTTCTTCATCGGACCGCTGGGGTTGGTGAAGAAACGAGTCAGGAACGAACCCTTCCTTCGCATTTTTTCTGGAGTGTCGGCCGGACCCTTCACGCCTGGCTTGAGATTCGCGCCTTCGGTTCGCTTGAAGTGCGCTCTTCCAGCCGCCGTCAACCCGCCCTTCGGATCGCGAAGAACCGGCTTGCTGGCTGCCTTCTCCTTGGTCTCGGCCTCAACCGAATCGGCCTTTATGGAAATCGTCCCCGTCAATTGGTTGGCGCCGTGAAGAACGGGCGACACTTCGTACAGCTCGACTTCTTTCAGCAGGTTTGCGGTCTGAACCGGATCGAACACGGCGTCCAGAGTTTTGTAACCTATGGACCACTCTTGTTCCATTCCGAAGAACGACACGTTTGCGAACGCTTCCTTGCCTTTTTCCGCCTTCAGGTTGAACTGAACCCGCGCGTAGAGCCCGCCTATCCCCGCCTTGCGCATCTTCGCCGGAAGACGCGGATCGTTGGGGCCCACCTCGTAAATTTCCAGAACTTTTCCGATCGGGGAGTTCCAGTCGTGACCCCAAACCACTCTCGGTTTTCTGCGCTTCAACGACGACGTGAAACAACCAGGTAGACATATGTCTCCGACGGAGTCCTTGTTTCCTATGCCTGCGACGAACGCCTCTACTATCCCCTGCGCTTCGTCTATGTTGAACTGAGCGTTCAAAGACTTGTAGAGGTAGTCGGCTTCCTGAGAAACTTGTTCGTTCGTCATGTCTGGCTACATAATAAACGACTACGGCGATTATGAGCGTAAGGTTTTAATATTCGTTTTAATAAACCGATCTATCGATCTTTAAAAACCGAATCTCACCTTGCAACGGCAGTTCATCGTCAGGTTTATCGGGGCCGTCGGATCGCCCGGGTACATGATGGTCTGTCCGCCGACGACGAACGGCTCGTACATGGAAACGGTATCGCCGTGGAGCGAAGCGTGCTCCGGCCTCACCTTTGCGTCCTTCTCCGAAACCCACGTTTTGGTGGCGGCTCCGACCGATCTGCCGGCGTAGAAAGACCCGGCATTGAACGCCGCATGCGACTCGTGCTCGGCGATGACCCTCTTTCGCTTCGCCAGAAGATTCACGAATATGGCGAGAAGGGCCGCCTTCAACATTCCCATCTTGTCCTCTCCGTCGCCGAGGGACATGGATATCAAAACCGCACCCTGTATTTCCTTGGCCGTAGTCGCGTTGACTTGCTGGAACCTCTCGATTTGCTCCTTGAGGTGCTCCGCCGATTCTTTCTCGTCTATTTCCGCCTGCATGCCGACTTCCTGCGAAACTATCGTCGCCGCGTCGTTCATGATTCCGCTGAGTATGGGCCTCATGTCTTCCGCCAATTGCTTGTCCCAAACTCTTTGATCGAATATGTTTTCGTAGTCCAAGTTCCCAGCCTCGAGAGCCTTGCGCGACTTGGATCCGGCCGCCTTCTCGAGGATCACTCTCTGCTGACGCTCCACGAATCGCTCCAGCGCCGAGTCGAGTATCTCCACCCATCTATCGAGCGATCCTTCGGCTTTTTCGTCCCAGTCGTCCCTGAGCGATTTGGTCGTTATTTGATTTCCGAAAGCCGAGGCCTGCGACATTTGGCCGGCTTGCGCGGCCGCCACTTCCTCGGCTTGGATGGCCGCCGTCATGCCTTCCTGCGGCGCCGTCGGCGCCACGCCCTCGACGGCGGGTGCCCCGGGGACGGCAGGAACGGCTCCCATTCCGGGAATCATCGGACCGCCGGGTGCTCCGGCGGGTGGCACCGCGCCGGGCATTCCCGGAGCGCCCATTTGTTGCTGGACGAATTTCTTGTTCGTGTATCCGATCGGCGTGAGGTTCGGATTGGCGAGCATCGCGTTCATCAACTCCGAATCGATTACCTTGCGACCCGCTCCCTCCCTGTACTCGTTGCCGCTTATTAGGCCGGTTTGATACTCGCTCATAAGGTACCTGTCTCGCTCCTGCTTGTACAAAACGAGAACCGGGACGTCGGTGACGTCGAAGTCTATGTAGTACTCCTCGTCGAGTTCGTCGAGCGCCCTTGCGATCGTCTCCAGGTGCGGAAGCATCGTCTCGTTCCAGAAAACCTTGTGTTCTTCGGCGGCATTGGCGAAAGTTCTTCCGGCGGCGTTTCCGATCACCGACTCCGGAACTCCGAAAGCCGCGAGTATTTCTTCCTTCTGGATTTGACGCATCTGCACGTAATTGGCGTCTCTCGGGCTTTGGCCGGTGTCGACGAAATCGACTCCTTCGTCGGAAGAGAGAACAGTCACCGCACCGGCTCTATTGACGTTTCCGCGAAACCTACTACGCAATTCGTCCTTGTCGTCGTCGTCTATTTCTCCCCTTACGACCAAAAGACCGCCGGGGCGACCGTCGTTTAGGAGGAAATTTCTGTTGTACAGCTTGGACAGGTTTTCTATTTCTATGGCGATGCCGGCCGACTCCATCGGGGTCAGCGAAAGATACGGGTCCAGCGGATGCGGTTTTCTGATCCACACGACGTCTTCGGGCTTGAGAACCACTTTGGTTCCGTTTCGCATATCGACTTCGAAACCAGAAACGAACTTTTTCGGATCCGGTATCGGAGCGGTGTGCTGGGGCGGCAAAAGCTGCAGGGCGATCAACTCGCCGTCTCGTCCCCTGATTTTTTCTACGAAGGCGCCGCGCGAAGACATCAACAATTGCGAGGAGAGCCTGTACCTGAAGACGAACGAGTTTTCGCCCATGTTCGTCTTGGTGTTGAAAATATCCAAAATTTTTCTATCGGACTTCTTTACTATCCGACCCGAAGGACTGTTGTCCTCGCGCAGAACTATCGGTAGGCGCGATTGATTGCCGGCAATCGCATCGATGCAGCGATTCACCCAAGTTACTTTTTGGAATCCCTCCCGATACGCCCGCTCTATGTCCCACGAGTCCCTGTAGGGCTTGCCGACCTGAGACGGGTTGTAAGCGACCGGGGCGCCGGGGTTGAGCGTCTTCGCCCTGTCGCTATTTATGCCCTTGTTGGAGCGAGAGTTCCAAGCCATTTAGTTGAGTTACTCCAGTCCGAGCAAATAACCGACCGCCCCGGCCGCGACTCCGAATACTATGAAGCCGAGTGCCGGGTTGATCAAAAAAGTTCCTATCGCCGTAAACAGTATAAATGAAGACATCAACATGTTGGCGACTGCTTGTCTGGTGGTCAATTTACTGAAGACTAATTTTAATTTATCCACGCTGATCCGTCCCCGTTTATTTTTACGATGCGTATAATCTAGTACGAAACACGGCTCGGAGAGAAAATGGAAGAAACAAACTGGGAAAAGGTGCTGGACTGGCTCCAGCCCAAAAAACCCTTGTTTTGCCCGGAAGAGCCATCCCTAACGCAAAAAGTGTTTTTAAGGACGAATTGCCTCGAGGGTCTGTTCGGCGGAGCCGCCGGAGGAGGAAAATCCTCCGCCCTATTGATGTCGGCGATGCAGTACCTGGACGTTCCCGGCTACTCGGCAATTCTTTTCAGGCGCACGTTCGCCGACCTGTCGCTACCCGGGGCGCTGATGGACAGGTTCAGGAGCTGGATATCGAATTACGAGGAGATTCACTGGAATAGCAACACCTACGTCGCCACTTTTCCTTCCGGGGCGCGAATCTCTTTCGGATATCTCAACAATCAGAACGACTACCTGAGATACAAGGGTTCCGAATTTCAATTCGTGGGCATGGACGAGGTTACGGAAATAAGGGAAAACGATTACCGATACCTGTTTTCTCGTCTGCGAAGACCGTCGTCGGGCCCGCTATCCGAGGTTCCCCTGAGAATGAGGGCGGCATCGAACCCGGCGCCCAATTGGGTTAGGCAACGGTTCATCGTGGAGGGCTTGGGCACGGGGAGGGTTTTCGTACCTTCGAAACTCACGGACAACCCGGGCATCGATGCCGAGTCTTACCGAATAGCCCTCGCCTCGTTGGACCCCCTGGAAAGACGGAGACTCGAGGAGGGAGACTGGTGGGCAACGACTCTCGGAACCATGTTCGACAGAACCTCGTTCGTGGTCATAGACCCGAGCGAAGTTCCGAGAATGGGGCCGACGGCCAGAGCATGCAGATTTTGGGACCTCGCCGCCACCGAGCCCAGTGGTTCCAATCCCGATCCCGACTGGACCGTGGGGACCCTGATGCTTTTCGAGAACGGAGTCGCCTACGTCCTGGACGTGAAGAGGGCTCGGGTGAAGGGCGACAAAGTTGAGCAACTGGTGGCCCAGACGGCGTCGGAAGACGGGCCCGCGGTATCGGTGCGGATGGAGCAGGAGCCCGGGTCATCCGGCAAGGCCTTGGTCGATCAATATTCAAGATACGTCGTGCCTGGGTACGACTTCATGGGAATAAGGTCGACCGGCGACAAAGTCACCAGGGCTAGGCCATTTTCGGCGGCGGCGGCCAACGGCAACGTCCGCATAGTCAGGGCCCCGTGGATGACCGATTGGTTGGACGAATTGTCCTCTTTCCCCGAGGCCACGGTCCACGACGACCAGGTGGACTCGGCCGTCGGTGCGTACATGTTTTTGGCCGGTTTGGGCTTGCCTCACAGGAGACCTTCCACTATCCTCGTGTGAACTAACTAGCGAGGAGTACCTATCAAATGCCCGAAGAAGCAAGCAAGATAGCCACGATCGTCAGCGACGTCGTCGGAAAATTGATGGCCATAGACGCCGAGATAAAAAATCTCTCCTCGGATTCGGTGACGGTCGAGGAGGCGTGCGCCGATCTCTCCGAATTGAATCGCCTCAAGATGGAGGTATCGGTTCTTTACGACTCGGCGATTTCCGTCGTCGCCGAGAAAATGGCAGATCTTCCCGAGGTGACGCTTTCCGACGGAACGAAGTTGGAAAAGAAAACTTCGTACGACAGAAAATCTTGGAAGCACGACGAACTCGCCGACGTCGTCGCACGACGAATCGTGCAACTCTCCACCGACCTTGACACCGGCGAAGTCACGGCCACTCCGGAAACAGTCGGCAAAGAAATGCTCAAGTATCTCCAACCCTCGTACTGGAGGGTCAAGGCGCTCTCCGGGATCGGCGTAACGGCCGACGAATACTGCGAGGTGTCGGAGGAAACAAAAACAAGCGTCATCGTAAGGAGACCGAAAGAATGAGCGGCATCAACACGAATCTCTACGCATCCCTCGCGGAGAATTTTCCGCAGGAGATGGAGCGCACGGTGAACAAGGGCGGAACGGCCCTCACCTACATACCCGTCAGCGAGGTGATCAACAGACTCAACAAGGTTCTCGGCGTCGACAAATGGTCGTTCACGATCGTCCGTTGCGAAAGGGACGCCGCGGACCCCGATTTCGTCGTGGCCCACGTGCGGATCGAGTACTTCATGACCGAATTCCAGACAATCACGCGCGACGGTTTCGGCGGCCAAAAAATCAAACGAACCAAGCAGGGTCAAATCCTCGATCTTGGCGACGAATTCAAGGGGGCGATTTCCGATGCCCTGAAGAAGGCGGCGCAGACGCTCGGCGTCGGGCTCTATCTCGCCAGAAGCGAGGATGCCATCGAGGCCGAGCAGTATCTCGAGGCCGAGTCGGTTCAGGACGGGAAAGTTTCGCTTTGGAACAATTTCGTAGCTCTCGCAAAGAACTTGGACGCCGAACAAAAGAACAAGATGAGGGAGCGGTGGAACGAGCGCACCAACGGCGAACCGGTCCCCAAGTCGATCGACACCGTCACCGTCGAGGACCTCGAGTTCATCGTCGCAGAGGTGAATAGAATCAAGTCGGAATAGCGATCGCCAGTGGATCAGCTTCCCTACGAATTACCGGAATACGTTTCCCCGAGTTCCCTGGCCACGTATTCCCAGTGTCCCCTTAAGTACAAGTACTCGAGGGTCAACAAAATTTCCGAACCGCCGACGCAGGCGACACTGCTCGGCAATTTCGTGCACGACGTCCTGGAGTCCTTCTACGGTCTTCTGGCGCCACGGGAAAGAACCGTGTCTTCCCTGCGCTCGTTGAGCACTTCGGTTTGGACCGACGGAAATTGGGCCGAAAGAATCAAGGGTTTCGTTCCCGACAAGGAGGCTCAAAAATTTCGGTGGTCGGCGTGGTGGTGCCTAGAGAACGTGTTCAGCGTAGAGGATCCGACGACGATAGAGGTTGGCGGCGTCGAGACGGAACTTGACGGAAAAATACGAGACGTGAGGGTGAAAGGTTACATTGACAGATGGTTCGCCGAGAACGGTTCGGTGAAAATATCCGACTACAAGACGGGCAAGACGCCGAGGGAACCGTACGTGGACGACAAGTTCGTCCAGCTCATGATTTACGCGACCCTGCTCCCGCAAATAACCGATCAAAAAATATCCTCGGTCGAATTGTTGTACCTGAAGGACGGAAAAAGATTCATCAGGACGGTGGACGAATCGCAACTTGACTCCGTGTACAAGCTGGTAACCGAAACGTACGACTCCATCGTCAAGTCTTTCGGCGCCGACGAATGGCCCGCCATACCTACGAAGTTGTGCAATTGGTGCTATTTCAAGGAAACCATATGCGAATATTGGAGAAAGGAAAAACGATGAGCCACTACATAAGCGACGACGCATTCGCGCATATGGTCGCCCAGGAGGTGAAAAACAAGGCCTCCGAAGAGCACAGGCAGTTTCTTTGCCAGCCCGAAAACCTCGATAGGTGGATGCGTGCGCTAAACGCGTTGCTCGACAACCTCAACGGACAAATAGAAAACTCCACGCAGGACATGATCGCCGACGAGGCTCGCTATTCCGGCCTCGGCGAAGACGGCATAAAACTCGGCGCCGAGGCAAAAATGTACTACGAGAACAAGATAAACAAGGCGGAGAGATTCAAGTTTCACGTCGTCAAGAGAGTTTCCGACGTGGCCGGGATGATCTCCCTCCAAAAAGCCGTCGGCGCAGACGAGGAAAAACTTTTCTCCTTGTGCAGAGACGCCATAGAAGCCCACAGGATGTATCTTTTGAGATATGACATTGAGACGACGCCGGCCGATGAAGCGCTCTACAAAGCCCTCGAGGGGGTCTGGGCTTTCGAAAGGCTCGGCAGGCCCGAAGAAGCGGACGAAACTGAAACCTCGTTCGAAAAAAACGGAAGCTAAGTACGCAGAGAGAAGAAAGCTAGTCGAAAAAATTCTTGCGGAAAGAAAATGGTGCGAGGCATGCCCCGTCTTCGCCGCCGACGACGGTAAGGTCTCCTACATAAGAAAACCTTCGCAGGACGTTCACGAATTGATACGCAGATCCCAGGGCGGCTCAATACTCGACGAAAAAAATCTCATGGCAGTGTGTCGTCCGTGCCACGAGAGGATAGGAAAGTACCCGAAAAAAGCTTTCGAGCTCGGCCTCGCGGCCGAGGGATGGAAAAGAAACAAATCGTAAAACTATTACCCTTTTTAGTATTAGCTACGAAGATACAATCGTGGCAGGTAACTCGACAAGGGAGGGGGTGATCCGATCTGGCGGTTAATTCCGCGACGGGTGCAGCCCCATTCGGGCGCCTGGCCCCCGGGGAGTGCAGGCCCCGGGGGCTGCCCGTCAAACGCGGTAGCTTTCGTTCGTGGAAAAAAAGAAAACTTTCATGGGGTTGGACCTGTCCCTATCGTCCACGGGCTGGTCGGTGCAAGAATCGCGCGGGGCGATAATTCCCAAAAGCAAGGGAACCCAAAGACTTGTGGATATTTCGGCGCAGATAATGGAGTTGGTGCGCTTTCACAAGGTGAACGCAGTAGTGATAGAGGGGTACGCTTTCGCCGCCAGGTCGGGACAGGCCTTTTCCATAGGCGAACTCGGTGGCGTCGTGAGGTACGTTCTGTGCTCGAATAACATTCCTTTCGCCGAGATAGCGCCAACGGCGAGAGCCAAATTCGCCACCGGCAAAGGAAATTCCTCCAAAAGCGAGGTCGTGTCGGCCGTCTCGGCGAGAACCGGGATCATATGGTCCGGCCCGGGGGCCGACGACGTGTGCGACGCTTGGATACTCGAGGAAATGGCATTGATTAAATGGGGTAGTCCGAGATACGATTGGCCGGAAGCAAGTCGCGCCGTCGCCGACGGAGTTGATTGGTCCCCGATAGAAAATTACAAAGGAAAATGCAGTGACTCGCAGTACGCCGATTAGTCAGGTCGAGGTAGAAGAAGAGCTCCTGCGACTCATGGATTTGTTGGAGAGCGAAACGGAGGCTTTCGAAACGCTCTCCACCGACGCCGCCAAGAAGGAGGCCAAGTACAAAGCGGACTGGGCCAAGTCGTATCTCTCCGCAAAGGGATCCATCAAGGAACGCGAGGCATGGGCCGACTACCAAATGAACGAAGAAAACTACGACTACAAAATTTCCGAGGCCCTCGTAAAAGCCAAAAGAGAAAAACTTCTGTCGCTGAGAACCTCCATAGACGCATTGAGGACGCTGAACGCCAACGTGAGGGCGCAGGTATGACCGAATCCGGGAACATTCATCCGTCGATAGCCAATCTTGCGATCGACGTAGATCTCCTAAAACACCTCGAGAAGAATCCGAGAATTGGCAACGTGGAGGCAATAGTGGCCTCCTACAGGGAGTTCGGACAGGTAAAGCCGATCGTCGTAATGCCGAAGGGAGACGGAACTTATTCCGTCATAGCCGGAAACCATCAGCTCATCGCCGCCAAGAAACTCGGCTGGAAAAAAATAGCCGCGATCGTATACGAGGTCGACGAAAACAGGGGTCACGCATTCGCTCTCGCCGACAACAGGACGACCGAGTTGGGCAACACGGACCAGGAGGTGGTTCTCGAGTTGATGTCGCAAATATCGTCCGACTATCAGGATCTTCTCCTCGGCCTCGGTTGGGACGAGTTCGAGGTTGCTTCGCTCTCCACGGACATATTTGTGAACGAGAGGAACGACAACAGGGGCGGCTACACCCCCGCCGTAATCGTCAACCCCTTCGAGAACGCAATCGAGGAAAACGTGCTCGAGGAGGTAAACGAAAAAGACGAGGTCAATTACGTCGCCACCGAAAAAGTAGACAGAGAAGACGCGATAACCAGGGGAAGCGTCGCCGTCGGAGTGAGGGGCGGGGAGCGAGCCGTCGTCCAGTACACGCTGGTTTTCGACGACGCCGACCAGCAAAAACGTTGGTACGATTTCGTTAGGTATTTGCGAAACGATCCGGCCTACGTCGGTGAGACTACTGCGTCAAAATTGATCGATTTCATAGATTCGAACGCCGACTTTTAATGCCGAGAAAACGCCTCTATCTCGACATGAGCTGCGTTGACGCGGCCAGAAAAAGAATCAGGCACGTGTACGACACGTTCGACACCGTTTGCGTTCAATTTTCTGGTGGCAAAGATTCGACTGCGGTTCTCTACTTGGCCAAAGAAGTTCACGACGAGCGCGGACTCGGCCCGGTGAAGACGATATTTAGGGACGACGAAGTCGTCAGCCCGATGGTCATCGATTTCGTGGAAAAGGTTCGCAACTACGACTGGGTCGACATGGAGTGGTACTGCCTTTCGGTGGGGATGGAAGTCTGGTCAATGGGAAAAAGAACGACGGAAATTGCGTGGTCCAAAAAAAGGGAGGACGAAGGGCGGCTCGTTCGCCCCATGCCACCGTTCGCCATAAGCGCCGAATCGTTCGGGCTCAGCAGGGAAGAGCACATGGGCGACATGGATCACTGGACGATGCAGGGCAAAAAGGGGAGGACTGCCTTCATAACGGGCGTCAGGGCCAACGAATCGATGGTCAGGTACAGGTCGCTCGTGCAGAAACTGCACGAGAACTACATAGTCGTTCCGTACAGGGCTCCGAGAAACCTTCCGCTCAGGCTCGCCAAGGTAATTTACGACTGGACGACAGACGACGTGCTGAAATTCGTCGTTGAGGAACACGGAGGCGAATACTGCGAGTATTACGATGCCGCCGCCATGACGGGCTCCAACACCAGAGTGGGGTCGCCTTTGTATTCGACCGCGGCGAGAAGGATGAAAGACCTACTGGCAACGGAACCATTTTTTTTCGATCAGCTTCAACGAGTGTGGCCGATGATAGACGCGCAAAGGAGATTGTGGGTCGATTACGACGTGGAGAAACTAATAATGGATTATTCCAGGTACGGTTGGGACGGGGTCAAAGCCTGCATAGACGACAACATGATCGACGAATCGCATAGACAATACGCTATGTCTTTCGCGGCGAAGTTTAGGATGAAGATGAGGAACGACCCGAAGAGCTACCCGATACATTGGTTGATAAGGACGCTCCTCTTGAACGAGTTCTCCGCCGTGTCGCCCACTCCGATGGGGCCGGGGACGAAGGCTTACGGAATATCCATTAGAGAAAACGCGGATAAAGAAAATGAGTAGCAACGAAACTAAATTGATCGAGATCGATTCGCTGACCCCGTCGCCTTGGAGGTCAACCTATATAGTAAAACAGGACCTCCGCCTTTTGGCCGCGTCGCTAAAGAGGTACGGGTGGCTGTCGCCGATAGTTGCCTACGGAAAGGAACAGGTAAAGATAGTGGACGGCCACGAAAGGGTCGCCATATCTTCGGCCAATAGGGAATTGCTCGTGGACGGTATTTTCGTTCCCGTCGTCCTGCTATCCAATCTTTCCGACGTCGAAGCGATGATAATGCACGTGACGCTGAACAGGGCCAAGGGGGAGATACTCAACGCCAGGCTCTCAAAACTCATAAGAACCATAGTCAATTCCGGGTCGTACGACGCCAATTCCCTCATGCAGACTCTCGGAATGACGTCCGAAGAATTCCAAGTCCTGATAGACGGATCTCTCATGAAAATGAGAAAGGTGTCGGAGCATACATATTCAAGGGCGTGGGTTCCGATAGAAGCAAAACAGGACGAGCGCCCGAAAATAGAGAGACCCCCGAACGCCGACGGGTGATTCTCCCCACTCGGGACCGACTACGTTGTAAAATTCTCGTAGTCCCACAATCGGAGAACTCCATGGCGCCAAAAATAGTTCTTTTTGCCGGTAGCCCCACAGCGCAGAGAAAGCTTGCCCAGGAACTGCGAAGGGTTCTCGCCGAGATGCGTCAAGCCGGGACCATACTTCCGTCAACGTTGCCAGGAGCAATGCCGATGCCTGCGGTCAGGGCCGACGACACCCCCTCCACTTTGGCTGCCAGGGCGGCCGAGGCGATCATTCCGCAACCAACCACTCCGGCCGAGCAAACTGCCAGACCGGGTCTCATAAGAAGGGCCATAAGGTCGATAACCAACAGGTTGGCTGACGCATTGTCCGCCGCCGGAAGAAGAAATCGCGGAGGAACGGCACGCAACGCTGCCAGGGAGGCTCTGAGGCGCCTGCGCGGAAGAGAGTAAGGCGCGAACATGTTGGTGACCGTCGCGGATCTCAGAACTTACATGGACATCAGCCTGAGCAACAGGCAGGTGGACGCCGCCGAAATGATACTCGAAGGCCTGCAAAGCGAGTTAGAGGCGTTCCTCGGAAGACCGGTGGAAGTGGACGAATTCGTGGAGGACCACGTGATACCTTCCTACGAATTCGGAACTCCGCAAACCGGATACATGTACGACAGAAGTTTGGACTCAACGTCCGATCCACTCAGGCATTACGTTCAGGCGCCGATCATGGTCCCCCTGAGGAATACCCCGGTCGTTTCGGTCACTTCGGTTTCGGTCAGAAACAACGCCCTTGCGTCAAAGTCCTTGGCCGAGGCAATGAAAAGGGAGGCCACGGTTACCGGAGCAACCGTCTCCGGGGAAAACGTCGTATACGACGCGGAAAACGATTTCGTTGTCGGACAATACGCAAAAGTTTTCGGAGCGTCGCCGTCCGAGTTTGATTTCCAAAACAAACAGATAATTTCGGTAACCGACGAATCCTTCACCGTCAAACACGACGTCGACGGAGGGACGTATTCAAGCGGAGGCAAGGCCGAGGCAACCGGGAGCGACTACAAGGTAATGACTTGGGGACTCGAGTTGTACGCGGCTTTTCCGAACGACGTGATAACCGTCGAGTATTCCGGAGGCATGGACGGCGATCAACATAAAATTTTCAAGTTGATGATCCTCAGGGCCGCCACCAGGGAGATGCAAAACATGCACGACGACACCGTCGGCGTCAAGGACCTGACTACCCGCGGCGTGGCGGTAATGGAGACGGGATTCATGGAGAAGGAGCTCATGGCGCTCAAGTCCTACAAGCGAAGAAGGATCGCCAGATAGTGGCCGAAGATCCCGGGGTGTACAAACCCAAAAAATCGCAACTCAAGCGAACTCGCAAGAGCACGGGCGACAAAGTTAGGGCATCCCAGCCGCGGGCATTGGCGGGTGCCGGGCCGAGCGTAAGAACTTCCGGTCCGAGGGGCAAAGGGGTAAGCCTCGGCATAGACGTAAAAGTGAATTACAAGAGCTGGGCCAAAACGATGGCCTCGATAGAAATGCTCGAGTTGAAAATTCACAGGATGGACCAACGAGGCGGAAGATACAAAAAAGAGGGTCGGCTCAAACATTTTCACGGCGTGAAAACGATGATGCGCAAAATGTTCGGCAGAGCCGAGACGTGCGTTCCGCCACTGGTGGTGATGATAAAGCCCATGGTTCAGGCGATGTTCGTGGAGAATTTCGCCACCAACGGGTTACCGTCCGGAGGCTGGGCCCCGTTGAGTCCGTCGTACGGAGCATGGAAGGCGCTAAAACACCCCGGCGCCCCGACGATGGTCGCCACCGGAAAATTGTTCGAAAGCCTGACCGTCGGATTGCGCGAGGACAAAATAACCAACAACTCGGTGGAGTTCGGCAACAAGGTGAGATACGCCACGTTCCACCAATACGGAACAACGAGAATGCCGATGAGGAGACTCGTTTTCGAGCACGATCCGTTCGCCAAATCGGTTGCCGGACTCGTCGGAGAATACGTTCACGGCGTTCGCGGAATCGCACCCGGGAGCAGATGATGAGCCAGGTCGGAGCGCACGAATTCGAGGCGATGTACGGACCTCAGTTCGCAAAAAATTTCGTGAACGAATACCTCAAGGTGGAGATACCGAAAAGGTTGATCAAATACAGAAATTACTGGGATGTTTCGAACGACGAACTTCCGGATCCGGCGGAATTTTTGGACTACGAGCCGGCGACGATGGATTCATGGCCGACGATCATAACCGTCGCTCTTTCCGGTCGCGGATTCACCAGGGTCGGCCATATGCGATACGGGGACCCCGAATACCAGGTCTCCTACAACATGCGCACGTACGCATGGGCCAGGACGGAGGGGGAGAGATCGGTGACCGTAATGCGCGACAGATTGATAGTCGTTATTCGTTCCGCCCTCATGGATCACCCATGTCTAAAAAGAAGAAATCCCCAAAGGGAAGCAATGATAGAAGAGTCATCCATAACCGAGGAATACTCCGAAATAACCTTGCTCAAGGGCGACAGGTATCTGGCTGGAGCGTACGTCGGATACGAACTCAGAATAGAGGAGCCGATAGTGAGGGAGAAGCTCGCCGACTTCGAGAACATAGACCTAGAGACCGTGGAAGCCGGCCCCGGTCAGGAGCTTTCTGATTAACTATGGAGATTTTCGTTCTAATAACTGAAGACTCGGTCAATTATCCTCAGGAAAACGACGCCTCGTACGTAAAAGTCATGAGCATTTCGTCGGCCCACGTCAGGGTAACCTCCGACGGTCATGAGTTGTCCGCGGGACAGAGGGCATACGTGGCCGCGGACCAAAAAGACCTAGAAAAGGCGTTGAACAAGGGTTTGGTCGTGCGTCTTGACTCCCAGAATGCCAACGCCAACCACGGAAAGAAAAAGGTACCATCCCCAAAAGCGCGAAAAGTTTCCGCGGACGGTGCTGTCCGGCAAGGTTCTGAACCAGCGACTACCCATACTTCGGTCCCTAAGTCGCCCACGATAAACGAACCCAAAAAGAAAAATGACTAATTTTAAAACGTGTCGTTTCAAAAGAGATTCAAATGCTATTATTCCTATTGACCAAAAACCTCACATCGGAGGACAGTAAATGCCTGGAATAGTCTTAACGACGTCGGTGGTGACCGGCCCAACGACGGTCACGGTCTCGCCAACATCAACGCTGTTCATCGCTGGCGTGACCACCCGTGGCCCCGAGGGCACGGCGTTTCTCGTTCAGAGCCTCGCCGACTTCGAGGAAATCTACGGCGGTTACACGGCTAGCGGATACGTTCATCAGTCTCTGCAGACCTTCTTCGAAGAAGGCGGTTCGCGCGCCTACGTTTCGCGCGTCATCGATCAGAGCGGCGCAGTGTCGGCTTCGGCGGCATTGCTGAACGACACTCCGGCCACCGTGATGACACTCGTCGCTTCGGGTGAGGGAACTTGGCCGCATTCGGGAGTTCTCGAGGCCGAAGTCACCCAGCCAACCCCGGACGAGACGTTCAGGGTGAGAATACTTCTCGACGACGATCTCGTCTACTCGACGCCGGTGCTTTCCACCGTCGCCGATGCGGTGGAGGAAATCAACAACAGCGCGGTTGCTTCGCTCTACGTTACGGCAACCGCCGGTGCGGGTTCCGGAATACCGGAAGCCGCGACGTACACCTTCTCGGGCGGAAATAACGGATCAACTTTGGTCGACTCCGATTTCACGACCGCCCTGGACGCCTTCATCAAGACACTCGGCACCGGGGCGGTTTGCATGCCCGGGAAAACCGGAAACACCATTTGGTCGGCGCTCATTGCGCACGCCCAAGCCAACTCAAGAACCGCACTTCTCGGATTCGACAGGGACGACGAGCCATCCGACGTGATATCCGACGCCGCTACGCTCGCCGATACCGCTGGCGCCGAGTTCGCGGCCTGGTATTACCCGTGGGTCAAGGTCGAGAGAAACGGCCTCACCGTCTCGATTCCGTGCGAGGGATACGTCGCGGGCAAGAGAGCCAAGTTGCACAACGAGGTCGGACCTTGGGCCGCGTACGCTGGAACCAACACGAACGGAGAGTTCGTGAAGGGAACGTTCAGGTCGATCACCTCCGACGAGGCAAACGACCTCAACGACGGCTACGTAAACCCGATCAGAGTCATCAACGGGGACGTCAGGGTGTACGGAGCACGCTCCGCATCCAGCGACGTCGAGAACTACAGGTTCATCAACGCCAAGGAGATCGTCAACTACGTCGTCTCCCAGGCGGAGACGAGACTAGAGAGACTCGTGTTCAGCATCATCGACGGAAGAGGAACCCTGTTCGGCGAAGTCAAGGCGACTCTCGTCAACATCCTCGACCCGCTGGCCCAGGCCGGGGCTCTCTACCCGATGTACGCAGACAACGGCAGACTCATCGATCCCGGATACAAGGTGACGGTGAACGAACAACTCAACCCAGTTACCCAACTCGCGACCGGAACGGTCAAGGCGAGGGTCGGATTGAGGGTCTCGTCCATCGGTGACACCATCGAGGTCGAGATCAGCAAGTCAAACCTCACCGCATCTCTGGCCTAATCGGAGGAATAGAACATGGCAAAGTACACGCAGAGACAGATTCTGGCGAAGGTGGAAGCGATCGGTACGGTCGCCCCCAACTTCGGCAACTTCTTCGCACAGGTTTCGGGCGGAGAAATCACAGCCGCCGTGGAGAAGATCTACGTCGGCGGCCAGAAGTTCCCGGAGTTGCTGTGCGCACCATCCGAGGTCGGCGACATCACGATCACCAGGCACTACGACGACAACGACAGGCCGTTGCTCAACGTCGCCAGACAGCACGTCGGAAGGGCCTTCTACAACATCACGATCTACTACACGAACTGCGACGTGGCGGATGCCAAGCCGGACAGGGCGTACTCCAACTGCCTGCTGGTCGGATTGACCGAGCCGGACGGAGACGCCTCGTCGGGTGCACCGGCCACCTTCGCCCTGACGTTCTCAGTTAACGGCCAGCCAGCGCAGCTGACCTACTCCTGACGAGTGCCGACCCGAAGGGTCGGTTACACCACAGAGGCCCGTGACGCGCTAGGTTACGCCCATGGACGAAAACACGAACAAAAACTCCCAAGAACCAACCCTGTTGGACCAGCTGAAGGCGGTCATAGCCAAGAAGGTCGAAAGACCGAACGTCTTCATCGAGGTACCGGAGAGGCCGGGCGTCAAGTTGTTGATCAGCCCCAACCTCACGCAATCGCAAATTCGCAACTGGCAAAAGCAGTGCGGAAGCGAGACGCAAAAGGGTCTCGACTCCACCAAGTTCGCGTGCACCGTCGTCGGACACTCGACGAAGGGCGTCTACTTCCAGGGTCAGGAAGTACTGCAGGACGGACAGTGGCCCGTCAACTTCGCCTCCAAGCCGATTCTCGAGATGACCAACTGCGACAAGGCGATTCCAGACGCGGTGCAGAAGTTCTTCGGTATCGACGCTCACGTCGAGGCGGCCGCGCTGGCGATCATCGACGCCTGCGGATTCGGTGACACCATCCAGGCGGAGTCGACGGAAAACCCTACGAAGAACTAATCGAGGATTTGTCGCAAGACAATCGCGTAATGGCCGCCGCTCGATTAGGCGAGCTATGGGGAACGGATCCGGTCAAATTGCTCGATTCCCCGATGGAAGAGTGGGTCATTAGATACGCCTGTGCTAAAGTTATATCGGCGGACCGCGAGAGGGAGAGACAAGAAGCGGAGAACTCTCGCTAGTTCGCACGTTCCGACTCCTGGGAGCACGCCTTGCCCGACGAAATAGTCACAATACGCATAGATTTCGAGGCCAACAGGCGCGACATGGCGCAGGTGCTCGGAGAGTTGGAGGGTTTTCAGCAAGCCGCCGACGGAGCTAGCGACGCCAGCAATAGGTTCAGTCAGAGCACGAACCGAATGAACAGAACGGTTCGCCAAACCGACGAGCCGATGGCGGCCATGACGAAACGCTTTCACGACTTGGAGCAGTCGGGAAAACGTTTCGGAAAACAAATGACGGCAGGCAACAAACTGACCAACTTGTTCAGAAAATCGGCGAGGCTGTTGTTCTTCCAGTTGATAGCGTTGGTGGCCGAATTCGTCATTACCGCGGCGACTCTCGCCTCCGTTAATCTCATGTTCAAGCTCGGTCAGTGGGCGGTGAAGGGATACAACCTCGCCCTCGGCGCTGCTGGCGCGGCATTGGCGACCGTTGCCGTAGCCGCTTCGGCAGCCGTGGCTGCATTCAAGGAGTTCAACGCGGCTGCGGCGGCCTGGCAGTACAAGGGCGCGAACGTATACGGATCCGCCACCGGGGCGGCGGCGGCGTCAATGAGAGGTCTTTACACCGACACGAATCTTGCGACGATGGGCGTAACGCAACTTACTCAGGCGTACAAAACGATGTCCCAGCAAGGCAGGGTCACCGGCAGGCAGACGAAGGCACTGTCCGGGGCGATGGACTTCACGGCGAGGGCGCAGGACCAGGGTAAGTCGTTCCAGTCCATGGCGAATTTCGTGGCGATACTTCAAAAGGAAGGAAAGGTAACCGGCAAGGCGACTACGGCGGCGGCCGGAGTAAGCAAGGAGTTCGCCGATGCGATAAAGAAATCCAAGAAGAAGGACGCGGCGAGCATCATGGCCGCGATGGCCAGCGGAGGACTGGCGCAACAAGCCGGCGTCAGCGGAGAATTCGGATCGATAAAAGGAACCCTCGTCTCCCAGTTCAAGCAAATAACGGTCGCTCTGGCCAACGACATGGCGGACTTCGGAGACCAGTTCCTCAACGACGTCAGACAAGTTCTGGACGGTCTATACAAAAACGTCAGAAACGTATTCGCAAGGCTCGCCCCGGAGTTCACCTTCTTCGGAAAGAACAAACTGTTCCCGGCGATAACGACGATAGGAAACGCACTAGAAAAATTCTCCGTCACGCTGGTCAGGAAGTACCTGCCGATGTTGTTCGGAGCCTCGGAATGGTTCAAGAGGACAACGGCTTCGTTTCTCAAGTCGTTCAATCAGTTCAAGCACTCCCTGGAGAAATTCAGGGAGGGATCGAGGATAATAACGGAAACGTTCAAGGGCCCGATATTCGCCATTTTCAGGATCTTCGGAAGGAACGCCGAATCCCTGGGCTATCTGGCCCAGGACAACGAGGAGCAATTCACCGCGTGGGGAGACGCACTCGAAAGATTGGTTCTTTCAATAGGCGACTGGTTCGCAGCGCTCAAAGTAGCGTTCACCGAAGCCCTGCCGGTCCTCACGGCGATAGTGAACGTTCTCTCAAAACTCATAAGCGGAATGGCGAGCCTCGTCAGAGGTATAGGCACGTTCAGGCTGGGAGGCGGAGAAGGTTTCCTCGGCATGGGCGGAACCGGTGGCGGACCGAGCGGAACAGTCGGAGGCGGCCTGGGACCCGGGATCGGATCGTTGGTAACGCTCGGATTGTTGTTCGGCGGTTTCAAGGGAAGCAGGACCGCCTACAGAATGGGTCGTGGCGGAAGCCTGAAAGACGAGGCGTCCATGGCCTCGATATACGCGGCGCAAAACGCACGGAGGGGATTTTTGGGCGGACTTCCCGCGATGTTGAACATTAATAGATATAGAAACATGAGATCGAATCCGGGTGGCGTTCCGTTGACCCCGTCGGAAATAGCGGCGTACAACGCCCATCAGAACCTTCAGAAGACAGCGGGGCGATCGTATTTCGATTTCGCAAAATACGATTACGCCGGTAACGCCGTCGCCGGGGCCCAGTTGATGGGTTTGGGCATGGACAAAGTACCATGGGCGGGAAATGGATTCGAGCGAGTCGGATTCGCAAATTTGGGTTCTTACCGCGACTACCAAGGACAGGGAGTTCTTGGAAGCAGCGTGAGCTCTCAAATGCTCAATAGCCAGATAGCGCAAGCCGAACGAGCCGTCATGCTCGCCCCGGGATACGCCGGCTTGAGCGACAAGCAAAAAGAAAAAAAGTTGCGAGAAGCGAGAAATAACGCGGTCGGCGCTCATATGCAGTACGGCAACGCCGGTAGAGATTTAATGTACGGTCAATCGAATATTTTCAGAATGTTGAGGGGTGGATACGTAGAAACCACTACTGCGGACGGAAGGGTGGTCGGGGCGCATAGAGAGGGGCTTTTCAAGACTCTGAGCGGCAGGGCGCATGGAGCAGGTTTTCGGGAATTGCGACTACAGCAACAGGTGAATAATCTGGCCGCATCTCAGGGTCTTGCGCCGATATATACGCCAAATGCTCTCCAAGTAGCCAGAGAAAAATCCTTCCAAGAGATGCTCAAGAAAGACGCCGAATCCGGAAGAAGACGTTTCGTAGACAAACAGGGAAATTTTCACAGGGGCGGCGAAAGAACGAAAGATGGAATAACGACGACCCGTGCGGAAAGGGCGGCGCTGAGGGCGTTCGGACGACGGCAATTCGCGGGTCAGGTCGGAACGATGTTCACCGGCGTCGGGGCGTCAACGAAAGCAGCGGTGATGGGTTCGTTCAACCCGATGCTGGGAATGATGGGCGGAATGCTGCTGTCCACCGGAATCACCAACAAAATAGGCGACAAGGACATGCGCTCGGCGGCGAACAACGCCCTCGGGGTCGGCGCCATGTTCGGAGCGCGCGGAATGGGCATAGCCGCTGGCGCCACCCTTATGAAGTCGACCAGTTCCGGAAAAGCTGCGCTCGGAGGCGTCATGGCCGGAGCTGCGGTCGGCAAAATAATAGGCGACGCAATGGGCCCGCTGTTGGGTCCGCCTCCCGCCGGTCAAGTCGCAAAGGCCCTTATCACCGGTGGAGCCGCTTTGATCGGTGGCGCCGTCGGATTCTTCAAGGCTCAGGGCAACCGCGAACGACAAATGAAGAAAATAGGAGCAGGCATCGGCGACAGAATGATGGGCCAGGTCGTAGCGGCGATGGTCGGAACGCGCGTAAACCCAAAAACGGGGAGACTCGAGCAATCCGGTGGTCAGTCGTATCAAAGAGGAATAAGCCAGATCACCAAACAACAACAAATGATCGCCTCCATGAATCTGGGTTCGTTCGGAACCGCCACCGCAACGAGAAACGCCGCCGTATCCAACCCATACGGATATGCGCAACTAAACCTAGCGATGAATCCCGCAAGGGAAAACATTCTGGAGCAGATGAAGAACTCCGGCTTGATGCTCAAGAGCGATTATAAATTGGCGCAGGAGTATCTGAAGCAAGCATCCGAAGGTAACTCCGGAGCAATGAAGAGTTTCGATTCCATGGTCGCCGGATTCCAAGAAACAAATCTTGGTTACAGACTTGACGCAGGCGGCAACAAGGTCCTAAACACGCAAATTCGCAGGGCGGAAGATTTCATGCTCAGGAGGGGCAAAGCCGGCGCGCCGGTTAGGGGCGAACTCTATCTTCCCCAAGAAGGTCTCGGGAGGCTGGAAGTAGCCGACATAGTGCTCAAACGCGGGCAGTTCGTAACCCAGCATTTGGCGAAGATGACTGGCAAAACCGAGGCGGAAATCATGCAACTCGCCTCGAAAATGGACGTCGATCTTGGGGATCCAACGAAGTCCCTGACGGAACAAATGGGCAAACTCGGAATAGCGACCCGCAAGACGGCCGCCGAAATGCGGGCCGCGATAACCGACATACAGCTTGCGTCGCTCAACGCGTTCGACGAAGAAATCGCAAAAAGAGCGACCAGCAAAGCCTTTACGGCGTCGTTCAATAATCTCAAGGGTCTCGGCGAAACGGCGACCATAGACGACTTCAAGGATTTCGCCAGAAAAATGACAGAACTCCTCATAGCGGAAAATCCGGACAATCCATTCGCCGTTCTGTCGGGAATGAGGGATTTCGCGGCCGGAAATCTCGGTGCGTTCGGAAGCATGAAGGATTTCGGATTGGCCGGAGCGTTCTCCAGAGAGGGTCAGGCTCAGGCTCAAACCGCGTACAATACGCAACTTTCGCAAATGTCGGGCCTAGCGATGACGCAAGTACTGGGAGGAATGGCGGAACAGGGATTCGTGTTCAAGAATGTCGGAGCGGCCGACAGATTGAAAGGCGCAATTCAGGGTGTGTTCGGCAACGCCGCGATAGGGGATCAGGACAAAACGAATCTTTTGAATTACTTGCGAACCGGGCAATTGCTGGACAAAGAGGGGAGATTGGATCTTTCCAGAATGGGGTCGCTGGGGGCCGCCGGGCAAGCGCTATCGACCGCGATATCGCAACCCCAAAATCAGGGAATATTCGCTACGGAAACTTCAAAGGTGTACGAAATAGCCGGAGATGTTGGATTCACCGAAGAAGCTTCGAAAAAATTCGCCAACGACATAGCGACAGCGATCACTACGGCATTCGACAATCCGGAAGCGTGGGAGGGCCAAACTCCACAATGGTGGAGCGACATGAAGAAATACAAGTGGACGGTATCCAACAATACCCTTCAGCTCGTGGAAGGGGATACGAGAAGCCAGAGAAGGGGAAGAGTTGGGGACACCTCAACCTCGAGGGCCCTCGGCGCCACGATGGCGGCTCATTCAAGATTCAATTCGCTGTTGACCGGTAAGCGAACGATAACGAGCGCCCTTCGCTTCGACAATCTCGGTTCAATGAGTTCGGATCACGCCGCCGGCAGGGCGTACGACCTTACGGGCGACAATCTGGGACAGTACCAGCGACTCATATCAAAGGCCGGGGGATTCGCCGAGTTCCACGGAAGGGGATCAAGCAGGCACCTGCACGTCGTTCCACCGATAGGCGGAACGAAGACGTCAAGGGTCGCCAACGAATCCGGCGGAGGAGTCATGAACCAAAACGTAACCGTCAACGTTTACGGAGCCCCCGGGCAGTCCGAAGCCGCCATAGCGAAACAGGTGGCCGCCGTCCTCGAACAACAACGAAGAGCTTATACGGAGAGAATCTAAATGGCCATCATAGGAAGAAAAGCAAGGTTGACGGGCGTCGCATCCATAGGAATAAGAGCTAGAACCGCACCGACGAATCCGACTGCGATAAACAACGGAAATTCGTTGTTGACGAGAATGGATCAAATCGGAGGGAACCTGAGCTACGTGTTTCCATACGGAATTCAGGACGTTTCGCACGACGTCGGAGCAGTGCAGTTTGACGAATTGACCAGGCCGCTTTCCTTGCCGCTGCTTCAGCCAACAGCGGCGACTTTGCAAAAAGTGTCTTTCAGTTTTTTGATATCCGTGCAAAAAGACGGAATATCGAAGCCAATAGATGGCGACATAAAACTTCTTCAGGCTTTCGCCGCCGAAGACAATTCGGTTATATTCGTCAACTCGCACGAAATGCTTTCTTCCTCCGTTCCGTCGTGGAAAATATCTTCACTTTCCATACAAATAGAACGAACGAACGAACTGGGCAAAGCGGTCCTGGCCAGGGGAAACATGTCGTGCACCGAAAGCTCGGATCAGTTCGAGAGATTTTTGACTTTGCCCAAATTCACGTACAAGGTAAATAAGGGAAGTAAAACCGGAAAATCCGGAACGCCGTCCCAAAACGCCGATGCCGCTAGCGTCATATGGACTTTTTTCTCCAAGACGAACGACGACATGCAACTGGAAGTTGCCGAGAGAAACAGAATAATTGCAGGACTAAACGCATTGGCCTCGACTTACGGAGGAGAACAAAAGGTTCTGGATGCCCTGAGGGCTTACAACGGAAGTAGTTACGGAGCCAATTATCTTTTTAACGCACTCGGAAACAACCTGGCCCTAAACGCCAAAAAAAACAATAACTAAAACATGCCGACTCCGATATTTTCCGGGTATCCGACGCCACCGTACTCGATACAAGACGAGGAAACCAAGGCAACGATAAACATCCCCGAACCGCTCGAGTACGGAAACATAAATCTTGGCGGAAGGCGACCGGTAAAAATAAGCGTTTCCAAACCGGAAAAGATAGTTCCATTGGCCAAAAAAGAGGGCGAAGACTTCAACTGGGGGACGGTCTTCTCGATAACGATAGGTCCTCGGGACCTGGCGAAATTTCCGGGCCAAAAAGTCATGGTCGTCCTTCCGACGGTCGACATAGAACGATCGCTGATTCTCACCGAGGCGCAGGCAACCCAAAAATTCGAGCAGGACGGATTGCATCTCGGAATATTCTCCTCCGAGAGCGTCGTTTTGAGGAATCCGACGACGGGAAAAAACTCTCGAAGATACCTCGCCGACGCCTACGCCGAGGCGCTTCATCAGCTCGAGGAGCAAAGGTTGGAGAAATTCCTCGCCGAAGACCCAACCCTGAAGCCGTGGAACGCCTCGAATTATTCGGTTGATCCATCCGTAATTCAACCGAAAGATTCGGGATTCATAACCGAGGTATTCACGATAGCCGGAATGGAAAGAGAATTTCAGGACTCGCTTTCCGGGAGATTGCTTAGCCTCAACGTCAGCTACTCCATGAGTATGACCACCCAGCTTTCGGCCACCTTCGACGACAGGGGCTACGAATTGACCGAAAACGGTTACTTCGATCCCAGGAGGGAATACAAATACAGGGGGCTGCTTTTCGAGGTGGTCTCGTGCGAAACCAGCGCGGGATCGGCCGGGTATCCGCAGGCAACGGTGGAACTCGCCCCGAAGTGCGTTCAGGAATTGAAAAGGGACAAGAAACCGGAATCGATAACCGGCGTCAACGGATACGAGTATGCGAGACGCGTCGCCGCAAGGTGCGGAATGAATTTCGTGGGAGAAAAGAGCAACAAACAGCAAACCGTGTTCAAAGGCAGAGGCCAAAACGCGGACGAATCGGCGTGGACCGTTCTCACCAGTAGCGGCCAAGACGGACAATTTTTCGTGTTTGAGGTCGACAACACGCTGGTTTACGCTTCGGGTGCCTGGTTGATGTGGAGATTCGGGTTGTCGGAAAAGGAGAACAAAAAAAAGAAAAAGCAACGATTTCTCGACCTTCGTTACGACCCGACCCTGCCGAACAACGGAGCACCGAGTCAAAAAATTCTCGGGGGAAGACCGATAGGAATCGACGAAAACGGCGACGTGATATACGACGGATCGGTTACTTTCGTGGACGAAAACGGAGTTTTCGAATTGACCACTTGGCCAACCGTGAGGATGAGCGAGAACGACGGCCTGGAGGGAACCGGTTCCTGTTCCGTGCTTTCCCCCAACGGTAGAATAATCAGACCGGGACATACGGTTTACTTGACCACTATTCCGACCAGGTTCAGGGCCGGATACCTCGTCCAGGACGTCAATTATTCCGAATTCAGCAACGACCCGGTCGATATCGGATTGGTGATGGTTCAAAAACCAAAGGACCAAACTAAGCCGGATACGAAGGAGTGAGAGTATGAGAACGAGACCGAATTTCGCCGTAACGAATCAATCGAAAAGCTCGCAGGTTCCCGTAGACGCAAACTCGGTTTTCGTGGCGAGAGTCACCGGCGTTTCCGATTCGGGGGTTTTCGTCAACGTCCCCAACCTCGCCCCCAACCAAACCTTCGGACCGTGTCAAGTGTTCACCCAAAAACCCAGGGTCGGGGATTCGGTCATAGTCGGATTCACGGACGGACAACGTCAAAAAATGGTCGTCCTGGGAGGGGAGAACAAAAATTTTAGATTGGTAAATTTGGACGATCCGGTAAACCCGCAGGACGCGGCGACGAAAAAGTACGTCGACGACAAAGTTGCCGAACTGTTGGCAAAACTAATAGCCAAGGACACGGGCTACGTTCTTTCGTACGCCGCTCCGACCCATGCGCACTCCGGATACGCGTCTTCTTCGCATACGCATTAATGATGGGATAATTGAAACATGGACACGTTCAGACTCCCGCTTTCGTTCTCGCGCAAGGGCGGGTCGGCGAACAAATTGACCGATGGATCGAGGGAGTATTACGACCAGATAATCGGCTCGATAGCCAAAATAGAACCAGGATCCCTTCGTCTCGACCCCGGATTCGGAACCGCGGATCCCGCGTTTTCCGACGGGGAGCCGGTCGGGTTCAGGGCGACGATCACGGCCTATTGGCCGGAAATACAGGTAAAAACAGTTTCGTTTGGTGATGCCAAACAAACCGGGGACAAAACAATCAACGTCGATTACGAGGTCGCATAATGCCTTCGCCGGATTTTAGCCAATACGTGGACTTGACGACTTTTGACGTTCAGCCGCCGCAGCTTTACGAGCAGGCTGTCATTTACGCCAGGACCGCTCTGCCGGAATTCAATCCGCGCCCGGGCACGCTCGAAGACGCAATCGTTCAGGCCGGAGCACTGGTCGGAGCCAGCACGATCGGAGCGGTCAACAGGCTTCCGGACGAATTGATGGAGGGAATTCTCAGGGTTATGGGAATAGAGAGAACCGAGGCGACCGAATCGAGCGTCGAGGTGCAGTTCAACCTGTACGTCGCCGGAGAAACGGTCCCCGAGGACACCGTCTACGCGTTCGACTACTTCAACGGCGTGGAGACGATTCAATATCCGTTCGTCCTCAAGTCACCCGTGACGGCTGGGGTCGGCGAAACGACGGTGACCGCTACTTTGGACTCCTTGATACTGGGGCAAATACCCAGTTTTTCCGTCGGAACGCAGTTGGTCCCAAACTCGCCGAGCAGTGTCGTTTTTTCGTGCGAAACGATCGGAGAGGTTACGCAGGGCCAGAGCGCAGAGACGGAGGCGGAATTCCTCAATAGGGCCGTCACCTATCTTCAGTCGCTGAGCGCAACCCTGAATACGGCGACTCAAGTGGAGAACTACATACTGGGGAACTACGCCGAAGTGGTGCGAGTGAAGGCGTACGACCTGGTTAAAGCGACGGAACATAGGACCTCTTCGTCAAATAGCTCGCACACCGGTTTTTCCGCGAGCGTGAATACTTCGTCGGCGTTTTACGCGTCGGCTTCCGCTTACCCGGGAACGATTTACAGAATGATTACTCCGCAATTTTATGGAGATGCGGTTTACGCCGAAGAATTCGCTTCCGGAACCTTCACCACCACGGACGACTCCTTGACAATAAATTCCTCCGGAACGATTCTGTACGACGACGCGGTTTCCGACACCGCCTCCGCCGGGCCCGCCGTCGACGTTGTCTTGCTGGACCCGTTATTGCTCTCGTACACGGAGAGTAGCGAGGAGCCAGGCCAATTCGTTGTTTTCGTTTGCGGTCAGGACGGAGAGCCGGTCGGTAGGGCGGTGAGGCAGGCGATAGAGGAGGACATAGCCGAGAGAGTTCCCGCCGGTCTGGAATTTAAGGTCCTTGACGCTTGGACCTACGACCTTTCCTTCACCTTAACCGTAGGAGTTTCCCCTGGGTATAACGCCACGAACATAGGGCAAGCGGTAAGGGAAACAATCGAAGATCTCGTTTCTCCGAACAATTGGCCGAACTTCGAAAGCAAAGTTAGGGTTTACGAGATAGTTGCTGCGGCGTCGAACGTAGTCGGAGTTTCGTACGTTTCATCCATAGAGGCGGAAATACCGGTGTTTCCAGATTCTTTGTACGGCAACGAAAAACTGGTTGAGCAAATAACGGCAGGGACGCAACTGACGGCATTTGGCGCGCTTTACGCCGGACTCCTGCCCAGGGCTTCCGTGGAAGTGATAACGCTGTGACCATAGAGAGGGCCGTAAGAAACAGGCTCGACGAAGACGCCTACAAAATTTCGGATCTAAACGTTTCCGGGTCGTGGTTCGCCGTCGGATACTCCGAATCCCTGATAAGCCATTCCGAATTTTGGCCCGACGACGAGTCGTACAAACAAGTCAAGTTTTCCGGAGTGTCCGGATCGGTGGAAATGACGATTTCCGGAGTAGAACTTCTTCCAGAGGACGATCTGGACCCGATCGAGTTCTCGTTCGCGGCAAAAATGCAATCCGGTGGCGAAATATCGGTGACTCTATCCGATACCTCATCCGTAACAGTTTCTTCGGTCTCCAAGACGTTTTTGGTTGATCCGCAACTGGAATCCCCAAATTCCGATGCGCTAAACGATAGGTCGTGGGTTATTTATAGAACGAATCCGGTTTTCGTGGATAAACAAACCCTGTCAAAACCCAGGGTGGACGTGAACATAGTCTTCACGCCATCCGACCCTTCGGACACCGTGGAATTCGCCAACCCAGTTATTTCGGGTCTCCTGGATCACGCTTATTATTCCGAAGCCGCCAGAAACATGGTCGCGGTAATACCGGATCATTTCATCCAAACCAACGGCGAAGAAAACCCTTCCTCGGCGGTAACCAGATTCATAGACGTCGCTTTTTCTGGATTGGATTTCGGGGTAAAGGCGTACAGGGACTACAGGTTCTTCACCATCGCCGAAGGCCGCGACGAGAACGACCCGGTGACGCTCAGCGACCTCGTTTGGCCGAGCGACGCCGGCTTGGACGAAGCCAAATGGTTGGCGCAATTCTCCGGCACGGAGCCGGTGGCGAAACTCAGTTCGACAATAGATCCGTCGGATCCTTTCGTTTTGGATTCGAGCACTCTCGGAGGTTCGGACACGTTGAGATTTTCCACAACAGGCGTCACTGATCCTCCGTTGGCTACGACGGAGGTAACCAGGGACTTCCTGAGGTGGCAGGCACGATTCGGGTATTACGGAATGAACGCGGGTAGCGTGGCGGCGTTGAGGGAGGCCGTAAAAAGGGTGATGGTGGAACCGAAAGAGGTGACGATATCGCTCCAGCACGAAGGTCCGTTCACCGTCCTGATACAAACTCCGTGGGAACAAACTTACGGAGCTTCGTCGGAGGACGTAGGTTCGTCCTCGAGCGTCGTGAAAGAGGCGATTTTTAGGGCAAAACCGATCGGCGTAAAAGTTATTCACGAGCTGACGTAGGAGGGGGAATGGACGAAAAATTCGAGGAATTCGTTCGCGTGGCGTTCGAGGAAATTTCTCAAAACATAGGCAAGGGTTCTATAGTCACGAACTTCGTGGTCGTCGCCGAACTCGTGGACGGAGAATCGTCAGACATAGCGATGTCCTTTTCCGACGGAATGACTCCCTGGCTGGCTGACGGAATGCTGAGAGCGGCGGCGGACATGGTTTCTCGCGGCAAGTGGGAAATACGCGATAATGGAGAACAAGGGGAGGTATAAACCCTATGACAAATCACCTCAAGCAAACAGCAGAAAGAGCGGTCAAGACCTTCGTTCAGGCTTGGCTCGGAGCATGGGTCGTGGCCGGCTCGGACTTCGACGCGATCACCAATCAGGACAACCTGAAGGTGGCGGCCGTGGCCGTCGTCGCGTCGCTCGCGATGAGCTTCGGCCTCAAGAGCGTCGGCCCGGACAAGGACTCCCCCAGCGTCGTGTGATTATTGCCGGCTGGGAAGCCGTCTTAATCTACAATTTCTTCTGAGGATTTCGGAGGAAACCATTAGATGAGGGCCGGGACTTACAATTTTACCTGTGAGCAAGGCTCGACTTTTACTCGGCTCATAGAGCTAGAGGAACCCGACCTCGTCGCCGATCCAACCGGCAACACGTTCGTTCCAATAGACATCAACGGCTATTCGGCCAGGATGCAGGTCCGCAGGACCATCGAATCGACGTCTTACCTCGTGTATCTGACGACCGAGAACGGCGGACTGATCATAAACCCGACCGATGCCGACAATCAGATCGTGATATCCATGGCCGACGAAGTTACCGCCTCGATATCCGTGAGCGGAGTTTACGATCTGGAAATAGAAAGCCCCGAGGGAGTCGTCTCGAGGATACTGCAAGGCGTGTTCACCCTGTCTCCAGAGGTAACCAGATGAGCAACGTTCCTAACAACGTGATCATCAACGAGGACACCCAAAATCAGGTCATCGTCAACCAAGACGCCCCGAACCAGGTCGTCGTAAGACTCGCTTCCAACGGGGGGAACACCAGGAGGCACGTCCACACTCAGGGTTCCGTATCCGACGAATGGACCATAAACCATACGCTCGGCGGATATCCGTCCGTCATGGTCGTGGACAGCGCAAAAACGGTCGTAATAGGCGAGATATCGTACGTCAGCACTTCTCAGGTTGTAGTAAACTTTTCTTCGGCGTTCTCGGGATACGCCTATCTGACATAAGGCGGGATAAATGGCAACAAAGTTCGTCACGAACCTCGATCTAAATAACAACCAGATCCTTAACGGTAGGTTCGAGGCGCTCGGCGCCGACCCGGGCTCCAACCTTTTCGAAGGTCGTCTCATCTACAGGACCGACCTCGATTGCATCAAGTACTACAACGGAAGCGCGTGGGAAGTCCTCGTTCAGGACGTAACTTCCGCGGGTAGCGCCTCGGCGGCGATCACCGTCACCCTGAACGCCAACGGAACGGTAAACCTCACCCCGAATCTCGCCACGTCGAGCGACCACGGCGTCATGTCCTCCTCGGACAAGGCCCTTCTCGACACCAAGACGTCCGAGGCGACGGCAAACTCGCTCGTCTATCGCGACTCTCTCGGCAACTTCAAGGCCGTCGACCCGACCGACGGCGCCCACGTCGCGACCAAGAGCTACGTAGACGCAGCTCGCTCCGGTCTGGACGTCAAGCAGTCGGTTCGCGCGGCCACCACGGGTCCTCTCACCATCGCGACCGACCTCGAGGCTGGCGACACACTAGACACGACCGTCACCCTTGTCGCCGGCGACAGAGTCCTCGTCAAGAACCAGAGCACCGGATCGGAGAACGGCATCTACGTCGTTCAGGCGAGCGGCGCGGCGATAAGGGCGACCGACGCAGATTCCAGCGCCGAAGTCACCCCGGGGATGTTCGTATTCGTCGAGGAAGGAACGGCCAACGGGGACAACGGATTCGTCCTCACTACGGACGCTCCGATAACACTCGACTCAACTGCTCTAACGTTCACGCAATTCTCCGGAGCCGGCCAAGTCATAGCCGGAGCCGGTCTGACGAAGACCGGAAACCAACTCGACGTCGGCGGTACGGCCAACAGGATCACCGTCAACTCCGACACGGTGGACATCGCATCCACCTACGTCGGTCAATCCAGCATCACCACGCTCGGCACGATCACCACCGGTACGTGGGACGCTACGACCGTAGCGGTGACCGCTGGCGGTACGGGAGTCGAGTCCTTCACGGACAACGGCGTCGTCTACGGAAACGGAACGAACGCCCTAGACGTAACGGCCGCCCCGACGCAGTACCAGGTGCTTCGCGGAAACGCCTCGGGCGTACCGGAATTCGGCCAAATTACCCTCTCGGCGAGCGCGGCCGTCACCGGTCAGTTGCCGATCGCCAACGGCGGTACGAACGCCAGCACCGAGTCGAGCGCCAGGACCAACCTCGCCGCCGGCGGAGTTCAGGGAGCCGGCGTATCCACCCCGGTTCTCGCCAGGAAAGTCGCCAAGACGGTCGGCAACGGAGTGGACACTTCGTTCACCGTCGTTCACGCCTTCAACACGTCGGACGTGATAATCCAGGTCTACGATGCATCGAGCAACGACACGGTCATCGCCGACACGATCAGGACCGACGCCGACACAGTCACGGTGACTTTCTCTATCGCTCCGGCCTCCAACGCCTTCCGGGTCGTCGTAATCGGATAATATTGGGTAGCGCCTCGAGGGGCGCGAACAACGGCGATTAGAAGACAGTCGAGGCTGTATTCATGACAAGATTCGTAGGCACCCCGCTACGCGGGATTGAGTTCGCCAACCTTGGCGACGAGGCGCTCTCCGTACGCATCCTCGGCGACGGACAATCGCGACTACGAATAGACGCAGGCGGAAGAATCACCTGGTCGGACGGCACCGCTTCCGGGGACACGAATCTCTTCAGGGCGGACGCGAACTCCCTCGTCACCCACGACGTGTTCACCGCCAGCGGCGGAATCGTAACCATCACCGTTTCCGGATCTCCGTCCATGGCGCTTCCCGACGGCGCGATCGCCGTCGACACGACGAACGACAGGTTCTATTTCAGGACGAATTCGGAATGGCAACTCGTCTCCGGTGGAGCCGTCGTTTCGTCCGCCCCCCCGGTAAACGCCTACGAGGGCGCTCTTTGGTTTGACACAGATGACGACACGCTCTATATCCGTGAAGGAAGTTCTTGGGTCGTCGCGGGTGGCGGTGCGACTGGCACATCCGTAACGGTTTCGGATACTGCGCCAGCAAGCCCGAGCCAAGGTGACCTTTGGTACGAGTCCGACACGGGCAAGATGTTCGTGTACTACGACTCGTTCTGGGTTGAGGTTGGCGGTGATGCAGGACCGACTGGACCGACTGGTCCTGTTGGTCCGACTGGTCCCACAGGACCTGCGGGTGCTACGGGTCCAGAGGGTGCGGCATCCACTGTTCCTGGACCAACTGGTGCAACAGGACCTACAGGACCATCTGGTGCGGCTGGTTACGTCGGCTCCGATGGTGCGACAGGGGCGACAGGACCAACTGGTCCAACAGGCGCAACGGGGGCAACTGGTCCAACAGGCGCGACTGGTCCTACGGGTCCGACTGGTCCGCTTACTGACCTTTCTGATGTAACCATTACCGCGCCAGAACGGTATCAAACGCTTGTTTATGACGGAACGACGTGGATTAACGAGTTTCCAACCACTGTTTCTTTGGTTAACAATGCGGAAGCAACGACACTGCAAATCGGCGAAGCAGTTTACCTGTTCGGCAATGTCGGTAATCATGCTTCAGTAAAACGCGCAGACAACAGTTCTGATGTTACTTCTTCCAAGACTGTCGGTTTGGTTGCGGCTGCGATACCTGCTGGTGGTAACGGACCAGTCGTCACTCGTGGCTATGTGACGGGAATGGACCTGAGCGCAGGTTACACGGCTGGACAAGTCTTGTGGCTCAATACAAACGGCGGTTTTACAACGACAAAACCGAGTGCACCGAACCATTTGGTGTTCATTGGAATAGTGGTTCGCGCCACGAACAACGGCATCATCTATGTCGCCACGCAAAACGGCTACGAACTAGAAGAACTCCATGACGTAAAAATAACGACACCTGTCGCCGATTACAGCATTCTCAAGTACAACTCAACAACAGGAATTTGGGAAAACGCCGCTGGTCAAAACATTTCTAGCACGGCGAACCCGTCTTTCGCTGGTTTGACTGCGGACAATATTCAAATCGGTATCACCAATGTCGGCGAAATTGACACCGTCGCTGGCAATCTAACCATTGACTCAGCAGGCGGAACAACGACTGTTGATGACGACCTCGTCGTTTCAGGAAACTTGACGGTCAACGGAACGACTACCACGCTTAACACGGAAACCCTTGCCGTTGAAGACAATATCGTTCTCTTGAACAGCGGAGTCACTGGCTCTCCAGCAACGAACGCTGGTATTGAAGTAGAGCGCGGCACTTCAGACAATGTCGCGATTCGCTGGAACGAGAGCACGGACAAATGGCAGTTCACCAACGACGGTAGTGCCTACGTGGATTTCGATACCGCCGGACCGACTGGGCCGACCGGCCCAACCGGCGCAACCGGGCCGACAGGTGCAACTGGACCGACCGGTCCAAACGGGCCGATAGACGATCTTTCGGACGTGACAATAACTAGCGCATCCTCCGGGGACGTCCTCTATTACAACGGCACGGCATGGATAAATACGCCAATCGTCTCGATCGCGGCTACCGCAACGACGGTTTCGAATACCGCTCCGGTTAGCCCCACGGAAGGCGACCTCTGGTTGGACTCCGTCAACATGGACATGTACATCTATTACGACGACGATTGGGTGCAGGTCAGCGGCGAAGAACCGTTAGTGGAAGATCTGAATGACTTGTCGGACGTGAGCATTTCCAGTCCCACCACAGGTCAAATACTTAGGTACAACGGAACGAACTGGGCCGCCGCATCCATACCGGCCATAAACGCACTTGACGACATAACCGACGTCAACGTGACCGGAGCTTCGTCGGGTCAATTCCTCAAATGGAACGGTACGGCATGGGTTGCCGACACGATAGTCGGAGGAGCAACGACTTCCTCGAGCGCCCCGGCCTCTCCTACCACCGGACAAATGTGGTTTGACACCGACGACGCCCGCACTTACGTCTACTACGACGGATATTGGGTGGAAATCGGTGCTTCTGGAATGGCGGCGACAGTATCCGACACGGCTCCGAGCAGTCCTATCGCAGGACAAATTTGGTTCAAGTCTGACACGGGCGGCACCTATGTGTACTACGGCTCAACATGGGTTGAAGTTGGCGCGGCGCCGACGCTCACGAACGGACAAATAGTTGCGGCTCTCGGCTATACGCCAGCGAATTCATCAACAGCAGCAACAACGGGCAAGGCAATCGCTATGTCGATTGTGTTCGGAGGATAAATCATGGCAGCACCAAACATCGTAAACGTCTCGACAATTACGGGAAAGACGGCGGTTCTCGCCGTCACCACCTCGGCTACGGCGATAGTCGCCAACTCGGCAGCCAGCGGCAAAGTGTTCAAAATCAATGCCCTGTACGTCGCCAACGTTGACGGAACGAATGCCGCCGACATCACCGTGGATATTTTCAGGTCGTCGACTGCCTACAAAATCGCCCACACGGTTGCCGTCCCCGCCGATTCAACTTTGGATGTGATTTCCAAATCCATCTATCTTGAAGAGGGCGATGCTCTTCGTCTGACCGCTTCTGCCAACTCGGACCTTGAAGCGGTCTGCTCGTACGAGGAGATTAGTTAATGCGCAGGCGCGGAGGAAGAATCGGTCCAAGACCGTCAGTTTCTGTAGGTGCCGCTTCTGGTATTTGGGATTTGCGCACAGCACAACAAGAACGCGGGCAAAATAATTGGGCTGGTTCGGTCACCACAGTGGTAGTTGATTATCTTGTCGTTGCTGGCGGTGGTCAGGCGGGAACCGCTGGTGGTGGTGGTGCTGGGGGATTGCGCAGCACGGTCACAGCAACAGGTGGTGGGGGTGCACTTGAAATGCCATTAACTCTGTCTACTCAGACAAATTATGCGGTAGTCGTTGGGGCAGGCGCACCTGGCTATACGTCACCAGGTGGTTCTAGCCCAGGTGTCGGTAGCAGGGCTGGTGTTAATGGTTCTAATTCAACGTTTCACACCGTCACATCAATTGGCGGCGGTGGCGGCGGAGCATATTTCAGCAATGCTGTAACAACTGGTGCTTCTGGTGGCTCTGGTGGTGGTGGTGGCTGGAGAGATGGCAATTCACAAGTGGGAGGTTCTGGAACTGCCAACCAGGGATATGCGGGAGGCAGTGGCGGCAATGCCAGTTACAACTCTGGTGGTGGTGGTGGTGCTGGTGGTGTGGGGGGTAATAGTTCTGGCGCAGGTTCTTCGGGAAATGGTGGTCCTGGTGTGGCAGTTGCGATAACTGGCAGTTCCGTAACATACGCGGGTGGTGGTGGCGGTGGTGCACAAAATCAAGCCGCTGGTACGGGCGGCGCTGGCGGTGGAGGGAATGGTTCAAACAATATGAATCAAGCCGCAAACAATGGAAACGACGGAGGCATAAATACTGGCGGTGGCGGTGGCGGTATGGCTATTAGTATAGGTTATTCTGGTGGCGGTGGTTCGGGTGTTGTAATTCTTCGCTGGTCAACATCTTCTTATGGCTCAGCCACATCAACCACTGGCTCTCCTTCGTACAACAACGGTGCTGGCGGATACCACGTGTACACATTCAACGGCTCAGGCTCAATCACTCTTTAACACCATGTTCTATAATGTAAGTCAAACTGTCACGGGAGCGTAAATAAATGGCACATTTTGCTGAAATCAATTCCGACAATGTGGTGACGCGGGTAATCGTGGTTTCCAACGATTCTTGCGGCGGAGGCGACTACCCAGAGAGCGACCCGATTGGGGCTGCTTTTTGCGCCGACCTGCTCGGCGGCACGTGGAAACAGACTTCGTACAATAATAACTTTCGAGGGCGATACGCGGGAGTCGGCTACACGTTCGACGATGAACTCGACGCTTTCATCGCGCCCAAGCCCTACCCGTCTTGGACGCTGAACGAAGAGACCACCGACTGGGAAGCGCCCGTCGCGCGACCAGCAGAAGGCATGTGGTCTTGGAACGAGGCGAATCAGGAGTGGGAAGAAGTCAAAGAACCGGGGATGTAATTCGTGCCGATAAGTTTTCCAGCATCCCCGACGAACGGACAGAATTACAGCGTCGGATCGCGCACATGGACTTGGAACGGTTCGATTTGGGAGCTCAATGCCGTTGCGATTACTAACGGCTCGGTAGGCACGGCTCAACTTGCCGATAGTGCCGTCACTACGGCGAAGATAGGTGCGGGGTCGGTCACCGCCGCCAAACTCGGAAACGACATTTCGCTCACGCCAGCAGACGGCTCTATTACGACTGCCAAACTTGCATCCAATGCCGTCACACAGGCAAAAATGGCGAGCACGCTTTCCGCCGTAACGATTTGCACTTCTTCCACGCAACCCGCCTCACCTTTCACTGGACAAGTCATTTTTGAGACCAACACCAACACAATGAAAGTGTGGCTCGGTTCTGCTTGGTCTACTGGAACGGTACATGGCACGACATTGTCGGTTGAATATCTCATTGTTGCTGGCGGCGGTGGTGGCGGAAACACGATGGGCGGTGGCGGCGGTGCGGGTGGATTCAGAACTGGAAGTTTTACACTTGCTCAAAATACATACCCAGTTGTCGTTGGCGCTGGCGGGAGTGGGGCGCCAAACAGAAGTACAACTGCTGCGTCTGGGTTTGACTCATCATTGAATAATGTGACATCAACTGGCGGTGGAGGAGGCGCATCTTGGAGTAGTGCATCCGCTGGGAATGGTGGTTCTGGTGGTGGTGGTGTAAATGCCAGGTCGGCAGGCGCAAATGCTCCCGACCAAGGATACAGTGGTGGTAGTTCTGCTAGTAATCAAACTGGCGGCGGTGGTGGTGGTTCTTCCGCCGTCGGCTATAACGGAAGTTCCACTGAGCCAACCTATCCAGGAAGGGGTGGCGCAGGAACATCGTCTTCAATTAATGGTTATTTAATCACGTATGCTGGCGGTGGCGGTGGCGGCGGCGGCGGTCCTGGGGGTTATCCATCGGCTGATAGGCAAGGTGGTTCCGGGGGTGGCGGAAACGGAGGCGATGGTGCCGTTGGTTCAAATGGCACCGCAAATACTGGCGGTGGCGGTGGCGGTGGCGGTTACGGTAGTGGTGACTTTGCTGGAGGTGCGGGCGGCTCTGGCATAGTAATTGTTCGTTATCTCACGTCGTCTGGTTCGGCATTTTCTATTTCTGGTGGCACAGTTACCACTTCTGGAATTTACACAATCAGGACATTCACTGCCAGCGGAACATTAGTGATTTCATAATGCCTATCGATTTCCCGAACTCTCCTACAAACGGTGACATTTTTTATGTCGGCGGAACATTGGTGATTGCGTGATGTCCACCCCGGCAGACTTCCCCGATATTCCGATTGCCGATCAGGAGTACATAGTCGGCGGCAAGACTTGGCGATTTATCAGCAACGCATGGAAACGGTATAGTAACATTGTAAGCGACGGCGGTCGCGCGGATACCGCTTTCAGTGTAACCGACGACGGAGGCAGCGCCAGTGGCTACTAGAAGAATTCTCATACGGCGCGACACCGCCGCCAACTGGACCTCCGCCAATCCCGTGCTAGCACAGGGCGAACTGGGCGGAGAAACCAACACCGGAAAACTGAAGCTCGGCGACGGTTCTACGGCCTGGAACAGTCTCGCCTACTTGGGTGGGGTAACCTCCGTCAACGGACAGACGGGAATGGTCACCGGCGTTGTGACCACTTCGGACACCGGAACGGTAACGAGCGCGATGCTCGCCGACGGAACCATAACGAACGCCGACATCAACGCCTCGGCGGGAATCGCATTGTCGAAATTGGCCTCCGGAACGAGCGCGCAAATGATGGTCGTCAACTCGAGCGGCGTTCCGACGTATAGGACGATTTCCGGAGACATAACCATTTCCGACACCGGAGTCGCAACATTGGCCGCCAACTCCGTAGTCATGGGTTCGGACACTTCGGGATCGTACGTCGCAAACCTCGTAGCCGGAACGGGCGTTACGCTTTCCAACAACACCGGTAGCGGTGCCACTCCGACGGTGGCCATAGGCCAGGCCGTGGGAACGACGAGCGAGGTTACGTTCGCCGGAATCAAGTCGACCTCCGTCATCGAGCCACTTACCATTTCCGCTACGGCGGCGACCGGAACGATAATCGTAGACGCCGCCAACGGAACTACCTACTACACCACCAATGCCAGCGCGAACTGGGTGGTCAATCTCAGATGGAACTCCGGCACGACGCTTGATTCGAAACTCGCCACTGGGGAAATGACGACGACGTCGTTCCTGGCGAAACAGGGCGGAACCGCCTACTACCCGACGTCCATCCAAGTCAACGGAACGACCTCCGGCGTAACCGCGAGGTGGCAGGGCTCCACCGGGGCCCCCACGTCCGGCAATGCAAACTCCATAGACATGTACACGTTCACCGTCGTAAAGACGGCTAGCGCGACCTTCGAGGTCTTCGCGGCGCAGACGCGGTTTGCGTAAAGTGATCACTCGGGAGCAACAATCGTGCCATTCATGAACAAAATAGGCGGCGGTTCGGCGCGTAGATTCGGACTCAGCAGAAGGTCGCAATTTTATTCGTGCGTTACGCACACCGCCGTCACGACCCTGAATCCCGCCGACAACAAGTGTTATTACCCCGCGAACTACGCAGCCACCGGCACAACCGCTCCGCAACAGCAAGGCCCGGGTTGCTATAGCGGTGGCGGCACTTGGGGTTCCGAGCCAAATGCGGGATGCTGTTCTTGTTCTGGATGTCCTTATTCGGAATGCATCGGATGTTTCGGCGTTTCTTGTTATTGTTACACCTCGAACTGGACGTTTCTTGGTACCGTTGGCGGAAGTTGCTACGCGCCGTACTACATAACGGTGAACGTCACCACCTATTCGTGTCCGGTGAACAACGGGATAGCGACGCTAAGCGGAACCACTTGCGTTTATCCGGCAACGTACAACGCGACCTTGATGGGATAGGAGTAAAATGACATGTCGGACGATTCATTGAGCTATTCGGCTGGTGGCAATTTTGCCAACATGACCGACGAAGAAAAACAGCAATTCTTTGCAAACATAGCACTCTCGAGCCCGACCCTGACGCCGGAAGCTTACGAATTCTTTGCTTTCGTGGTGAATGGCAAAGTCGAGGCGATATTTATTGCCACCAAACAGACAATGCAGAACTACATTGATGCTTTGTCGTCAAATCCAATCATCGTCAAGTTGAGTACTGCTCAAAAAAACGTCGTCGAAATGGGATGGGACTACGACGAGCAATCCGGTAATTTTTCGCAACCCGAATAGGCACTTGCATTTAGTCCAACACTTTCGTAGTAGGCTCTCCGGAGACAGGAAGGACAAATCAATGTCGTTTGAAATCAAGGCTACGGACATGGGTCCGATAATCGTCGTCGGCGAACAATTCATAACGCTAGCCAGCGATGATGCGTTACTCGAACTATGTCACGACGATCCGACAAAGTTCGACGCGATTCATAATCACATACAGGAGGAATTGCGTGATGCGTTCAACGTATACATGGATGCGATCGCATCGGAAATCAACCCACCCACGGGGAAGATGTACGCGTACATGGCCGCATTCCATCAATTTTGGATGTTCAGGCACATCAAGTTTGCCCAGTACTTAATGGCCCTCGAGAACGCGGAGCAAGAATGACCCCCGAAAGCAAAACAATTTCGTACTACGAAGAGCGACTCAATATTTGTAGAGAGTGTCCGAGGCTGTTCAAGCCGACGATGCAGTGCAAGGAGTGCGGTTGCTTCATGCGCATAAAAACTCGCCTCAAATCCGCTTCGTGCCCGATAGGGAAATGGTGAACAGGAACAAATGGTCGGAGACCGTAAATCGGAAACGATAATTTATTGGGCCGCGGCGCAGTCCAACAGCGAGACGTACGACCTAAATCACTTGTACCTAGGCGTAAAATCGCTCTATGAAGAGGTAACCGTAGACAAAGTACCGCTCAAGGACAGTTTAAGCGACTTCCTTAGGTGTCCTGCGTTTTCCGACCTAGCCAAAAACACATTCGTTCACAGGGCGCCGGTGGCGACGAACGCAAAACTTGATTTCGCAAGAAAACGCGTCAATCACGTCGTCGATAGTCATCTCGACACGATGACCCACAAGGTCAAGCTCGAGTTCATGAGAGAACCATCGCTAAGGAACCGCAACCTAATTCAATATACGTGGCCGATCATCTTTTTTTCGGAACAGGATAGCCTAATGGCAACAATGACGCCACCGTACTTTGAACGAACGATAAGCAGTCAATACGGCGTGGTGGTTCCCGGCAGATTTGACATAGGAAAATGGTTCAGGCCGATGAACATGGAATTTCAACTATGGGAGGGGGTAAGCGAGATACAGGTAGCCGCCGGTGAGGCGCTTTGTTACGTCCACTTCGACACGGACAAAAAAATAATTTTCAAAAAATTCATCATGACCAAGGAGATGGACAGGTTGTTAATATCCATACTCAGGGCCACCCCCTTCAGAAGGTTCGCCAGGCTCTCCGATAGATACAGGATATTCGAGCAATCCCAGTCCAAGAAAAGGGTTTTGAAACTGATCCAGAAACAGCTAATTTAAGGTTTTGGCAGACGATTGTCTCCAGTCAACGTCGTATATGTTCTATAATGTAGGTCAAACCGTCAGGGCAATCCAAAAGGTGTAACAATGGCTCATTTCGCCCAAATCAACGACAGCAACGTCGTTACTCAGGTAATCGTCGTCTCCAACGACAGTTGCGGAGGCGGCGACTATCCCGAAAGCGACCCGATTGGCGCCGCTTTCTGCACCGATTTGCTCGGCGGCACGTGGAAGCAAACCTCGTACAACGGCAACTTCCGAGGACGATACGCGGGCATCGGCTACACGTTCAACGAGGAACTCGACGCTTTCATCGCGCCCAAGCCCTACCCATCCTGGACGCTGAACGAAGAGACCACCGACTGGGAAGCGCCAGTCGCACGACCCGCAGAAGGCATGTGGACTTGGAACGAGGCGAATCAGGAGTGGGACGAAATCGCGGCACCAGGGGCGTAGTTCGCGCCTATTCCACGTAGAGGAAGGTGAACAATGCCAATCAACTTCCCCGACTCTCCATCCGTAAACGACCTCCACAACTCGTCGGGTAAGACGTGGCAATGGAACGGCACCACTTGGACCTTGTTAAACATCTCCCCTCCGAGCTCGATCGTTGCCGAAAATATCGCATCTAGCGCTATCACCGCCGCCAAAATCGCGTCCAATGCCGTCACGGAAGCCAAAATAAACGACGGCGCCGTCACGCAGAACAAACTCGCATCAGGTTTGTCTGGTATTACAGTTACGACTACCGCACTGAGAGATTCGGTCATCACCAGTCCGTTCAACGGTCAATTCGCGTTCATGACCGACACGCAGGCGCTCCAAAGATGGAACGGGTCGTCGTGGGTTTCGGCAATCACCACCGTTCCAACTGCAGCTCCGACAAGTCTCGCATTGGTTTCTGCAACAACCACTACAGCTACCATTTCTTTTAACCCTGGTGCCGACGGCGGGTCCGCCATAACGAATTATCAGTACGCTCTCTCTACCAATGGTGGTTCTACTTTCGGTGAATACACCGCGCTATCACCAGCAGACGGAACAAGTCCAATAACGATTGCGGGTTTAATCAGCGGTGTGTCATATCAAGTCAAATTAAAAGCAGTAAACGCTTTGGGGACTGGGTCAAGCGAATCCTCTGCATTTTCTTTTGCGACACCACTTGAAGCACAGGTATTGGTGGTTGGTGGCGGTGGCTCAGGAGGAGTGTACGGCGGAGGCGGTGGAGGTGGAGGAGTCGCTTACGCTTCAGCAATTACGGTTACGAGAGCAAGCACCTACACGATAACAATTGGTGGCGGCTCTGCAGGAAAAGCGCCAAACACAACGGCATTAACTGGGTCTCCGTCTTCTGCGTTCGGACAAACTTGCGGCGGCGGTGGTGATGCTGGAAGGTACAACAACTATGCCGCTGGCGGCGGAGTAAACAACGGAGGTGCTGGGGCGTACCAAAATTCCGCTACGGCAAACGGAACGGCGCCAACCGCCGCGTCTGGATTTGTTGTCTATGGTGGATACGCAGGCGGTGCTGGAAACTTTACTGGGGCTGATTATCCAGGTGGCGGTGGTGGTGGAGCGGGGGGAAATGGTGGAAATTCGCCAAACACATCAACGGCAGGAGCGGGAGCAAACGGTATACAAAATTCAATAACTGGAACTAATTTATATTGGGCTGCTGGTGGCGGAGGAGGCAAGTTTTCCTTGAGCGAGGGAACTGGCGGTAGTGGAGGTCTTGGCGGTGGCGGTGGTGGTGGAGATGATGGTTTAGGTGGTGGTTCTGCCTTAAACGCTGGCGCTAACGCCAACACCTCTACGGGCACTGGTGGTGCTGGAGGACAAAACACTGGTTCCGGTGGAGGGGGAACAACATGGACTAATCAACAATTTAGCGGTCTTGGTGGCAACGGCGGCTCTGGAGTGGTAATTATCAGGCATTCTTCCGAAGTAACTGCATCTGCCACGACTGGTTCCCCAACCGTTACAACCAGCGGCGGCTACAGGATTTACACTTTCACTGGCTCTGGTTCGATTACGTGGTGATGTATGCCGATTGATTTCCCAAACTCTCCTACCGTCGGTCAAACCTACACTTTCGGAACCAGAACATGGACTTGGAGCGGTTCGTTCTGGGAGATTGACGCCTCATCGGGAACGATAGTCATCGAGGGCTACACGATAGCCAACGGAGAAATAACCACCGAAAAACTCGCAAATGGCGCCGTTACCAGTGCAAAACTTACAGATACTGACGTTTTGCCTGGCACGTACATCAATTCGAGCATCACGGTGGATGCAAAGGGCAGAATCACGTCTGCTTCGTCGGGTTCGCTTGGTTCGTATGCGACTCTCGCCTCCCCGACTTTTACTGGCGACGTCACGATGCCGGAGACTACTACGGTAGGAAACGTTTCATCGACCGAACTCGGATACCTGAATGGCGTCACATCCCCCATTCAGACGCAATTCAATAGCAAGGTAGAAAAGTCCTCCCTTCCCGTTTCCGTGACCGATCACGGGGCGGTGGGTGACGGCACCACCGACAACACGAGCGCATTCTCGGCCGCCGCGCAGGCGAGAACCGGCAACGTCACTTTTACCGACAGTGGAATACTCAGGGCGAATTCCGTTTTCGTAACGATTCCCGACGGAAACTACCTGTTGTCAAGCAGAGTCGACACCGGAGGCAGGGACGTCGTGTGGGTGCTTGATAGGGGGGCAAGGATAATAAACACCCAACATTTGAACGGCGAACTATTGAGGCAAAGCCAGAGAATAATGCAGGTTCCGTTCGGAAACGAGGACAATGCCACCGGGTTCGCCGTCAGGTTGTATCCGAGCGGCTTCGATTTCAACGACGCAGCCGAAGTTCTCGGAGTTCAAAACGAGTCCGACATATCCATCTACACCGATAGAGACGCAGTTTCAGTATTCGCCGACGTATACGCACCGCCGCCGACCTTGACTCTCGCTGGGGCGACGTATACGGCGACCACCGTCGTGCCGGCTTCGCCAATATCGGCGAACGACGTCAAACTTCTGCGCAAGGGAATGCTCATAGACACCGCCCACAGTCCGACAAAATACAGCGGATTCGTGACGGATTGGAATGCCAATGGAACGAGCATCACCGTGGAGGGTTGGTATCTGGCGAACGG